TATATCCAACAAGTTTATCTTGAAGAATCGGCATAAATATATATGACTGATCTTCGCCAAACACTTGCATACCTGTTTTGGTCTTATCTAAATATTCAGTACCAGTTCGTGTATCTGTAGCAACAGTAGATAAACCACCTTTGCCATAACGGAATACCTTATCAAGTGTGATAGTGGGAATGTTCTCGCATTTTAATAAATCATAAAGTACATTGCCAGCACCAACAGAAGGAATCTGTGCGTCATCACCAATAAGGAGTAATTTTGTTTTTTCAAAATCTATTGCTTCAAGCAATTTTCTAAATAAGAAAATGTCTACCATTGAAAACTCATCCACAATTACTACATCATATGGTAATTTATTCTCTTCATTAAATCCCCAATCAGCAGGTGGCATATACATAAGACCTCTATGAATTGTCATAGCATTTTCATTTGTAAAGCCTGACAATACCTTCGCTGCTCTACCAGTTGGTGCTAAAAGCAAATGTCTTTTGCCATAAGCATTTAACATATTAACAAATGCCTGTGTACTTGAAGATTTACCGCTACCGCCATATCCAACAAGAAGAACAATGTTATTTTCACACATATATTGTGATGTTTTACACTGATTCTCAGTTAATTTAAAACCATCAAGTTCCTGAAACTTTGAACAATCACACTCCCATTTTGTATGTATCTGCAATCCCTCTTTTATTCTCTCTGCTATATATTTCTCTGTTTCATATGTTTCTTTCTTACATACACTTAATAATTCTCTATCGAATATTACATCATTATCACCTTTAAGAATAAGTGGCAAGTTGCTTTTTGCTTCTGGCACTAATACATCAAACTGTTTTTTCAAATCACAAACATGTATATATGTATTACCATTATTTTCATTCTCATCAAGTAGATAATCTACACAAGCTTTCGCTCTCTGATATGATGTTATAAGATCAAATCCAAAGAACAAAACTGGCTTTTTCCCTTTCTTCTGACATTCTTTGCCATCCTTATCTAATGTCAACAATAGGGAATCAGCAGTTTTAAAACCAATCCCTCCTAACCTACAAAGACACTGATATGGTTCTTCTCTAATAACTTCCTTGATTTTGTCAACAGAAGTATATTTGTCATACAGTTTTTTTACTGTTGAAAGATTAAATAATCCTCTGAATTCTTCTACAATCTCAGCTAATTTGAAATTCTCTATGACTTTATTCTTAATAACATTGAATGTATAATCTTTAATACCTTTTGTTCTTGATAAATCAATGCCATCTAATCTGTTATTCATTATTCTATCTACGATGTCTGGATATGCTTCTAATAACACATCTGTCTGATTTGGTGTAAGAATTTCATATAAGAAATTTCGTGTCGCAGCTAATGTAGTAGGTTTCTCTCTTTTAATATTGATTACATCGTATCCGACTCCATGAGAATCGGATACCTCCTTTGCTTTTACAATGTAATCAACTCCAAGATTGAGTTCTGAAATATTACCTTTAATAGTTGCTGTGCCATATTTGCCAATCTGTACATCAGGATATTCAAATGAATTAACAGAAACGCCATATATTTTGAAGTCAGTAGAATTATATACAAGTCTTTCAGGTACACATTTAAACTCAGTTATTTTATCCAACTTTACATCTCCTTCTAATATACGTCCCACTTCTTTACTATTCTCTCTTTTTCATCTGTTTTAATCCAATCGCCACCAACCTTTTTCATTTTATTTCTCTCACCAAATTCTTTTACATTGATGACATTTCCTGCTATAAATGGGGATTCAATGAATGACTTTCTAGAAGTGATTTTTGTTTTAAGATATTCACCATCTCTCATGTTATAAAGCATAAGATACGGTTTTGTTTTATCCTTATAGAACTTACACTCAAGAACATAATACATGTCTTTTGGTGCTTTTGGATTTTTGTACATTATATTTCCAAGATATTCTTGCTCATATACAATCTGTTCTTTTATTGATAATGGTTTATTCTCTAAACCGCTTATCATAAGTTTGATAAGTTTGTCTTTATCAACATTGCTATACTGTTTAGGTGTCTCTTTCTCTGCACATTTTCTTACATCTTCTTCTCTAATGTTCAGTGATGCAATTTTATCTTTTTTCAATGTCTTGCATTTTCCTAACAAATTGTACATATCAATAATTGATAGCAAATATTTATTCTTGCCAAACTCAGAAAAGAAATTTAGTGTTGTAAGAATATGTAATTGTCTATCATCCACAGATGTTTTTGATATAATATCAGAAAGTAAATCGACAAAATTATCATAATGATTTTTAGACAATTCATATAATTCGTCTGCGATCTGATCATTACAATATTTTATAGAAGAAATTCCTTGATAAATGGCATTTTCGTCTTTATCCATGAAATACTGTGCTTTAGATTTACCGAATTTTATTCCTTTAATCTCTATACCTTGTGATTTGATATATTCTTTAATGTTTGACATCTTTTCATTATTGTCTACATAAACATTTAATGCTGATGTTAATAGCTCAATCTTATGGTAATACCTTAACCATCCAATAAATAGACCTATCATACTATATGGAACGGAATGATTTCGTGAAAATAAATAATTAGATGCATCTTCAATTACTACCAAGAATGATTTTATAGCCTCTCTTGCTTCAGCTTCGGTCATTCCATACTTCTCTTGTGCAATTGCAATAAATCCTGGAATATATCTATCATCTTTATTACCATGAATGTCTACCATATATCCACCATTTTCAATGATAGGTATATCTGCTTCAGTACCTGTTTTTTTAGCAAAATGTCTACGGACAATATCTGCTTGCCCCATAGTAAATCCACAGAAGTCATGTAAGAAATCAATAATCTGTTCCTGATATACTAAATAACCAAGCGTAGGTTTCAAGAAATTATTAAGTGCTTCGTTGCCATTATCTTTGTAAATACCATTGAATAACTGTTCTCTATAAGATTCACCTGCTGGTCTAATAGCACCACTGACCATAGCCATGACATCAAGATATGAGATGTTATCATTCTGTGCTTTAATATTATCCAAGGTTTCTTTACTAAGTGTTCTTTTTAATGAATCGCTTGCAAAACCACTTTCAAACTGGAATATTAAGGTTGTATCTTCTGCTATTGAGTTAATAACATTTTCATCCGAGAAATTAACTTTATCAGGTGTTAAATAGTTTATACCTGCAAGTTTGCAAGCACCATCAATTAATCCAACAGCATTTAATCCTAACAAATCTAACTTTACATAATTTAAAGAATCAATTTCGTGCATGTCTATTTGACTTACAGGACGTGGATCTGATGTAATAGACAATGTTCCAAAATCATATCTTATATCTGTAGGACTACAAACAATTCCTGCTGCATGTCTGCCAAGTGATGTAATTGTTCCAATTACCATATCAATATATTTAAACATTTCTGGATATTGTTCTCTGATTTCTTCTGGCATATAATCCTTGCCTTTATCATCAGTTTCTACCATATTTGATAATTCCTGAGTTTGATCAGGAGTCATCCCATATGCTCTACCGACATCTTTTATCGCTGCTTTTAACTGAATTGTATTAAAAGTAATAATGTTGCAACAATACAAACCTTCCTTATTAAATAAATACTCACGCACTTTATATCTATCTTCTGCGTAGATATCAGTATCTACATCAGCCAATGACATTCTTTCGGGATTCATAAATCGTGAGAAGTTAAGCTTATATTTAACTGAATCAACATCGGTACATTTAATCAAATATGCAATCTCGCTACCAGACACAGAACCTCTTGAACATCCATAATGCATATTATTTTTCAGCAACCAATTCTTGTAATCTGAATCAAGTAACATAAAATCAATAGCGTCATTATGTTTATATGTTTCTAACTCCTCCTGTATCCTTGGAATATATTCTGTTTTATAATTTGGGAGTTTGCTTATCCCACGTTCTTTTACGCCTTGAACTATTCGTGCCTTAAATTCTTTCTCAGCATCAGGATATAATCTTGGATATTTATTACTATAATCCAATTCATATGATTCAATATTATCTGCAAATCTATTCGTTTCTTCGATTGCATCAAGATAAATTGATTTGGGTAATGCATTCTGCAATTCAAAGGCAGTAACCATATCATCATAAGATTTCCATGATAAATCACACGCATCCTCATCATGGAAATTAACATTTTTTGATTTCTGCTTTGATCTCTGCATTACTGCTCTACCCATCATATAATCCTTATCAATAGCATGTACATCGCTTGTAGCAATAAGTTTCATTCCATATTTCTGAGCAATTCTATACAAATACTGATTGTAATAAATCTGAACGTCAAAATTATGTGGCTGTATTTCCAACCAACATCTATGCTTATTTTTAATAAGGAATTTCAGAAATCTTTCCTGTACTTCTTTCGTTCCTTTGCATAACATACCTGCAACACAAGCTGTTAATACTAAAATATTATCTGATGTATTCTCAAGTTCCTCTAAAGTAATTCGTGGATTATAATAAAAATGACCATCATTACGATTAAATGAATCAGAAGAAAGTTTGTTAAGTTCTAATACCCCATTATAATTCTTTGCGTATAAGCAACAATGATAATTATCTCTTTGCAGATTATCCATATCAATTTTTTCTGTTACATAGAATTCTTCTGCATTAATATATTTTAACCCAGCCTTTTCACATGCCTGTCTTTTTGCAACATTATGAAGGACTGCGCCATGCTCTGTAAAAGCAATGGCTTTCATTCCTTCTTCTTTTGCTTTATCAATATAAGCTTGAAAAGGTGTGATTGAGTCAATTTCAAGACCGCTATATGGGTTAGAATCCATACTATGTAAATGTAATACTGTTAAATTGCTCAACTTCTCACCTACCTATATCTATAAACTATTCACAAATGCCAATAAATCATCTTCGTCTGCATCAGAATCAGATTCAGTTTCTTCTTTGAACAATTCCTTCTCTTTCAAATACTGGTCATATGGTTTATGCAACGACCTAGAATATCCTGAGAGGGTTGCCAATCTAAATTCATCGGCATCTGTCACTTCTTGCCAAAAGATATTTTCATCTTCACTATTCTTATATTCTCTCTCTTTAGAATTAATTTCTTCGACTGTATTGATAATGTCTTCTTTTAAATCGTTAATCTTTTCTTCTGTTAGAGGTACTTGTACATAACAATCATGGATTTCAAATTTTTCTCTAACCTCATCTGGTAAGCAATCAATATTGTTGTTTAACACCATCTCATCAACATATTTATCAATATCATCTTCATATCCGAAATTTTTCAGCCACATCTTTGCCGTATTAATAAGGCTTCCCCCTATAGAATTTCTTTCTATATATCTATCTTTTTTCTTACCATTTTTCTGTTCAATAGTAACTGTGACATATTTTAAGAAATTCCATTCGCATACAATATCTTCCAATGGAATATTTAATGCTTGTCTAATACCTTCAGCATAAATAACCAACTGACCACATTCAGCGTCAATTTTTGCGCCTTGATAACGTGTAGATGTCTTCCAATCTACAATATGTACACGTTTTTTCTCATTGCCATTTTCGTCTTTATATGACTCGACATAAAGCATATCAATATATCCTTGCATATAAATATCATCAGAAATTTTAATCGTAATAAAATGCTCAACTTTATGTGGAAAAGTAATCAGATTATGATTTTTAAAGAAATGTCTAATGCAATTTTCATATCTATTTGCTATTGCATCATTTTTATCAGAATCACTGCGATTGTATTTGAGTTCTGCACAATTCATTGTAAATAAGCTATCTTCATATAAATCTGGCATATCCTCATATTTAATTTTGCCAGTATATAGCTGCTCAATAATATCATGTACATTACCACCAGATACACAATAAATACTATTTGTTCTATCTTCTTTCTTGTGTAGGATGTATTTCAAAAAATATTCCCATCTATCTTGTTTGTAACAATGATACCTTGACCATGACCATAATGTATCAACACCAAATTTGTTACAAATTTCTGTTAATTCTTTACTTGTCTTTCTTGCCAATCTCTTAACTTTCTCCTTTCTGACTCATCATATAAAACACGATGCTTGAGAAGGAAGTTGTATACTTTATTTGGCATATCAGCAGGACTGTCTTTGCTACCTTTCTTAATCAAATCCCAACGATCATATATGTAACTTACTTTTCTAATAGGATAAAATTTATCACATTCCTGCCTAATATGGTTTATATCAATTCCTTCATCTAAAGCCACTACAATTTCTACATTTAAACTAATCAGTATCCTAACTTGTTCTTCTGTAAGCTCACAATTTCCTATTGCAACAGCCGTACCATCTTTTCGTGAATACCTTTTAAGCACCGATTTCTGCGCTTCCAAAACGACTGTATAACCAGCCTCTTGAATTGTTTGATAATTCTCATTTAACCCATATACATTTATTCCTTTTGGATATGATTTGGATAACTTAAAAAACTTCGGAATATCAAACATCTCATAGTTTGGTACAGTAGTTCTCCCACTGATACCTATATATTCATTGTCATCTCCATCCCATTTTCGTTCAGGAATGACAATTCGTTTTCTATCATATGAATATCCAATGTTAAATCTTTTACATGCAAAAGGCATAACACCTTCACGAACCCAATCAATATATGGTAAATCAGTATATTCTTTCATACATGAATCATCATACACTGGAACATCTTTATCTATAGTGTATCTTTGGCGTTTCACTTTTTTGAAGATTGCTAATGGATCTTTCTTATTATCTTTGTTGTCACCCTTGCTATATGAATATTTCAAACCTAAAATATTGTGGAGATATTTATTCGCTTTCCCAAAAGATATACCTTTTATTGTCATAACCAATGTAAAAATATCTCCACGTTTATTTTCTTCCGAACTTCTAATCGCCACTGATAATGTATCTTTCTTTACACATATAGCAGTTTTATTATTGCCTTGTGGCAAGGCGGCTCTCCATTCAGTAGGATATTCGTGTAGTCCATGACATTCCAACGATAATAAAATCTGTTCTATACAATTATTCTCTATAATGTATTCTTTTAGTTCATCTGCATTAATACACGCTCACCGCCTCCATCACAAATTTATGAAACATTCTTCTTATATTCCCATATATAACCACCAACAGTCTTTCTTTTATGTTGACAACACTTAGTAATACTTCCACGATCCAAGCCAAGTTCTATTGCTGCATCTTTTGTTGATGGGAATATTTTTATAATTTCATTTGTATCTTTATTGATTTGAACAATAGGTTTCTTATTCTTTTCCGCTGTTTTCATTATTGAATCCGTTGATGGCTTATACCAACTTCTACTATCAAGAAGTTTTTTAATACTTTCTTGTGTATGATGTTTCCCATAAAAAGGATTATCTTTTCCTACGCATTTTCCTGTCCTTGAAGCACTAATTTTCTGTAATGTTTCTTCTGTATGTTTTTTACCATACATATGGTTATTCTCTCCTTGAATGTCTTTCGAATGTTGTTCACACCATTCTTTTGTATGCTTTACACCTGCAACACCATCGCCACCAATTGTAATATTGTATCCAAATTCTCTATTGTTAGATTTTAATTTTTGTATCAATAACTTTTCAAAATTATTAGCTTCTTCTTTTGTTAAATTACTTGCAACAACTTCATGATAGATGTTATCCCATCCATATTTCTGAATTGCATTATAGAAATATTTCTGAGAATAATATCCAAATCCATTTCGCCATCTTTCACAAGGTTCTTTACTAGTAATTCCAACATAATATTTGTTGCTTGGTGTAATATGTATATAAACGCTCCATGCCATATTAATCACCAATCCTGTACAATATTGCAAATACCAAGATCTTTATTTGTATTTGTACTAAAATCAAATTCACTTATAATTTGGAAAGCATCGGTTTGACCAAACCTATTTTTAGGAATAAAAGTAATCATATAATGTTTATCTGGTTTTAACTTAAATGGAATTTTACTTTTACCATTAACTCCATCAAATCTATAACCCACAATCTCATGTTTGCCACCCTCGAATTCATCTTCAAAAGGTCTACGGATCATCAGATTTACACTCATAACATCTACAATACTTTTACCAAGACCAATTTCATTATTTGTTAAATATCTCATTTTGATACTAGCCTTACCAAGCTGATAAGTTACGAATAGCCCAACATTTTTTGCTGTTGGCTTTACAACGTCATATAGCTTAACCATATCTCGTGTCATTGACTTATATATCTCATCAGTCTTTGCATCAAAACTTTCTTTTAAAGTATCAAGAACAAAATATCTAACACCTAGACTTGCATATTTTTTTATCAATTTAATTACAATATTTACTGAATATCTCTCAAGAGGAACTATTGTAATATTTTGTTTCTCTTTTTTGTCTTCAATCCATTCAGCAACTTTTCTGAGCTGTCCCATTGTCTCTTCATCAAATTTACCATCACGCAATTTGTACTTTGGTAAATCGAATTTAAAGACATTATTAGCAACCCATATAACTAATTCTCTTTGAACTTTTGTCTGATCTTCCTCATTGATAAAAAATACAACCTTTTCATCATAATGAAGAATTGATGGAATAATATAATTCATAGCAGTTGTAGATTTACCAACACCTGAATTAGCACCAAGACCATAAATATTCCCATCACAATTGAATCCACCTATTTCCTTATTGAGAATGTCACAATTATGTAATGGTAATCCAACGCTTTTGCCTGAATTCAAATCGTCAATAAACTGATTAATTCCTTCGCAAGCATTGTAGGATTCAACGTCTCTTGCAGCATTTACAAAAATGTGATTTATCATTGCTTCATATTCTTCATAAATTTCATCCAATGACATATCACAAAATTCATTAATACGATTGCATACAGGGAAGTTGTTTTTTAACATAACCAGGACAGTTTTCCATTTGTAAAGCTCTTTTACATACCCATCCATATTACTGACATTGACATATTCTTTTGCTTTGTCAATTGTCTCATAACCACCGTAGTCGTCATATTCCTTCTTTAGTTTTGGATGTTTTTCAAGATATAAACCAACAGTCATATCATCTAAAACAGACTTTTTCTCAACAACCAATAAATCACTAGCGATTTGCCAATAAACACGCCACGTATTTTCACTAAAATCTTCTAATTCCAGTGTATAATCAAAAAATAATTCGGGCTGTTTATATAGAATCGCTACTATATTAGCCTCTGCTATTACTTTATATTCTTTGATTTGCTTTGCTGCTTTTAATACTTCTTCTTGATAAGGCGTTAATTTTTTATTCTCTTTTTTTGTAGTAGCCAATTAATACCTCCTCAGAAAAGTTTTTTCATTCTATCGCTTGTTTCTTTCGTCTTTTTCACATAGCTTGCACTATCATGGTTCTGATTTTCATATTCTACATTTTCAGCTTTTGTTTTTGCTTTTTCTGCTCTCTGCAATCTCAAATATACATCGTTGATTTCAGGTTCAATCATTTTCATAATAAGATTGATTTTATGTTTTTCATCTTTAATTTTCTTTTCATTCTCATGTAAATATGTAACAATTTTTCTCTTACACAACTTAAAAGTACATAAAATTGTGTAATCATCATAATTAGCTTTTGCTTCATGATTATTATTCGCTATATGTTCGCCACGTTTAATACCTTGTAACTTTAATGCAAGATACTGTGGAAATTTCATATTATCATCGTATTCAAGAATCTCTTTTTTTACATACTCACATAGTTCAATCCACTGCTCATTATCTTTCTTTTTTACATTTCTCATTTACCAAATCATCCTTCCTTAAAAACTCCAACAGGCAATTAACCTGTCGGAGCATAATTTTAATTAGGCTAACTGTAACTTGGCAAAATCAATTAACTCTGTAAGTGTATCTGGTAACTGAAGCTCAAGATTTTTTAATGATACATTCTTTTCTTTCATTAGCTTATTAACAGCAAGAAGTGCATCCTTATTATCCTTTAGAGACTTTAAAACTTCCTTAAACTCAGTAGCAAGTTCTTCAACTTTATCAGCCTTGTCTTCCATAGATTCTGTAGAAGCTTTAATATCATTCTTGTATGAAGTCTGATTCGTCTCTAATTTACTTCTTCCTTCAAAATAATCCTTCCAAATATCATAGCAAGGATTCTCAATAATATCTCCGCACTTAGTTACTTTGGTTCTATCCTTTAACACCTTGGCATAATAATGTGTTCCATCTGCTTCTTCTTTCGTAAAGAATTCCAGAACTGTATCATAATCGAATCCAACACTCTTATGCATATCTGGCTTGATTCCAATGATTTTTTCACCAGAATCGTCTCTCTTATCTGTTCCCTGTGCAACGGAAATAATGTGAATTCCTCTTGTTGATAAATCAATTTTTAGCTGCTGTAATTTTAAATTGAGAATTTTGATACGTCCCCATGAACGCTGGCTAATGTTTGCATCGTCAACATTGCCACCTTTCTTTCTTGCTCTCTTCTCTTCAACTTCCTGCGCACCAACCTGCATTGTTCCATAAAATTTTGTTTCTGAATCAATACTCAAAGTTTCAATCTTTTTATCATATTCGCCATCAAGAAAATCATCTAAGTCAGACTCTAATTCATCTAAATCGGATGTATTATCAACTAGGATGAGATTGTTATATGTATTACCATTATTAAGCGTAATGTCTCTTCCCTCATAATGTGCAACACCTGCCTCCGAGTCAATACATGCTACCTTTGGAAATGTAAGCTGAAACGTTGACTTTCCTGATCCTGATTCACCATATACTAAAAATTTCCCACCAATTTTTGCTGCCTTTGCATCTCTAAACGACATTTTTTATCCTCCTAAAATTTCATAAATTATATTTTTTTGATAAATTGCTTACCCTATATTAAACAGGGTAAGCGTATTTTTTAGTTCATGCCTTCAAGCATTGCAAGAAGGTCATCATCTTCTGACGAAGTTTCCTCGCTCTCTGAATCTGTATCATCATCTGAACTTGGTTCTGCACCAGCATCAAGTAATGCCTGCTCGTAGAAATAAAGGTCATCCTCATCATATTTGCCATCTTCAAATGCTACAGTAGGCTTTCTATCGTCACCAGTTCCAACATATGTAATGTCAGGCTTTACAACAATCATTCTTCTCTCACGACTGCCATTACCCACTGCAATCTTCTTCTCTGCCTCCTCTTCTGAATACAGTCCCATTTCAATAAGTTCTTTAATATCATCAGGAATATCATCTTCTGTAATATTTACAGTAGAACCGCCCTCTACTAAATTACCTGTAACTGTAATCTCAGTAATCTTTCCCTTCTTAGGCTTAAAAAATTTCTGAAGCATCTTTGCCGTAATCTCTGGATTCTCATTGATAGCGACTTCAAATGTTTTAGGGTATGTAACATTCTTTTTAACTTCAATCTTCTCTCCGTCAATCTTAGGCTTTCCAACATAGTCAACAACATATGCTGCCAGTTCCATAGTACCCTTATCATCATTTTTCTTTCCGATGCTCTTTGAATCAACAAGAATTGTCTGTGAGAATGTTGCCTTGAAATCTGCCTCATCGTCAATTTTTGAAAGTACAATAGATGTAATCTCCTTCTTTGTGGAAACATTACCTTCATACTCGCTATAACCGATTGTACCCTTTACATTTACAATCATTCCATCTTCAAGATGCTCATTCAGATACTCTACTGCATCATAAGCTGTGAGGAACTTCTTATATACAGTCTTATCCTTTACATCTTTCTCAACACCAACTGTTAAGAATGAAGAATCTGAAATGCTATCATATAGGGACTCATCAAGACGATCCTCCCATGCAATCTCTACTGACGTACTCTTCCCTGCATCGTCCTTCTCATCCTTGCTGTAAGCACGAATTACATTATCCTTGTCAGGGAAGAAACCACTTCTCATCTCTGCATATACTGTATTGCCGTTTCCACAATCAACACCTACATACATACTGTTATCTGTCCAACCAGAATCATAACTATTGTCAAGATTGAATGTCTTGTCTGTTACTTTTACACGACCAATAAGATTGAATACTGCCTTACCTTTTTTTAATGCTTTTCTTTCCTTTGTCTTTGCCAAATTACTTGTCCTCCTTAAAATTAAAAAAAATATATAAATATTGTTAATAAAACAATCTATCTAAACGCCCAAATGGACGGAACACAGAAAATAAATTTATATTAAAATCTATCTTCAACAGTGATTTTTGAGTATACAAACCCAAGGGTATGCTGTTTAACCACCCATACAAATGCTTTCCGCATTTATTTATTTTCTTGTTTTGTCTCGATTTATATATAATTTTCGTGACATTTTGTTTTTGGAATTTTTTGAACTGAATCGTTCAAGACTGATTAGATATTTTAATTACTTTTTACTTGCTTCCCATAAACATTCCAATATATTAGTTTTGTTTTTATCTTGAAATTTATAGTCCATTTCATAATCTGTAAAACTAATTGTTGCCTTTTTCTTATGTTCAATTTTTCCAGTTATAGAGTTCCATTCATCCCAACAATTAATTTCCATCTTTGCATCATTTAAATTTGAAATATCAATTCCGATATTTATACTTTCTGATTTGTCTTTAATAGTGCCTTTTGCATCTATATGTATATTCTCTAATTTATCAAGAATAATATCTGATAAATTTATAAGATTCTTTATCTTTCTCACCTCCTCGAAATCCACAGGAAACAGCGATTTATTTATTTGCTGTACAAACCAATCTGTTTCATCTTTTTAAGAAATAACTTCATCTCATATCCCGTAAGACCAACACATATATTCCCAACCTTCTTTTCATCCATCAAATCTGGATCATAAGACTGTAAAATGTGTTTACCAGAACTTTTATGTAGAATACAAACTTTATGAATATACTCGTATGTATCAGTTGCATTGGTTTTTTCATACTCTACACCATATTCATTCTCTTTTGTTTTTACAAACCCAATCTCTTTTAATTTGTCATCTACTGTTTTAAATAATTTCATATAATTTTTTCCTTTCACTGACTTATTCTCTATTCGATTTTAATTTTTACTAAACATTATTAGAGACTTAGTATTCTTTGATATATAATCTAGGACATAAATCCCAAAAATGTATCTTATGTGGCATATAATTATTATATGGAATCGTCATACTGCCATCTGTGTTTGTATATAAAGGTATTTCATCCTGTGATAATTCAATTGATGATGTTTCAATCAAATAAAAATATTTAACTAAATATTTCAAATTCTTTTTTTGACCTTTAAATGAAATTTGATAACCTTCATTATTTTTTGTTAGTATTGGATTTTCAGTAATACTATGCTCTCTGCCGCAGCAATCCAAATAGCACAATTCAACCGTATCAAAAATAACATATTTATCTCTTAGAAATAAATCTTCATTTGCATCAAATACTTGTTGCTTATACATTGGTAATATTTGTTCTTTGATCTTCATTTTAATCCTCCAAAATTTTATTTTAGACAACAATTTTATATCTTTATATTCTTTCATAATCTGTTGAACACATACCAATAACGCCCATTGGTTTATCTTCCAAGAAATAAATATCTCTATCGTCATCTGGAAGATTAGGATCGCCTTCTGAAATACCCATATATCTGCAAAATCCTTTTACATCACTAATTTTGCTTGCTCTTTCATATAAAAGATAGAATAAATTATGCCATTTAACTCTTTCATCTGAACTTTCCGTATCCTGAATATAAATATCAGTTGGTTTAATTTGAAACCAAGGAATTGATCTATTGTGTTTATCACAAATATATCGTTTCATTTCATCTATAGAATTAAATTCTTTCGCTTCTGCCATAGCTTCTTTTAATCCACCTCTATGTGGTCTATAAATAACCATTGTGTTACCTCACTTACTTATTCTCTTATTGGCTCAACCCTATATCGTTCATTCCAATCTGCTCTCTTCTTTAATAATGGAATCCAATGACAGTGCAGGTTTTCAGATTCAGTTCCTATCAAAAGTCATCCTGATCGCAACCAAGATATTCTTCATGACCACAATTAGGACAAGTTACTCCATATTTAGGAACTTTATATTTATTTAGGAACTTTATATTTAAAACTACAATAGTTAGGAAATATCATCTGAACATTCCAATCATCCTTTGATTCAACTTCATATACACAGTTGCAGCATCTACATACAAACTGAATATTTTTACCGAAATAATCACCTGCTACAATCTTCATATTCACTCCAATCAATTTCTACATACTGTTTATAACATTGATAATATGTAGTAGCTCCTGTCTGATTTTTACACCAGGTATCTAACAAATTTTGCAGACCACCAATATCACACTGTTCATAAGCATCTTCATGTAACTCTTCGCAAGCATTGTCAACTACATTATCAGCATCAATATGAATCTTCTCCACGCTACACACCCATAATCTCTCAGGTCTGCCATCATTATTAAATTCTTCATCTGTATAACGCCCAAAATAATCATCAAAGAAATCATCAACTGTGTCGTAAGACTCATCAAACTCTTCACAGTACAGCATTGTATCTACATCTTTTTCATCAACAGCTACTGCATTTGCTACTTTATCATTCCACTTTTTTATTCTCTCTTCTTCGTCAGCTTTCTTCTGTCCTTCACAATCACAATGCATATATCCTTGATTCTTATATGGTTGTCCACAATAAGGACACAAACTCTGTACTCCATTAAAACAACTCTGGCAAAACGAAAGTGCTTGATGCTTGTATGGGAAATGATATTTTCTCCCGGCTTCAGAGTTATCATTTTTGATTCCATAAACATTATCTTCAATTCTCATTCCAAGACCATTACAGACAGGACAAATTCTTTCGTGCTCTGTTAGATCCTTAATAAGAATTTTAGGAAAAGATTTCTGAATTGCTTCATGAAGATTTACTTCTTCTCTATGTGTTAAATTATCCATAATGTTATTCTCCTAATCATACTCATAATCATCAAGTTCCACTTCCTTACCACATTTAGGGCAATTACACCAAGCACCATCACCCCAATAATCGGTTTTAAAATCTACTTCATCAAAATTCACTTCGACTTCTTCATGGCAGAATGGACACTCAAATGTGATATAAGAAGGTTTGCTGATAATTATGTAATTTACTCCTTTGTTCATAGTGTTATTCTCCACTATTTAAAAATAATCTAACTGGAAACTCATCTATATTGCCATCTTTATAAGCCTGTTCTTCGCCAACCCAAACGATTTCGATATTATTAGGATTAGTATTTGATCTACCAATAAAATATGCTTTTTTACCTTTTTTATAAAACATTGTATCCTCAATAAGTTCTAAAATATCTCCTCTTTTCATTTTTACCTCCGTTTCAAAATCTCCAAATGAAAGAAAAATTTCCTTCGTCTTTTGAGGTTTTAAAAGCCTTATTTTTCAAGGCTTTTAAAACCTCTCAATTTGTTATTCTCTGCTTTTTATTCATTTTCTTTACAAATTCACGATACTTTCTTGTATATTCGTAAGAATCGCCAAAGATAAAATTTACAGCCTTATATAGTTTTGGTTCATATTTTTGAATAACTTCAAGTTCATTCTCAAAATCTCTTCCAAATGGGCAACCTGCACAACCTGTTCTTGGTAGGGCATAAACAACATAGCAATCTGAATGTTCAACATTATAAGCGTTTTCATAATCAATTTTGTCAGAATCTTTATACCAAAATAAAGGTCTATAATTATCACATCCATCATCACCTTCGCTAAAACAAGATTTATATGATGTGGCTCTGACACCACCTTCTGCTCTTCGCACACCAACTATATTTAATTCATATGTATTTTCTTTTATCAATTTATGAGAAACGTCCTTTTTTGCATACTGACAACATTTTGATGAAATTTTAAATGTTGGTGGATTTTCAATCATAAACTCTTTAAGCCATTTATTATTTGCAATATTAAAAGCATTCGATTTCTTTAAATTACACCACCATAGCAAAGCAGCTTTACATCTAGGGTATTCCTTATATAATTCATCAAATGATTTATCTTCCCATTTAAAACCATGTCTTTGAAGTCTATCTATATATTCAGCAGCTTGTTTGTTTATAAACGGTTGACCATATTGTTTACATGATAATGGGATAGGCTTAATTGCCTTATATGGTTTTATCTTTATATTATATTTGTTTTCCAAATATTTTAGATGATCTTTGGTCGCTTGATATTCAAGACCTGTATCAAACCAAACATAATCTACTTTATTATCTTTATCGCATCGCCAGACAATATCAAGCATCACGTCACTATCTGATCCACCTGAAATCGAGCAAACTATTTTTTTATATTTAGGACTGTTAATTTTCGACCATGCCCTCACCAAATTGTCACCAATAATTTGATTATGTGGGCATGTATCTAATAATTCATCAAGCGTTTTTGCTTTTCGTAATGAATTAGTATTTTTATTTTCATTGTTCATAATCTCTTATTTACATAGAGATTGCGCAATCTAAATTACCTATAGGTTTACTATTTCTACCTTTCTGCATTATAAAATCATTGATTTTCCTAGTGTTTGCAACCACTATAAGAAAATATTATTTTTCCTTGTTACTGGGATTCCCATAGCCGAATGGCTTAGATATGATTAACTGTTACATCATATTATTCTCTGTTAAAACAACGCACAACCATCTCTTTTGAACGATTCAACATACTTATTCCACTTATCATCATCCATCTCGTATAATTTTTTGAAGCATTTCTTGCACAAGAACTTCGACACATCTCTTCCGTGAAATTTCATGTTCATTGCCAACGTTGTCTTATCTTTTATTCTCTTTTCACACTCATCACAATACTTATTGAAATATTGTCTTGCTACTTTCGTATCGCCAACATTCAATCCATTGCACTCCGCAAATTCCTGAATAACCTCATCAGTTGGTTCGTCTCTAAATGTTCCACCATTCCAAGCCTGTGTAAGATATTCGTCAATCGTGCAGTTCATGATTATCCACTTCTTATTTGCAATGAAGTCTTCTTTTAAGATGTTTCTCCATCTCTCATAAGCCTGTGGATACCAATACTTGTCCAAAATCCAAGTAGACTTTGTATAGAATGGACACGCAATATTACAACCACAACGAGAGTAACCCTTCTTATACTTGGAATTTATCTCAATGTTTTTCCAAATTGTATAAAGCCATACATCCATTTCTGACCATTTTCTAATAGGAAGAATACCTTGCCAACAGGTCTTGCCCCACTCCTGTTCATTTATCCATTCATCCTGATAACCACTACGAGTATTTGACTCTTCATTTCTCATTCCCATCCACATAAGGTACGGATGATCGTGGTCAAGCTGTGATACCATAACACCAACCTTGAAAATCCTACAGCAAAATCTGGCAAATCTCGTGGGTATCATGTGATCTGATTCTACATATTGGTAAAATCCCTTTTCAGGATTCATAATCTCACAATTAGGAAAAGTCTTAACCATTCTGTATGTATCAGCACAATCAAGTGATGTATTATTAAAAATCGCTTTGGTTTCTGGATATAATTTTCTGACTAGATGACAGGTAAGCATTGAATCCTTACCCATAGAAACAGGAATTATTGAAGTATATGTATTAAACTTCTCTGTCTTTTCTTTGATTAATTCTAATGAATCAGCTTCAAGCTGCGTTAGATGTTCTTTCTGTAATTCGATTAAATCTTGCCAACTTGCTAAATCCACATCTGATATATTGTCATAGGATTTTAATTTGGTGCAATCCAATTTTTCAAGCGAATTTTCAATCTTCACTCGATAGAATTTATGTTCATTTCCTTGCTTATCAAATCCTTTAATAATGGATTTATCTAGCCAAAAGTAGCCTTCTTCCAGATCTTCTAATGGCTGTTTAGTCGTATCTCGCAAGAATGTAAGATACTCATTGTAAATTGGGTTCACTCATATACCTGAGTGTTATGTACATAACCTTTTACCTAGGATTATCTTTACCTTTCTTTGATTTTATGGCATTTGCAACTACCATTTATGTTGTTATTTGTCCAAAATTTCCGAAGGAAAGATTGGATTCATTGGCTTTTTAAAACCATTTATTACGCTATTTCTAACCTAATTGGGTGAGAACCTGCACCCTCTATTCCCTTGCTAAAAGCTTCGGGAACTACCTTTTTCATAATCTGATAAGCACCATTCACATCAGCATTTATTGTTTTACCATTGTTTGCAACGAACAGACCTCTATATACTCTTCTTTCTTTATTATAATTCTCTTTTACAGGTGATTCTTTATCCAAAAATGATGTTCCACTTGTATATGCTTCTTCTGTCATAACAACTTCAATACCCTGTTCTTCACATTTACTCTGAATTTGCTTAACCAACATATCAAATGGAATATATGTGAAGTTCTGCTTATTCTTATTTTCTTGTTTCCACTTCTTATTTAATCCAATAATCAATGTATCAATTCTATTCTCTACACAATAATCCACCACCTTTTTACTTGCACAATGCATCAAATATTTGATCTTCTCATATCTCTTATCTGTAAGCTTCTGAAGATTTTTGCTCCAATCTCTACCAGTTTCTTTCTTTAACTGAGATTGCATTTCAGCTTTTCTTTTGTTATAAAACTGATTAACGGATTTGATTGTACCACCTTTGATTACTACTGGCTGCAAACCAACATTATTAACCATTGTCACAAGATTTTCTGTTCCTAAATCAATGCTACATATTCTTATTCTCTCTTCTACTGCATCAGGAACTTCAATTTCATATACAATTTCCATCACATAATAATCAGCTTTAGGAATAAATCTACACTGCATTAATTTACCAACTGCATGAGTCTTCACTGTATAACCACCAAAAGGTTTAAATGCAATTCTGAATTGCCCATTATTTAACGAACATTGAATATTCTTTATCATGAAAACCTGTCTGCCATCTTTAGGAAGATATTTTGGAAGCTTTGGCATACCCAAATATTTTGAAGGATTTTTCTTCCAATCTTTGATAGCCTTAAAATAAGACTTCCACATTTTATCTACTAACTGAATTGTTTTCTGAGCTGATTGTGAACCACATTCCTTATAACAATCCATTGGCTGCATGAGTTTCTGCACGTCATAAGCACTGAGTTTATTGTTGTTGTTTATAAATTCCTGTCTTATAATGTAATTCGCTTGATTATATACATTTTTGGAATAGAAACAATACTAATCAACTACATTATATATTGGATTATTTTTTCTTATAATCTGTTGCTCAACTCGATTAACCTTCATATTCTTATACCTTATTTCTTACAACAATTCTGATACATGTTTTCACCTCTTACCTACTTAATTCTTTCAACATTGCGATTTTATTTCTTATCTCGTCTCTATGCATAATTACTTCTTCTCTGTCATCGCTAGTAATGAATTCTGACCAACCAATCAAATCTTTCTCAATGTCTTCTATAAGTTCTTTCGCTAAATTATCTATATTTATTTCAGAAAAATCGTGTAATACAGGCTTATCTTTTTCTTCTATAACGAATAATGAATATGGGGTAATAACTAAAGTAAACTCAGTACCCTCTTCATCAAACCATGCAATTCCTGTGCCAGTTGAATGATATTGAATGAAAGCATTTAATAAATCTACTGGTACATCTGTCAAATAACTTGGTGTGCCGTGAAATGATTTCAAATCAAAATCACACCATCCATAATTGGGACTACTTATCATGTTTTCACCTCCAATGTATTATTCTTCACTCACAATCTCATAAATAATATCATCGTGATATTCACCATTCTTATCTTTGATTGAATCTTTCAGAATATGTTTCGTTCCATTGTGTCTCTCGATAAAGCTATCATAACCTCTACAAGCAGGATTGCCACCAACAGCTCTCCATTCAACTTTATGTAATGTTTTAATCAGTTCTTCTAATTTATCGAATACGTCCCTGCCAACCAAGATATTTCCTCTATCAAATGAAAATAATCCAAAGTTATACGCTTTAGACGCATACCAATCAACGGAATATCCTAAGTAGCCAATGAGTTTTTCGTTCTTATCAACTATTGCATATTGAAATTGACTCTCATTTGGACATTCTGCAATTTCAGGACTCCAATTACACATGCAACCAGTTTCATACATCATATCTGTTGTATAGTAATATTTCTGAAATTCTTTCTTAATCTGTTCTTTATATAAAATTGCAGGTACTAACACTTAATTACCTCCAAACTCACAAGTATCACATGTTGAAAAATACTTATCGTGGTCTATACAGCATTGTGGTCTATTGTCATCAAAATCAAAATTTGATATATGTTTCTTTCTATCAGTTACTACAATTGCATCGACCGTTGGTTCACACATGATTACTTGATCAAATTCAATTCTTCCTCTTTCAGATAAATTTCTCCACTTTTCTAAAAGTGCATCACCTCTATAATCCAATAGTGACTTCTCTCTGGAAATTTCCCTTCTTATCGTACAGAGATAAATAATATTTATTTCCTCTCTGCTCTAAAACGACATCTTTATTCTCGAATATTTCAACTCGCTTCTGTTTCTGTACTTGCTTATACTCTACTTGTAAGTTATCTAATGCTTGTTTTGAGCCAATTATTGTTACTGATTGCACATCATCAAGAATATGAGTGATGTCATCCTCTAACTGTCCCATGATATTAGTATGATTTCTAATTGCTTTAATTACGTCATTTTCCCATAATAATCTGTTTTCCATTTTAATATTCTCCATTTCTACATATATAAATGATATTTTCTTCCAATCTGATCAATAAGTTCACTGTCCATTGGTCTAAAACCAATTACAGTAAGTGTTCTACCATCTTCTTCAGGCTCTAATTCTGTTTTGCACGAATCATATATGAGCCAGAAATCTTTACCTTCAACCATTCCTAATTCTTCTGCCACGGTCTTAGCTTTTAGCAACTGATTCTTATTCTTTGCTTGAAGAACACATTTTGTAAATTCACCATTAATCCATTGTTCATATAGGTTTTTATTAATAGAGAATTCCATAAAGTATTCTTTAATAGTTGGATGATCACACATTACTTGCGTTCCATATGGATTATTTGGATTTAAAGGTTTATAATAAAACAATCTTTTTCCATTTTGTCTTGCAATTTCTGCAAATTCATTTAAGTCTGGATGCCTATAATATTGTGGCTTATCTGCATATTCCCATGCTCTACCCCTTTTCTCATTAATAATTCTTGTTATATTATTTCTAATCATCCATGTTAGAAAAGCCATAGATCCATGACTGACTTGAGCTGCAAGCTTACCAGGACTCATATTCAAATCTTTTCTAGCAATAATAATTTGTTTATACATAATTATTCTCCTAATTCATTAATCTCATTTCTCGCAAATCATCATCAGCTTTTACACCATTGATATAAGCACACCAACATCTAATATCTGAAAAGGTTGGGTATTTCTGCTTAATACTCATTACAATTTCGTAATCGTCTGGATAGTTTTCGAGAATGGATTTTAATTCACCAACTGAAATACTACTCATAATTCTATCACTCCCAATTCTCAATATTATCATCGCAAGGAAAATATGTAAGTTCAATTTCACTCAATTTTTTGTAATAGATAATCGATTCTTCCCATTCTTTTTCAAAGTCCTCACTATCACATATTTCTCTAAATCCAATCAGAATATCCTTATCTGGAAGTTCAATAGCTTCCTTAATTTGAATATGTCTAAAATGGTTATCTATATATAGTGATTCATCAGCAAATTTCTTATCCATCTCGTAAGGAGTGTATTGTCCTGGTCTGCGAATTTCTAGCATACGAAGAATATGGTCATATCCAAAATCATGTAACCATGTTTCAAAATCAGTCATTTCTATAGTCCTCCTTTGGTCTATAACCACTTTCGTCATTCCAAGATTCATAGTAATTTATTTTCATTTTTTCAAATAAATCTTCCATAAATTTTTCAACTTGTTCTAAAGTCCAATCTGAAAAGAACTCAAAATTCAACGCCTTACAATCTTTAAACATCGTAATCTGTGTCTCATATGTATATGAATAAGGTTTCCACCATTTATCTCGTCTATCAGCAGGTACATAACTGTTGTCCCATTTTAATATATCTATGAAATACTTCTTACCAAAATCATCATCATAGCGTTTCTGAAATCTTAAAATTACTGAATTATTATCAAATCGAGTAGGATTATATTCTTTAAAACCATGTTCTTTTATGTATTCATCTGTAATAACAATCACCTCTTTCTATCTATTTATTCTCTCTTTTTCATTCAAAAAACTCAAAGGAAATGCTTCATTCCTGCTAACCATAAATATCCATATAAGGATATTTAACTCCTTTGTATTCCTTATGACCCTTTGTTAATAACCTAAAATTTACTCTCTGCTTAGAATAGCCTTTGTATCTCTTTATTAAAACAAGTTTGGTACAATAGCATTCAACACAGAATCTACTATTTTCCTTGGCTTCATCTTCTGAATAATAATATCCTTGAATTCCACCACAATCGGGACAAATTGACACCCATACTTCTCTTGTTAAGTTGTGTATTTCTTCAAATGGAATTTCATGGAATATTAGACCTTCAGGAGCTACAAGATAATATTTCTTTTCACCAATATCTGTACTTTCTAACTCAACTTGACTAATCATTTATTCCTCCATCTGATCTACAATACTCTGTAACTTGTCAATATATATCTGAGCGTCTTCCTTATTGAAAATCTTAAAATCACATGGAACAATAGCAGCTCCGCATTTATCAAAGATCCCTGCATTCTCCCAAGCTTTATAGAACTCAACAATGGTGTCAAAATCTATATATTCACTATCTGGATTCCACTGAAGAACTATAACATCACCTTCATTTGGATGTACATTTCTTAGCTTTACCATATTCTTCTTAATGAATTTCTTTCTCTGTCTCTTATTCATACTGTTATTCTCCTAATTACTCAATCTATATTTGTCATATTCATACATCGAACAATCTTCGCAATAAAGATTTTGTTCTTTGCAATCTTCACAATCGAAACATCCACCATAAATGCCACCATTTTCATTCATCTTACAGGTGTTACATTTACAAGATTCACACGATGTATCCACTCAATCACCCCCTCAAAAGAAACGTGGTTTTACTTAACTTGTCCTAAATATTGTATGATTTTCGTGACAAGCCAAGAAACCAAAATTTCTTGCTAGTTTTTATCCAAATAAACTATATTATCTACATTGTAATGAAATCCACCTATTTCTCCATTAAACCTACCTTCGACATGCCACGCATAAGGACTGATACCTTCATTCATTTTCTCTGCAAGTTCATCAGCTTTTCTTTGATGCTTATCAGCTTCATTCTGCATAGATAATTTTTGAGAATCCCATATAAGATTTGAAATTATATGTATACACTTTCTATACATCTCAGACTCTTTTATGTATTCTCTTATAACTTTTGTCATCTTGGAAATATTATCTTTTAATATCGGTTCATTGCTAAGTTCATACGGATACAGGATTAAAACGCTTCTGTCCATATATTCCATAGATATTAATTCCTGTACACAAAACTTTGGTTCTTCTATCAAATAATCACCTTCCAAATATTTATTCTCCAACTACAAACAACTTTTCTACTGCTTTCTCACCTGTAACTCTATCTGATTTCTGTAGCACTTTACGTTCTTTCTGCCAAATACGCTTAAAATCATCAGGCATATTATATTCACTTACTAACACTATATTATTCTCTGAAAGTTTACGAAGAAAATCGTAAAATGAGTCATAGTCGATTGACTGTTTAGAATACTGTTTCGTATTTTTATAGGGTGGATCGAAGTAGAATAGGCAGTTCTTATAATCTGCAAAGTCTTTATAATCGTTGCATCTAATATTTATATCTTGAAGTAGTTCACAATCTTCCTTGAGATTTAGAATTCTTTCTTTGTACATATTTCTTCCAGTATTATCTCTGGCATATCCACCATCAAAATATCTACCGCCATAGGATGCACAATATCCAATAAGTGCTGTATATTCTTTTGAATATTTGTTTGTACCTAATTTTCTATTTTCTCTTACATCTGTATAATGTTCAAAAGAACAATCTTCAGGGGCAATAGACAAATTTGTATCAGATTTTACATACTGCAACAATGCTATCAATTCATCATTTACATCTGCTGCAATTCTGTTATCACATTGAATTTTTTCAATAATCGAACAACTACCACACATGGGCTCTATGTAAGTTTTAATACTATTATCATCAATATACTTCTGAATAATCGGCACTAAAAATTTTGCCAACCTGTTTTTACTTCCTTGATATACCATTTAATTACTTGGAGTAAGGAATTCCTTAATGTGTACACGAACCTCGTCTCCTTTCATTATTCTTATTCTCTTAATTTTCCCAATCTAATGCCTGACCGCATTGATCACAATATTTAATGTCTGTATCTTTATAGCCATCATCACACAATAGTTCTCCGCAAGTAGGACAATACCATTCAAACGGAATTCTCTCTCCACTATTTTTCACTTTCTTTGGAATTTGTTTTTCAAGTGCTTGGACTGCCATATCAAAAGCAACACCTTTGTCACTCTTGTGATCATCAAATCCACCCTGTAAACGTCCATTCACCATTTTGCAGGTTTTTGGATGCATTTTATTCATCTCATTAATAGCTTCAATTTCAGTCATTTTTATCTCCTTTATACTCAGCCACTCTCTTACTTCCAACTTCAAAAATATCCTTGTCCTTCTCAAAACATATGTAATTTCTACCTGTATTCAAAGCTGCAACTGCAGTGGTACAACTTCCTGCACACGAATCAAGAACTAAATCTCCTGGATTAGTGTAGGTTTTAATCAACTCTTCGATCAGTGACACAGGTTTTTGTGTCGGATGAAGTGCAGACTTTTGAATATCCTTTGCAAATATCCATACCGACTTAGGGTATCTTTCTGTGCTATCATAAGTAGTAAGACCATGTTCTCCATAATCAGTAGTCTCCTTACAGTTAGTCTTATGTTCTGCTTTGCTAACTTTTCTTGGATGTCCAGTTGTTTTTTGTGGATTATATGTTGGAAGTTTCTTATAGAAAATACAGATATCTTCGTGTGAGCGTAATGGCATTTTCTTAGCATTTAGGAATCCTGTTGGTTGTGTTTTCTCCCAAATCAGATTATATTTCCAAAGCTTACGATTACTCTGCATTAAATCTGCAGTAAACATACCATTCGCAAATAGAATAATTGCACCATTGTCTTTGATGATTCTTTCATACTGTTCCCATAATGGTTTAAATGGAATAACTGAATCCCATTTATTTCGTGAAGTTTGTCCATAAGGAAGATCCGTAATAATCGCATCAATCAACTTATCATCAATCTTTTTCATACCTTCAAGGCAATCTTCGTTGTATATTTTGTTAATCTCTAACATTTCTTACTCAGAGCAAATCCAGATTTAATGCTGCAGCAAATCTCTCGCTCCTTTCAATGTATTATTCTCTTAATAGATCTCTGTCCATTCACTAATTTCTACTTTATTATCAGGATAACCAGATAAACTCCATTCATTGTCGTTATATACTACTTTCCACATAGCATTTTCTCCATGTGGATTACCTTTAATCTTGCCATAATATAATCCTGGACATGGTGGCAATTCTTCTTCTGTCTTTCTCCAAATTGGCTTTTCATAAACCTTATTTATATCATCTACTGCTTTTGCTAAATCTGTCGTAATTGTATTGAAATATCCTTTTTCTAAATCAATTACTTTTTCTAAATATTCTTTAGTAATATTGTTCATTCCAAGTATGTAATCACGACTGATCTTAGAATCAATTCCAAGTCCAATAATTGCTCCCACGCAAAGTCCTAATAATCCAATTAATATTGTTAAATAAATATCCATATCTTACCTCTCTTTCTTATCATCCAAAGGAAACTTCGGTTTACTGTCACTTTTTAATATTCAATATTATTTAAAAACTCTTCTAATGTAACACTATCTTCGTTATATTCAGAACCATCTTCTCTTTTAAACCATTGATCTCCATCGACATGAACTCCTATCATTACTTTAACATCAGCTAGATTTGCTTCAGTAATGTCCTTATATATAGTTGTAATAACTTCTACGCCCTTTTTATCAAATGTAATATCATCACAACGTACATTTAAGAGATTATCATCTACAAATTCCGTATAAACATAACAATTATCATAATTCAAAACTTCATCATATAATGTTTCTTCCAGTTCTTCGCCATATTCTTCTAATTCGTCTTCATCGCTAATATTTACTATTTCAATTGTAATTAATAATTCCGCTTCTGTATTATCCTTTAACTCAATTCCTTTAAATTTCATATTTAATCCTTCTCCTTCATTAATTCAAAATCTTACTTAATTTCTTCACAACTTCTTCGCACAATCCGTATAAACAAGTCTTCTTAAATGCTACTCTCAAATCATCAACAACTTGTCTATATTGCTGATGTAATTCGTTGTCTATCATATTATTCTCCTTTACTATATCCTGTTTCTTTAAGGAATTTATCAAATTCCTCTTTTGTCATATTGTTTGGATAGTACATATCCACCACCATATCAAACGGTTGTAAATAATTATCCAATACATCTTCAGCGTCTTCTTTTGCTTCCTGCATTTTCATATTAATATAATCTTCTCGTGTCATATTCCATGCCGTGGGACAATCCGTGACAGTAGAAAATCTACAATATAATCCATTTGGTTGCTTTGATATAAATCCTGCCATACTCACTCTCTTTCTTTGGAATATTTATCCAATATTTCATCATCTATTCTTTTACATTTATTAAACCCTTTGGTATATCCAATCAAATATGTCATATAAGAAAAGCCGATTGATAAAATTAACCATAACACCATAATTATAACTATATATTTAACCATTTCTTACCTCACAATCTCACGGGAAATCTATGTTTACTTTGACTTTTACTCAATCTTTTCTATTTTGTACAAATCTTCTACACCTATGAATTCAATACATTCTGGAATAACAAGCACACCCTTCTTGATGTTTTTATAAATCCATTCACTTGTTTCCTCAGCGGCATCAAATGGTAAATCAGTTTTAAAAAGAAATACTCTTGGAATTGTATCTGTAACAGTAGATGGAGTATTCGGTATTTTAATAAAATTCTTTTTTGGAATAATGGGATCTTTGAATACCAATTTCATATATTCATTATCTACAATTTCACTTTTAATATATACATATCCAAGATTTTCATATTTCTTAACTATATCTTTCGCTTCACATATTTTTGCACCAACTGTCATTGTCATTTACTTATCCTCTTCATCTTCGCCTAAAATTTTCTTTCTTAATGAGTTCCAACCATCATCATAGCCATCGCAATATTCATCCATATATTCATCATTGTGTGTCTCTTCTGGCAATTCTTTTAATGGACACCAATCTGGCTTATCAACTTCCATAATATCATACATATATGATTCAATATTTTCATTAGTCACATCGCAAAAATGGCAATTATTTAAAACACAATCGTTGCATCCTTCAGGCATATCCATTACTAAAACAGCTTTACTCATTTACTTATTCTCCTTATTAAACCAATCACAATATTTCTGACAAGCCTCTTTACTTCTAAATGCAATTCTTTCTCCATATCTTTTACCATTGTGGTATGCAATTACATCATTATTAAAATCATCAAAAATATTTTCTATTCTGAATTCACCGTAATAATCATACGCTTCTGCATAATCCTTGTTTGGTTTGTAGTTTTTAGTAAAATAGACTTTCTTTTTATCACTGTATCTTGGCTTATACGCCTTATGGAACTTAATCTCTTTATTCAATGAAATAACTGGCTCATAAATATATATTGGTCGAGAACACTCGCACTCCTTGGTTACAGTTTCACCATTTGGATATATTGCAACAAGTTTTCTTTCCTCGTTACATAAATTACATTTTGGTTTCTCATGAGGGACATGTTCTGCATACCACACTTCTGAGTCTTCTAAAAGTTTCTCAAAAACTTCTTCCATTGTTTTATTGTAAAAATCGTTTTCTACCTCTCGTTTGTAATTGTCGATTTTGTACTGTAAATCATTTTCTCTACGAGACAGATCCCAATTTTTATCATTGTACTCTTTAACTTTCTGTCTTAATTCTGCATTTTCTTTTGTTAATCTGTTAATTTCAGAGTTTACATCTTCACGTAAAATCTCTCTGAACTTTTCTTTCATTTCATCAAAAAACATTTCGCCTTCACTTGGCTCATAAAAATCATCGTATTCTAAATACATATTCTCTCCTTTCTCCACAAGAAATTCCGCTTTCATGGGAACTTCATATTGTATTATTCTCTGTTTAATATACCCAATCATCGTTTCTAACTTGGAACGCATCACCACACTGAATAATATCTGGATAGTTGTCATTAGCAACCGTCATAGCATACTTATCAATCTCGTATGCTTTATATGTAATATTTGTAAATCCCATTTTCTCCAAACAATATCTTCCAGTTCCAATTCCATCATACATAGACAAAACTTCAATTGGATAATCTTTAGGAATATCTTTGAGTCCATATTTTAACTGATGAATAATTACCTCTGCTGTCCAACCATTTCCAAGTCCTTTATATCCTTGCTGTGCAGAAACTGACTTCATATAATCATCTGGCATAGTCTGTAATCTTGCTGCTTCTGTCACAGTGAGTTTTCTAATTATGTATAATCCATCTGGTAAATTTACTGGGAATTCACCAAATTTTGTAGGGATAGTTTTATCTGTAACCTTATAAATCTTCCCTTTATCACACACTAACTTTTCTAATTCTTCTGGAAGAGGGACAAAATACAAACCAGTTTTTGCACCTTGACCACCGCCATTAGCAACTAAATTAACGGATTTTCCATAACAACTGTACACTCTATGAGCTTGTGAATTACTTCCAATATCTCCGATTCTTACTGGTTCAAATACAATCTGGCTCTGATGTTTCTTGAAATAATCTCTCGTTGTTCCAACATGATCGGTACATAAACAATAAGCCTTTTCTCTTTCAACTACACTTTCTGACAATTCTAAAATATCTTTTAATAAGATTCCTCTGTCTTCTGGTAATGGACAAGTCCAATTCTTTACATAGAATCTCAATCGCTTTTGTGCTGATACCAATGCACTATCAATAATTTGTAATGGATATCCAAGCTCATGTACAATCTGTTCTTTTATAGCCGCTGAAGCTGATTTGTTATTTTCATATAGGAATAAATCAGGTTTGAATTTATCCTTTGCTATTAAATAGTTTTTAAATAACTCCCATCCTAAACCCTCTGCTTCTGTTTCTCTATTATTCTTCTGGGCAATCGACCAATATGTACAAGGCGATCCACCTATTAATAAACGTAATGGTCGTCCATTTAACTCACAATAATTATTTTTTTCCTATGGTTTTAGCAGACGTGTTAATTCCATAGGATTTTACAACAAAATAATTAAGAAGAAAGGAATTAAGCAGTAAATTCTAGGATAAATGATTGCGCAATCTCTGTAGATTAAAGGATTTTGACAGAGAATAAAGAAAAAAATATTTCTTGTTACTTTTATTTGGAAAATTTGGCTGAATCGCCAAGATAGAAATTTCTATATATGATTATTCTTTACATACTTTCTAATAAAACTGTTTCCAATTCGATAGAATCCCAATTATTATTTGGTTTAATATAAGCGATTGATAAAACAGAACACTCATAACCAGGAGAATCAAATGCGTCCGTAACATCCAACTTAAAAGAAATGTTCTTCTTAGTTAATTCCTGCTTCAATTCGTCAACGACATCATAATAATTTTCTTCATCTTCTCTGTAACGATGATAATATTCGTGTTCTTCATCAAAATACTTGTCCAAAATTTCTTCTATAACATTCATTCATTTCACCTCTCTTATTTATTAATAAAAAATTTGGCTGATCAGCCACGAATAGAATTACTTCTATATTAGATTATTCTCTACTTGAAACTTCTTTAATTCATCTTGAATCATCTTCTGTATATCTTCTTTGTCAAAAGATATATTTGCAACTGGAATAATATTTGCATTTAGATTAACATCACCAACAATAGCTTTGTCAAATGCTTCTAAAAACATTTCTGCAATTTCTTTTTCATAATTACCACACAGACCGCTATAGTCCATATCTGCAATTACTCTTGAAAAGAAATCTTTAAACTTATCAGTGATAAAATCTCTTTCATATCCTTTTGGAATATCAATTGTTAATTTCATTCTCTCACCTCGCTTATCACTTTTACCTTACATTCAATTTCTACAACTTCTAGCTGCCTATTAGCGTTATAACGTTCTGACATAAATTTTCTAACGGCATTCTCAGCAGTTTTTCTTGTTTCCCAATATTTATGTCGTGGGCTTGTAAGATTACTTACTAATTTTCCTGTTGATTTATCCATTACCCCATATAATGTAAATTCATTTTTCATCTATTTCACTCTCCGAAGATTTTCTCAATAACTTTTAACTTAATACTCTGACCAAATTCTGAACCAGCAGCTTTTGGATGACCACCACCACCAAATAAACTTGCTACATCTTTACCAAGATCAATATCTTCTTTAACGGTTCTATAAGATACCGTACAACCATCAACATCAATCATTGCCACAAAATCAATTTCAGGATGCATTTTACAAAGTCTATTACCTAATTCGCTAATAAACCTATCTGCAAATACAAAACCACAAACCTTACCACATATAGAACTGGTAAACATAGTTTCATTCTTCTCTTCGATATATCTATCAATTTCATCCTGCTTAATCTTTAGAACAACCTCATCTTTAGCATATAATCTTGGGAATACCTCATCATGGATTTCTGAAATGCACCAATGAATAAAATCATTTCGACCATACAGGTAAAGTAAATCGTTCACTTGCTTACAAATAACTCCATCTTCACCAAGTTCTGACCATCTCCAAGTGTCATAATCTCTCACAAGTTCAGCAAATCTTCTCAATGTCTCTGAATCTTTTAAATAACCATTCTCGATTAACCAATAATAAAACATTTCTGTTCCACTAGTTTTAATAGTTCCAAGTTTCATATCTTCATACTCGATAGTCACAGAACACCAAAAATACTTATTAAGTCCTAGAGCTGTTGGATGATGGTCTAATAAATAAAAATTATCAAATCTGTCATCAATAATTTTTGCTGTATCTTCATTTACTCTGATATCTGTAATAATACACATATCAAATTCCGTTTCACTATCAATAAACTCCTTGACACTTGAATCAATGTTATCATAATCACAATATGAAATATCTACATCATCTCCAAATGCAAGTTTTGCCAAAATACCACAACCGATTCCATCAAGATCCGTATGTGAAAATAATTTAACCATGTAATCTCCTCTCTGCTATTTCTAATAATTTTTCTTTCTCATTTTTATATTCTCCACTAATGACTGAATCCAACAGATTATTTAATACCTCACCAATTTCTTTTCCTGGCTTATATCCAATAGTAATTAAATCCTTACCATTAACTGCTAAATCCTTTAGAGAAAAACATTCATCATCCTGTAAGACTTCTTCTAAAATATATTCGATATTATCAATCTTCTGTAATCTTGTTTCCTGATTAATGTCGGCTTGTGCTTTAATATCAGCTCTACGAACATTTAATAGCCTTCCGAACTGTTCTTCTCCGATTTTATTAAGCCATCTCTTGACATATTTCTTTCCCATCTCAAAAGTAGCGTCATGATAATAGACTAATTCAACGACCTTTTCTCTTGTGTCATTATCAAATCGTAATCGCTTCATTATTTTATCAGTCATATCAGCACTGACTCTTCCATGACCTTTAAAATGTCTAATACCATCTTCGCCATCTTGATAACAATGTGGCTTTCCAATGTCATGAAAGAATACAGCCAATCTTGTTACTAAATCATCGGATTCACAATATTCTATTGCATGTACGGTATGATTCCATACATCATACATGTGATATGGATTATTCTGTTGAAAGCCAAACATATCTTTAATTTCAGGAATGAACAACGAGAATACTTCGTAATATAAGACCATTTGTACGCAGAAACCACTCGATGCAGCGATTTTACAGAACTCACTATTAATTCTTTCAATCGATATATTCTCTAAATTCTTATACATTTTAGAGATATTCCAATCTGTATCAGATTCAAGGACAAAACCCAACTGTGAGGCAAATCGAATAGCACGTAAAATTCTTAATGCATCTTCTGAAAATCTGTCTTTTGCTCTGCCAACACATCTAATCTTGTGGTATTTAATATCTTCCATACCATTAAACGGATCTATAAGACCAACTTCATCATTGTAAGCCATCGCATTAATTGTAAAATCTCTACGCTTTAAATCTTCTTCAAGGCTTCGTGTGAATGTAACGCTATCAGGTCTACGACTATCTGAGTAATTACTGTCAATTCTGTAAGTGGTACATTCATATCCTTCACCGTCAATTACAATGGTAATAGTTCCATGTTGCAAACCAGTTTCAATAATTCTCTTGTCCTTAAATACTTTCATCATTTCATATGGTGTAGCAGAAGTTGTAATGTCATAATCGTGAATTGGTCTGCCAAGAATACTATCTCTCACGCATCCTCCGACTAAGAAGGCTTCATACCCATTATTTTGTAGACTATGGATAATCTCATTTGCACCAGATGGAATTTCAATTTTTAATCTTTTCATCCAAACTCACCTCAATTTCGGTATATTTATAAAATATCACTTATTCGCTATCATGTTCAAAAACAACAACTCATCTTTTTTCAATGTGATGTCATAATCTTTCCATTCTTCCATAAGCCCTCTTGTATCAAAACCATGTGGAACAATAATTGCATAACCATGAGGAGTTTTATATACCTGTATATCTAACAATGGAATTTCCGAATACATAGCTATCTCGTGAACAAAATCATTCATCAATAGCTCATCATCTACATCAAAATCAAACATCCATTTACTCTCATCACGATTTTGTACCTGCTGTGCAACAGATGCTAATGTACGATTAAGCTGTGTCATATTTGGCTTATCTCTCAACAGACGGATAATAAATTCTTCTCTGATTTTCTCTTCGTTCCTTGAATTGACTGATCTATATAGTCTTGTCTGTTCACCAGGAAGTCCTTTAGCTGCAAAACTCTTAAAAGCTTCAATTACTTTATCTTCATTCTCTTTGTACTCAAGGATTGTCTTGGCTCGTTCCTTAAAATTTGGAATATTCTTATTATCCTTGTTTCGAGAACGAATTAGATATACATATAAATTTGACATTATATTATTCTCTCCCATATTTTGTGTAATCAATAGTTTCAAACTGGTCGTATACATTAGGAACAAAAATACCAACCCAAAAATCTTTCTGAAAATTTTTATAATATGTTATATTCTCATTCCAATCCTGAATCTCATCAATTACTTCTTTATTCAATAAACCGAATTCATCACGACAAGCACCACTTTCTACTTTATAGGTGATGGCATTGTATTGTTCTTTGTTTTTTTCTACTCGAGCGTTTACACCAATATAATTATAAGCAAAGACAATAATCATACTTGCCATTATAATTCCACTTACTGCAATAGTAACCCAACCAGAATTTTCAATTGTGTCATCATTCTGATATAGAAATTTTCCTAACTTATTTTCATTTCTAATATCATACCACTCCATCTTTCCAACAGTTACTAATCCAATTCCTACAATTAATACAATTAAACATAACCAAAATAACATAATTTTACCTCCAATTTTTGTAATAAAAATGTAAAATATATACCATATATAGTATATATTGCTTATTTTTAATACTATATATGGCATATTTGTAACAATTACTCACTTAATTCTGCAAGTGCTTTATCCAGATCCTCATCAGACATATTTTCAAGTGCTGCATCCTGTCTCTTAGCCTTGATTTCAAGCAATCTCTGTCTCATCTCAGCATTTTTCTTAGCGTCTTCTCTCTTCTTCTTCTCATCCAGCTTCACGCCAACAATATACTTAACAATTTCAATCTTGTTAGAAATCTCCTCATCTTCCTTTGACTTGGTATTCAGAAGACTTTCTTCCTCAGACTTCTTTGCTTCTGCATTGAGTGTCTTAAACACTGAGTCCAGATTTGTGAGAGATAAACCCCACAAATCAATTACGTTAATCATCCCTTTGAATGGAAACTGATAATTTGATCTTGTTGCATTAATAAATAATTCGTTGTTTGTCATAATAATAATCTCCTTTTCTAATTAAAACTTAATCTTCATTACACGCTCTGTTGCGCCCTTAACCTTAACAACTAAATCTGCTCTTTTTGTCATAGAGAATCCAATTCCTGAAAGCTGATCATCAGTATCTTCTACATGACACTTAGCACCTAAAGCCTCAAATACTCTCTTGTGCTTTTCAAGGTCACTCTTTAAGAACTCATTGTAATAACCATTAGGACTTTCGTTGTTCACACAATCCTTTAGGAAGAAGAATAAATGTCTATGACCAATTCCATCCTGCTCGTCAAAATAGTTTGGACTGTAACTAATTACTGATACAGGAACAAACTGATTTGTATTTACACCCCAAATCTCACGACTTGAAATAGATGAACTTCCAGATAGTTTTTCCTTAATTGAGAAGTTTCCGTCCTTATCAAGTGTAACTTCTGCCACCTGAACATTCTCACCAGTTCTCATAGGATTACTATAATCAAATGAGTAAATCTCACCATTGAACTCAACTTCTGCTCTAAATCCATGTCTTACTGCACCTGAATACTGATGTACAAAGAATCTATATGTTCCAGGTTTCATTCTTGCTAAATCCTGCCATGTAATATTCTCTACTGCAATTTTTCCATCTGGATTTACAATATCTACATCTAACTGACCACCCATTCTTGACGACTCAGGTTTTCTACAATTACTGAAATAAATCTCATTTCCATTTGGCTCAACACAATGGGCATCAAGGTCATAATTGTCATGTCCATCTTCATTCCACTGAATTGAAAATCTGAGTACGCCGTCAACATTACCGCCAGCAGCTTTTACATTCTGCTTCATATCAGAGTCAGTAATGTTTCCGGAATAAGCCCAAGATAATCCATTGTTCCATTTGAACATTGTTTTAGCATCTTGATTAACAGGTGCAATCATAGAAACAAAATTCTTCTCATGTTTATTCTCTACAAAAGCTTCAATCTCCTTTGCAGTTGGAAGTACCTTATCAATGAAATCCTGTGCTGAAATCTCTTCAACTTTAGAAAACTTCTTAGGACTTACAGTAACATCCTTTTCCATCTGCCTAAAAATATCATCTGCACCAACCATTCTTCTTGCAGCACTCTTATTTGAGAACAGTACATTATTTACAGTAATATCATTCAGATTAGCAAATCTTCTCTGTAATGAATCCATATATCCAAGTTCTGTAATGGTCTTCTTTGCATCCTCAAGCATCTTCTTTGTAAAAATAGCCTTTGGACGCTTATAATTGCTTGGAGCGACGATCTGCTCATACTTCTTAACTGCTGTGTCAAGATCCATATCCTCACTTACATTAATAAGAAGTGTTCCAATAGAATGATTTCTAATTCTACCAATAGCCATACCTGCTGTTACCGACTTCTCCCAAGCATATAAATCCTTTTCAGTTTCAGAAGTCAGCTTATCATATTCCTTCTTATACTTCTTGAACTCTGTGAGTACGCCTTTCCACTCTTCGCCCTTGTAAAGTGTATTTGAATTGATAAGTTCAAGAATTGTATCAAGTGCATCCATAGTAATCTCATCAAGAGAACGCTTGAATACGTTTCTTGTATCTCTAAACTGTCCTTTAACTTCCTCATTAGAACGACTACTTCTATTTACGAACTTACTGGGAAGCTCTAAGAAGAAATGATTCCACTGATGAGACTTTCCATTAATTTCTTCAAAGTTAAAATCTGTACCAATCTTAGGGAACTTAGTTGTATAAATATCTGTAACCGTATGAGCTTTTACAAAAGCATCAAGTGCATCACATACTGGCTGATATGTTGTATCACCAAGATTCAGTTCCCAAATCGTATGAATCTGGTTATCCTTGATAGTGACAGCAGAACCAATATTCTTAATAAACTGTCTACAACAACTACAATCATGCTCTCTGCGCTCTCTGAAAATCTCATTTGTACCAGCAGGGAAGCTATCAAGATATGTATTCCATAATTCATCCTTATCTACATTTACCTCAAATAAATGTGTTGCCTCTTTCTGCATTTCATCGAAGTGCTTCTGTAAAGCCTTCTTAAATATCATAAATCCATCCATGTTTTGTACCTCTTCTTTCTTATATTTATTTTTTGTTAATTGTTTCTACTGCTATATTCTCCGTTTATAATCAAAAGGAAACGAAGTTTTCTTGCTAATATTCTTCTGTCACTTCATCATATTCGCTTGATAAATATTCAACTAAATCCTTATAAATATCTAATTGATGTTCGTATAAATAATTACATAATTCAATATCACTATCAAAGAACTTCTCAATAGCTGTAGAATTAGCCCATCTATCAAAAGCACTTCTTGTTGAAACTCTAAGCATCCATCTGTTTTCAGTTCCACTATGAGGTTCTACTACCATAAAAATAACTGTATCTGTTCTTGCTTCCAAATGACCTTCGTATTCGTCAATCTCGTAATTCTGACCATTGTTTACTTTGTCATTCTCAAACCATCTTCTTATATTTTCCATTCCTTAACCTCCCTTCCAAAGAAATCGAACATTATTTGTTATTCATCTACAACAACTATTTTCTTACCACAATAAGGGCAATATTTTAGTTTATCCCAATTTTCAGGTATTCTCCAATATGGGTTTTTTGCATCGTGATATTTAGGACAAACTGTTCTATAATCATATTCAATCCATTTACAAGTTGGTATTTCTTCATATCTTCGGAGCACAATATTTTCTCCATCAATAAATATTTCCATTGGTTCACCAGTGACATCTGTTTTTCCAAATACTAACTTTCTAAATTCCTTTGGAATTACTATTCTTCCTAAATCATCAAATCTGCGAATTATTCCTGTTATTTTCACTTTTTCACCTCACAATCCAAAGAAAGAGAATTTTACTCCTAAAATGCTGCACCACTCTCACCCTGATTAATCTCTTTACATTTCTGTTCACACTCTTCAAATGTCTTAAATAAAGAACTTTCTCCTCTATTTCTTACATTAATATAATTATTAACAGAATCAACTTTGTATTTAATTGTGGTTACATTATCCCAGATACTAGCCACAATTCTTCTGATTCTAACCTTATGTGGAGCAACCACTGTTTGTTTTCCTACAATTTTTCCCGTTGTATTACACTGTTTACATGGAATTTCATATCCACTATAAAGAATTTTCTTAGTTCCTTGACATACTGGACAAATATTTTCTACATTTTCTCTTGCGTATGTATAACACTCTTCTCCTATTTCGAATTTATTGTCTATTGTTTTCATAATGATTCATATCCTTTCTTTGATTATATTCATCACGATTTATATATAATTATCGTGACAAAATGTACCATATGGGACTTGAACCCATGACACCTCGATTAAAAGTCGAGTGCTCTCCCAACTGAGCTAATGGTACATAAACGGCGACTAAGGGAGTTGAACCCTTCCTTTAGAGGTCAAAGCTCTACTTGCTAACCGCTACACTAAGTCGCTCTATATAAGTGACTAAAAGCCACTTACTTATTCATATATATTAAACAGGAATCATACACAAAGAATTGCCAGATTTGGCATATGTATTAGATATAAGAGGTGAGGTAATGATATGCACAATCCCTGTTAATATCACCACCATAATGCTTGAAACCATTTTCCAAACAACTGCAAACCTTCATCAACTTCTGCTTGCTTCTGATCGATTAGGTGTTTAGCTTCCTTATATGGTTGTGTATTTATGTCCCAAACACCGTAATAATCATCTGTCATCAGTGTTAGTTCAAATGCATGAATCATTTTATCTAAGGCAGCATCCCATTTTTCAGGTGTATTCATATCACCAGTTCCAGGATAACAACATGATTCTTCTTTGAAATATTTTAATCTCGGAATGATAAACTTTGCAATGGTATAGCTCAAATCCCAAGTTTCCTTCGGATTAACATATTCACCATGTTTCTTCAACCATTTCTTACGCTGCCTTTTATTCATATTCTTATCCCTTTCCAATGATTTCTTATTATTATGATTGATCATCTGTATAAGCAATTTTCGGTTCATATAACAATCCTCTGGGCGAAATGTTATTGTACCACTATGTTCTGTTTGTACTTTCATGTATTCTCCATTTCTATGCTGATAATTTTGGGGTTATTTTCTTATCAAATTCTTTAAAATCAGCTAACATGTTATCCAAATTTGCTACCTGATCATCACTATAAGCTATATCTTTGTTTGTATACGCTACTAACCAATCATCCAGATCTTTGTCGCTCTTAAATGAATATGCAATCATACCTAAAAATGCCAATTCATTATGATAATCAAAAAATGGTGATTCTTTGTTTACTCCATCTAAATTTTTGAAGTCATCCATTAAAGTATAATAATCATCCACATCATCTTCTGATGCTCTTTCTGATATATTCTCTCTAATGAACTGTAATGGCGTAATTTCTTCTGACAACTCAACATTGTCTATTGAATTATTCTCTGTCTGATCCTCTGTAATATGTAAATAATCCATCATTAATGCCGTATATGTATCAATTTTCTGAGCAACAAGTTTTTTACCTGTTGTGCCTGGTTCTTTATATAATAAATCGTATGACCAGTCGCCTACGTTGACATTATGTAATTTTGTTGGAATCGCCTGTACAAACTCAGCGAATTTAGAATCTGGAAGATTTAATCTGCTGAACTTATCAAATACAACTACCCATGTCGATATGTCTTTCTTTACAAAAACATCTTTACAAGATGATCTACAACATTTTTCCATTCTCTGAAGGATATTTCTTACTGTTTCAAATTCCTGATGATTACTTTTTTCTTCAAGCATAGCATTTGCCGATTTTGAATCTTTTTTAAATTCATCTATATGGAAAAGAGCCATTACGCTATTGCAAACCAACTGAATATAATTTCCATTTTTTCTATCCGTAGGTGAATACACCATTGAATTTTTGAAGAAACCTTCTTCTCCAATACTTTTTGCTTGTCTGGCATATGTAGGAATCCAAGTCAATGCTTTCTGACTTGTATTCATTCCTTTGTGGTTATTTAGTTTTCTAACTAATTTACTAACCTTTTCCATAGTACAATTCTGATATGTTACAATCCGAAGCTGATAGTTATCAAATCTCTTTTTTAGTTCTTTTGGAAAATCATCATATGTCTTATTTTTTATATCAAATATTTTCTTTTCCCATACAAAATTCCCATCTTCATCTCTAACTGCCACGCCATTTTCATCGAAGACTTTTGATTGATACTCAATCTCGCTGTCTTCAATGTTTTTAGTAAATTTGTAATTCCCATAACGAATCTGCATCAATGCAGTGGTACGCTGTAATCCATCACCAATATATTTTTGAACAATTCCATCTTTAATAGGAACTTCCGCTAAAATTAATGGAGGAAGATAATCTCCTGTTAAGACAGTAACACCAATTCCATTAACAAATGGATCATCACTACAAAAGTATCGTTGCACGTCCTGATTATCGTTGACATCACCCTCTTTTACTTCCTCTGTGTAATTGATTACTGGAATATTTTCTTCTCTAATTTTTCCTACTGCCATCATAAATATCTTCCTCCTTATATATTTACATTAATATTTTCACATTTTCATAAGCCTGTATTACAGACAAATTATTTGAGTAATCTTTTTTACTCATATGTAATAATTCTCTTATATCCTTCTCATCATACCCTTGAACAAGATATTTGACTATTTCCCTCTGGATATTAGATAAATTGTTCAGATATCGTTCAATTTTTGTACCCTCGAAATGATCTCCACACGCAGATTCGTATGTATCAAAATTAGATGGGATGATATCTTCAAGAGTAAGTCCATCTTCTGTGATTAAATTATGTATGCTATCCACCATTTTTGCAGGTATTCTCTTCTCTCTATTTCGATCACGAATCTCTGTATTAAATTTACGCTTAATATTACTAGCCAAAAAGCTGTCGAAATTGCATTCTTTGTCTTCTTCATATCTAAGTGCCGTATCATTTAATACATCAAGTGCAATACTATAAAAATCATCATAATCTTTATTTGATACACCACCAATTTTAACAATCATTGGCTGACATAGACGCTTTAACTTAGCCATATTGTTGTCGCAGTACATAAATAATATTTGATCAATGTTCATCATTTTGCCCCTTTGTTATGTAAATAATTGTCAATATATAATTCTCTCTCAAAAATCTTTAAGTGCTTCGTTTCACCATAGCACTTCGGACAACGCTGAAATTTTTCATTACATTCTGATGTAAATCTTCTCACTTCTGTCATTGGAACATTGCATGTTCTACATATGGTCATCTTCATCTTCCTCCACAATCCTGTATCTGTATTTACGATCGAACAGTCCTTCAATCGCCTTTTCCGTTCGTTCACGATTAATTTTTGTCTCATCAATCTCTTGTAAAATATTATGTATAATCATCATTTCATCCTTGAGCTGTCGTCTATTCTTTCTATTCTCCCGTATCTTCTTATATAGAAGCCAAGCAGAATATAAATCTTTTGGAGATTCAAGTTCGATATTATGTAAAATATCCATGAGACTAGAATCAGACATCCTTAATTCTTTCTCTAAGTATTCATATCTGTCTCTAGCCTCTTTAAATATGTCATAGCATGTACCAAATTTTTCAACCCATTGTGTCACATTATCCGATGGATGATAGTCAGTATTTTCGATCACACGCTTAGACTCTTCTCTGACAATTTTCTGTACAGGTGTTTCAACTTTAATATCTGGTATGCACTCGACATAGAAATTCAGGTTTTTCAGAGTTTTTGGTAAAGCTTTTAGAATATTCTTTGCTTTTTGCTCTGTAAACCTACCCATATTGGTTTCATTACATGTTTCTGCTTTTCCATTATTAGTCAGCCGGATATACACCTTTTTATTATTTTTAATAATATAATCCAACCATATACAACCTCCCTTATATTTAATTTTAGCTAGGCTGGTGGGGATTGAACCCACGAATACCAGAGTCAAAATCTGGGGTGTTAACCGCTTCACCACAGCCCATTATTAATTCTCCACAAAAGAGCTATTTATAAATGAATTTATGTGCGATACGCAACAACGATAAAAATAAATAAAGATAATGTCATTTGACATTTATTTGAAAATATGTAACAATACAGTTGTAGCGTATACACGTTATGTACGGCAGCCTATCCGTTTAAGGTACTCGCAATACCTTATGTCAATCGGTTAGGCTGTTTTCTTGTCTTATTATAGAACACTTGTTCGAGCATGTCAATATTGCATCGAAAATATGTTCTGTATTATTTATATATTATGGAGTGTCCGTTTTTCTGGACATCGAACGAAACAATATCGTATTAAGGTATCCAACTGGTTCATAATTAATTGGATCTTTCTGTGTATCCGAAAATACTCTAAGCTGATTAGCAAACTCATCACAGATATTAGCAATTGTCTTTGCCGAACCAATTATGTCAGAACACTCTCCAAATCTCTTTTTCACAAATCCAATGTTGCAATCCTGTGAAGCAAGATACTGTGTAGCTACTAAGACAATAGCATCTTTTTTTGCATATTTCTTCACTTCTTCAACTGTCATCATTACGTATTCCATACATTACACCTCCCCGAAGTTTGATTCATATACTCGTTTGACTTCTAATCTAGTCGCTCTATCGTTGACTGAACCAATCCTCTTTATTATTCTCTGTTTTGATACTTGTCTAACACATTCTCCTAATAACATTGAACTTTGTGTTAAACCACCAGTTCCTCTCATAAAAAGAGAATGTGTAGACTGATCTATATTTTTGATTCTTGTAGTAAATGGCATCACTATAGTTGTATCACTAAACCTATTTCCCATTGCATTTTGAATAACTATAGCAGGTCTGACACCAGCTTGTTCGCCACAGAATTCTACTTCGCCAAAATCGACAAGTAGAATATCAAATGTATTAATATCCATATTCACATCCTCCTTTCCTTCGATTGTCATTATTATAGCAAGTTGCTATCAACTTGTCAACAGGTTTGTATCAATTTTTTTAAATAATTGACACAAGACTTATAGCAACTTATAATCAACTTATACCAATTAATTCGAATAGAAAGGAGAAAAAATGGCACAAGGACAAATTAGCGATACCAATACAAGAATTGTGATCGTGCTCCCAAAAGAGATAAAAACCAAAGCTGATATGATAGCTAATTCAGATGGTAGATCACTTTCTGGTTGGGTACGCAACCTCATAACAAATGAAGTAAAAAAACATTATGAAGACGATACTCAATAAGTATCGTCTTTACATAATTTTACATCTTTTTTCTCAATCTGTATCATGGTAATTTATGGAAATTTATTTTATAAAACTCTCATTTCGTTTGCCATATCAATCGCCCTCTGATACTTGTCCACATCATCTGTGAGCATACGAATGATTTTTCCAAAATCATCAGACTTTAATGAGATAACTGGCATGTTCTTAACAATCTCATCACCCTTACCAGCTAATACATTACGAATAAATTCGCCATGATCTTCCAAATATTTTTTATTTCGCATCTTTGTGACGCACATATAATCTAAGGTTTGTAATTCATTTACATGCCCAAACATTTTTTGCAATGAATGTACGCAATTTGGATCAAACATGTGTGTCGTATATATCCAATAACAGAAGCTCTTACGCATCGTATGTGTTGAGACTCGATATTTTATATTGCAATCCTTAACTGCTTGCTTTAACTTACTTCTGTAATTATCAGTATGCCATTTTTTCATATCTTTATAATCAACAACATAATGAATGTAATCAAATAAATTATCATATGATCCAAATCTTTTTGATTTTTTCGTTTTTTGAGTTTCAAATCCATCTAATATCTCATTGATGCGGTTAATGCTCCAATCTTTTCCAAAATAATCAACCCATTCATAAATATCCTTTAGTTCCAGTTCACATGTTCCAGTCGCAAAGTATGTTCGATCAACTTTATACCATTTCTCTTTACTTGGGTGAGTAAAGATATCTTCATTATAATGTTTTATTGGATCAATATGTTGATTGGTTGCATATTTCTCAAGTGCATCAAATACCATAGAACTAAGAGCAAGTACAATTGTTTTTCCTGTTTTTTGTTCTTGAACACTATTAATCTCCGTTTTATAAGCCCCATCTTTATAATAAAAATCTGACCATTTCATTGAAATCGTGTCGCCAATACGTCTTCCAAGGAGTAATTCTAACAATGTAATTAAATAGTTGTCCCAATCATTTTTCTTTTCAAACCATTCAACTACATTTTTTATATCTTCCATTTTCCAAAAAGGGTCACATCCTTCATTGTCTCTACATCTCTTAGTTGCATAATCTCTTGTCTGTGCCATATTAATTAACCTCGCTTTCTAATCATTAACCCATTCAACGTGCCCATATTCAATCTCATTATCCACATAATAAAAGACTGCATTATACGGTTCACATATGGGAACTAGCCCATAATACGGTGTTCCATCTTTTTCATGTCCTATTTCTGTAACGCAGCATATCGTGCCAATCTTAATATATTCTTGCAACTCACCATCATTATTTGCCGGTTTAATAACTTTTACTGTATCTCCTATTTTTAACATATTGCACTACCTCACTTTCGATTCTGTCTTCTTTTACCTCAATTCTCTAAAATTCTCATATCCGAAAAATCCAATAGATCTATCTGTTTTCATCTTATAAATCTCGTCCACTAAAAATTCCTGATGACAATTTGCACACTCTAGTTGATCAGTGTAGTTTAAGGTGCCAATATAGCGAAGATCTCCCCCGCACTTTGGACATTTATTTTTCTTCTCGTAGTTGTAATACTGCATTTCTTTCATTTACACTACCTGCCTTTCTATATTATCTGTATAATAATTCTCTCTTTTCTTCTTAGCAAATTCGTAAATCTCATCATAGGAATCACAATACCTCACTTCGATATTTTTTGTGATGCAGCTACAATGCAAACAAAATAGATCTTTTATATGTTCCTTTTCCCGTTGCTGTTTTCTTTGTATGCCAGTAACCAACATATTTTCTCTCATACAACACAAACATATGAATCTCGACTGTCGTTTCGGATTTCCGTTTTTATATCTACTCACTTTTATCACCTCATTTTCTATAATAAAAAAGAAGCAGTTGTTTCTGCTTCTAATGCTTATTTCTATATTTGATTTGCTTTCAATAAGAAAGCAATTTTTCAACTGCTTTATGAAATCTCTCTGTTTAATATCTTAATAAACTGTTCTTTGCATAATGTTCTGGTTGTACCATCTGAATACTTAATATAATATCCACCATAAGAATTTATTCCAAAATCAATAATTTTCTTTTCCATTATAGTGCCTCCATTTTTGCCTTGAAATCGTCATTTAGTTCACCAATGATAAAATATCGTTTCTATCGAAACCAATTAATCCATCGGATTCTATAATATTAGCCAATATATTAACAATTTCTTTTTGTGCTTCAGAGTCCCATTTAGAAAGTTCTGTCTTTATTCGTTCTTTACCATTCATTTTTGCAATATAATAATCTTCCAATGTTGCAAAAAAGAATTCATATTGATTACCAAACGGAGGCATTTTATGATTCTTCATATCATTTAAAAATTTTAATGTTTTTTTATTTTCCATCTACATTACCTCATTTCATCAATTCTTCAACTTCCTGCTTCATTATACTGATTTCCGACAAATCGTACTGCTCAACCATTTTCTCTAATTCATCAGATAATCCAGTCATTTGTGATAAATCTTCAATGGCTCTTTCCATATGTTCATAAGCAAGATCCAAATTATTCCATACTGACTGCAAGTTATTTTGCGTTTTATTAATTTGGCTCATTTATATCACCTCTTTCAACCTACCCATATAAAATTGACTCTAAATCATCAATCACAATTTCCATCCGTCTTTTTACTTCTTCTTCTTTGATTTCTGTAAGAGATATTTTATAATCTTTAATTTTCTCTTCAATTTGATCACAACACCATGTAGGATTATTTCGTTTTCTATCCATTTATATCACCTCTTCTAATCTTCCAAGTAAATCATTCTTTCTTTTTATCTTTGTAAAAAGTAAATATAAAACCATTTTGGATATCCGTCTTGCCAAAATTCACAATAATGCCTATATCTGCTTACTTTATTCTCTTTGTATAATTCTGCGAGCAGCCTACCAATTTCAGGAACTTTCGGCGCTCCATATAGATACCATTCTATTACTTTCGGATTAAATTCATTTATATATGCATTTACAAAATTCTCTGATACAACATCAATAAACTCATCTTTGTGTTGTAACATATAATTGAGTATCCATTGCTTTTTGCGTTCTTTTATAGCATATCACCTCCAAGGAAAGTTAAATTTCTTTGCCTCTATGTTCTATGAACCATCTATTTGCTATTGTATGAGTCAATTCAATTTGAAGCATTAATACAGTATTTACTCCGAAATCTTTTTCATATTCTTTTTTAATTTCCCCCAATTCGTTATCATCTGGAAAACCAGATATTTTTTCTGCTTCAAGAAATTGTCCGTATAATACAGATAATTCTTCATCCGATTTTGTTTCAAATATATTCACATGCATAATGGTTATTCTCCCTTCTTAACTTGAAACTTAGATTTCTTTTTTATTTTACTGTTACTTTATCAAATTTCCGTAAATAATCTCGGCATTTTTCATCAATTTTGTTATGTAATATTTTATGTAAAACTGTCGCAAGATTATAATCTAATGTGTTTCCGCAAAATAGTTTATCTATTTTGTCAGTAATATCCACATCATTATTAATTATTATCTTCTTTGTCTTATCTATTATAATTTCTCCAAAATTTATACTTTCAAAAATAATTTTGTTTGAATTATTAAATATTTCCGTTCTGGGTAAACGATATATCAATTATAAACACCTCCATGTCACAAGAAAACTTGGTTTACTTGGTTTATTCAATTGGTTTGTCTAACTCTTTCCCATATACATCTACATAACCACCATAGGTATTTCCATTCTCTTCATACCAAAAATACCATTCTGTATCTGTTATTCTCTTTACATTTATATCAGAAGTCTTTGTATTCTTAATCCATTTTTCCGCTTCATTAATAGCAACATCTTCATTTGAATATATCCCAAGCACCCTTGCGTTCGCTTCTGGGTGTTCTCCTTTATTATTAATTACTGTATGCACTATTGTATATAACATGTCATCCACTCTCCAATCTATTTAATTCCAGCTTCCTTACACAACTCTAAAAACTCATCCTGGCTAATTTGCATTTCTGGTTTAATAGTTGTCTCATAATAATGAATTGTATCTGCCACAAGATTATAATTCTTATCAGACTTTGCAAGATCAACCATTGATGCTAATGTAAATTTTACAATACCTATGTATGTTTTCTTATCTATTTTGTCCATATTATTCACTCCAATCTTCAAAAGAATCTATTATTTAATCGTATTAATTGTCCGTTGCCATTTATCCCAAATCCTCTCGTTTCGTGGTTGCCCACCAATCCAATTTAAAATATTTAATATCTCACTTTTAGACTGATAGTATATACAGCATGTTTCTCCTATATAATTAGTATCAACCACGTTTCTAATATATTGTATCTTTTTCTCTTTAGCTGGCAGATTTACGTTAATCCAAGCAATAATCTCTTCGTTTCCATAAATTCTCAGTCGCAGCCTTTTGATTTTGCTCCCCTTCTTGTTTCTCGCACTCATTAAATCAATAATAGCGTGAAGTTCCATATAAGCACGAATAAATTCTTGTGGATAATATATTTCTGACAATGTAGGAATTACACTAATGTTCCTTACCTTGATACACCATTGTGTCTTTCCGTCTCTATCTATATTATGCCGAGATGGATACGATTTATATGGAACTTCACTTTCTATTGTTTTTGAATAATATGGATCTAAATTTCTTACAAAAAGAAATTCTTTTCCATTTTCTTTTGCAATATATCCAGTCCCATATGCTATTCCTAAACTATAATCAGTCATCAAATCCCTCAAAATTGTTATGTATAAATTCTTTCACATTTTTCATGTTAATTTCTATATGACGTGCAGACATCATATTTCCTAAATCTATTATAGCGTCAGTAGCATATACTACATATGAGTTGTGACCAAGATCACAAAGTTCATCGGTCCAAATTTTTCCACTTTCTGTATCAAACATTAAATTTCCGTATAAAAGACCATAAGGATCTCCTTTGTTTGCTCTTTTATAGTCACCGATTGCTGTTTTTAAACCTTTTATTTTCATATAAATCGACCTCCAAATTCATGAGAATCACTTCTCTTCGTATAGATTTGTGTGTACAATGGCTATGAACCCATAGTCTCTATCTGATTGATTTCTCTTTCAGAATACCTTATTCTCTATTCTACACAATATCATTCAATAACTCAATCACTTCATCAAGTTTATCATTCGCTTCTTCCATATTATCAATTGCATCTTCCGAACACATTCCTCTATAACTGCTCTGCAATCCTTCGGGCATATTATCAAATGCTTCCTGTTCTTCATTTAATATAGAAGATAGCTCACCTGAAACTTCCTTCAAATCGGTTTTAATCAAATCAATTTGAGTTTTGAGTTGCCTTATCTTTTCTCTTCTCTGTTTATTCATTATCTATCACCCCATAATGCATGGACTACATCATAATCACTTGGCATACATGTACATGTCAAAGCTCCAAAATTCAACTTATTAAATTCTTCTTTTGTAATTTCAATTCCCATATCACCATCAACAGTAGTATTATAATCAAGTTTTCCTTGACATTCTGGACGGAAATACCATACTCTATAGAACTCTTTACCAGTCTTACTATTTTTACCACTAAACAAGCAGGTAATTGTTCTGCCTGAACTAATTTCAGTTGTAACAGTTTTTCCGAAATATGGATTGTATTGACTATATACATTTTTTCCGTATTTCAAATTTTCCTGTTTATCATGTTCACTCATTGCAAATAACTGCTGTGTACCTCTTCCATAAGAAGTGTCGTACACCTTACTGCTATTAACACCAACAGTTGAATATAATTTAACTCCGTTCCTGTCTGTTGTTTCCACTCTTTTTACTCGCTCACCATTGATGTAATCATTGCAAAGTCTATCCATATAATGAACATTCCCGTTTTCATCAACTGTACGAGTAGTTTTCTTCATATCATAATTGTCATACGCTGCCTTTGCAGCACTTCCTGTATATATTCCTAAAAACGCTAATAGTCCCCCGAACATATTCATCAACCACCTTTCTCTTTTATATTATTTTCTCCACTTTTCCATTTCGTCAACCGACTTCTTGTTTAAGTTATTATACATATCTTGTCTCTTACGAGATTTTTCCTTTTTGTTTGCCTTCCAAGGAAGATAAATACATACATATCCTGCTATTAAACATCCGATTAACTGTGCCATAATAATTACCTCTTTGCTTTCCATTTGTGTTCTGCTATACTATTCTTTATCGGAGGAACTAATCATGATAAAAGAATTTATAACAGATGTTTGCAAACTGCTTGAAATAAAAGTGCCAAACATTTCATATGACACTATTCATTTTGCTACTAAAACAACATTAGCTCAATGCGAACCAGTAACTAATACAATTTACCTTAATAAAGTAAACAAACCAAATCCAGACTATATATTTTCCATTGCTCATGAACTTCGTCATATTTATCAATATCAAACTGATGAGGTATTTTATTTATCAGGATATAAACCATCTAACAAATGTTCATCAGTTGAAGAATATAATCTTCAAATTGCTGAAGTAGATGCTAATGCATTTGCCTCTATTGTTATGACCGATTTCTTTTCAATAAAACCACAATGGAACGGATTATCTAATAAAGTCATTAATGAAATAAATAAAAGAATTAATATAATAATTCACGAATTAAACATCTAATTCTCTGCTCCATTTCATCATATGAACATACTTCGTTGGATTCAAAATCTGGCATCAAGACATAATCATTAAATTCGTTTGCTTCGACATTCCAATTACCACCAGATGCAAAACATAAATCTCCATTTGCTCTAATACCTAAGTCATCAAGCTTCATTTGAGACTCAACCAGATCTAAGATATAATCTAATAAATGCTTGCCGCTTGGTAATTCATAATTACCTTTTCTTTTATCAATTTTCCAACAACTACGCAATTTAATAATTTTCTTAAAATTTTCACGTTTCATATAATTACCACCTTTCAACTATCAAAAATTATTATAATAATAAAATAGAATTGCCATTATTGACAATTCTACTTCTCATTTATTATTCCTCGGCAAATATCGGATCACATTAATTAACTCTTATTCATCCCAATATTCTGTTTACTGCTTTATTAATTTCCATTATTTCTGCCGTTGTGCAATACCGTAAGTATCGACCTATTTCCGTTTTCTGTTTATGATAGATCCGATCAGGATTTTCGAGCTGCATCAGTAATACAATATCATCTGTTATATTGCGTTCTGCCTTAGATACAACCACCATTTCCGTTCCATCACATCCATATACCTCATAAGGATTAATAATCTCCATTTGTTCTCCTATATTTTCCATTTACTATCTTTGTCATAACCACCAGATACCATCTTACTTTTTATCTGTGATGGGCTTTTACCAGCATCCATAGCCATTTTTCCGATTGACACCTTATCAAGATCATAGCTATTTACTTTTGCCTCAATGTATATCTTGCGTCCTATACAAATAAGAGCGATTGTAATAATCAATGCTAGACTGTCCATATCATCATCTCCTTTTTCTTTATATACAGCTTTAAATTATACGTTCTACGATGTATCTATTTATTTAAACTATTTTAAAATAAAAGATTAATATTTACATTCCAATATGTGTCTATTAAATTATTAGTTAAAAAATTATAAATATTTTCTTGTCTTTAACTGATTCTGTAATGTTAATAATGTCTTGACCATGATTTTCTGTTTTTCATCTTTGCTTACATCTGCATCATCTTCAGTCAGCTTCAACAAATCATCTGGTGCATTTAATGATGTCCCATTATAAATCATTAATGTATAATTCAGGAAATCATTCACATCACGTCTTTCTGAAGCATTTAATGCTTTCATATACCAGCCCTTACATTTTGTCATTGCATCAACTTCCATTTATCTCCCTCCTTTCTCTTATATATGTAATGATTATACCATACTAGGCGACTCTTTCCCATCCCTGTTCTACAATTTCTGCGTTCAGATCAGGGTTATTTATGTTTTCGCCGTTATAATACTGATAGAAACTTATCATATCAACCATGTTTCCATCGCTATCATATAACTCATAGTATGTATCTGCTACCCTATCGGATTTACTAGCTGCAACCTCATCCGCTCCGATAGTATTAATATAGCCGTTGTTATGTACAAAATTTTTCGCATCTGCGTATTCCATATTATTTAATACTGTAATATCTACCATAAAAATTCCTCCTTAATAATAAAACCTGCGAGTAATTGTTACCCACAGGTTATTAGATACGTTATTTCATTGATTGCTGACTAATTCCTTCTCCATAGATTTCGCTTTGCATGTCAACTATACCTCGCACATATTGTCCAAGTTCCTGATTTGTGCAAGGTTCTAACATGTTTCTTGCCTTTCTTCGGATTAGTCTATATGCGAGTGATTCATTCTTCGTTTCTGTTATATTGATATTTATTTCCATTACATCACCTCCAAATAAATTTCCGTTTCCTATGCTACAAAATCTGTATCTGCCATATCAGATAAATTACTTGTTGTCTTAACACTTTTAATGTCATAAGATAATCCACTCTTTATCATTACGGCTTTTGCAAGGATTCCTACTTCCTCTGTATTAAACCCAGATACAAATACAGTTTTCCCGTTGTTAAAAGTTACAATATAATGATTCTGTTTCATTTTTAATTCTCCTTTCTAAATCGCTGATTCTTAGGCTTTCTTTCCAAGATAATACTTAACAATCTTTTTAAAATCTTTATCACTTGCATAAGCAAACCTGGGCTTTGTTCCATTTGAATTAAATTCAGTTACACTTGAAATTGCATATCCTTGTACGGTTAATCCTGCCAAATATACAAGTAAGTTCAGTTTGTATCCGAGACTGTCAAACTGAATTTCTTTTCTTAATTTCTGTACTTCTTTATCGTAATTGTCATCCACTTCGACAATCATTTCAGAAGCATATGTATTAACTTTATATAATCTATTGTTGATTTTTCTTACCATATTATTTCCTCACTTTCTCAGTAAATCATCGTTTCATTAGAAATACTGAACATCGTCTAGCTGATTAGGCTTATAAGTTCCGTACATTTCCCAGTATATTCTACAGACATCTTCGTTTACTTCCATGTCAGAAGCTTTCTTTATGTCTAAGACTTCTTTGTGTAAATCTGGATTAAAAACTTCATTAATTGCATCTTCAATATCTTTTGCCCATCCTCTCATAAAGATAGGTGGATGTTCTCTATGCCTAGGTTGCAATATGACGATAAATTCCGTATTACGTTTTACCATAATAATTCCTCCAATCTTAAAATGAAATTGCTATTTCCTTTGCCATTTTAGTTCTGAAATACAACGTCTGATATTTCTTTTATTAATCTTTCAGCATCATTAACTCGCCTTGCTAAAACATCATCTGTACAAAAATCCCATTGTTCATCTTCATTTACCTTTTTTATTATCTGTAATGACTGAGATAATAATGTGTTAATGCTTCCTAATGCTTTTAATGTATTATCTTTATCAATAATATGTTTTGCCATATAATCACACTCCTATCTGCTCCATTGACCAACTTTATTTCCGTTTATGTCAATGATGTTTCCTCTTGTTACACCATCTTCAAGTTTTCTGCAAATATCTTCAAGAAGTCTTTTACATTCAATAGCTTCATCAAATTCACTTGCTTCACCTGTAAATGGATCACAAAATGCTGCATTGCCTGTTTCAATTTCAATTTTCAGCATAACATTTTACCTCCTATACCCATGCTGGCTTTACTTTAGTTTCTGGTAAACTTTCTAGCCACTCAATTATATCCTGTGGTACTTCTTCCATCTTCCAAGCAGTTCCGTATTTATAGCCGCACACTGGACATTCTCTACCAATAAAACCGAGTTTGTGATCTTTATATGAAATCCAACCTCTTGTCTTATATTCTGTATTTGAATGTCCTAAACAATCTTTCTCTTTTAATTCATATGCATTTTTATATAAATTTCCATATTTTTCAAAGATATCTTCATCATTGTAAACATCAATAGAATATTCCATATTTGCATATACGGTTTCTTCTTTTGTCGGATAAAAAGGTTCTCCATTTTTTAAACACTCCACCGCTCTTTTCTTTGCGTTGTCTTTTTTCTGACACGCTTCTTTCGTCAAAGTCCATTTCTCAATTTTAACTTTATCCTGAGTGTGTTCTGCCCATCCAAGTTCTCTCATGTGTTCACAATAAGGACGCATATCATTCAAATGCCATCTATCCCAAATATCACATAATTTGTTAAGCATTTCCGTTGTCCACTCATCTGTTGGTGAACCATTTCTAATTTCATCTACACACTGACCAGCAGAGCCAAGGCAATCTCCATTTGATAATGGCGCAACTACACCACACATACTTAATTTTGAGTCTTTATATTCAATTTTTACAAATGCATTTCTATCTACTTCGTTTCCTGTTTTTGTGTAAACCTTACACTTACATGGGTTAATGATTTTATACATAATTACGCCTCCTTAATTTCTTTTAACATACTGTTAATACACAACATTAAATTTTCTTCCATATTTTCTTTAGCCATTTCCAGATGGTCGTTTACCTGTTTTCTGATTTCTTTTTCTGTTACATTGTGACCATAATTTGCAATCACTTCATCCATAATTTGCCTATATGTAAAACCTAAAAGTAAGTCCTCATTTTCATGTATTGACAAATTATAAGTAAACTCTTTTCCATTCCGTGAATCCGTTTCAGGATTATATAACCATATACTCATAATTCGTTTCCTCGCTTTCTTATAATAAAATAGGCAGCTAGTAGATTATTCTCCTAACTGCCTTGCGGTTACTATAAATTTATTGCATTTCCATCTTCATCATATTCAATCGGTGTAATGTGAACTGCATAACCGATTCCTTTTTCTTTGTCGTAAATTTCCATTGTATCACCTACACAAAATTCAAATGAGAATCGCTTATCATCCGATTCAATCAGCTTAATCAAATGATCCGTAAGCTCATTTAAGTTCCGTGCGTCCTCTTTTGACTTTTCAATACTTGTCATTTCGCTTCACTCCTTCATAAGAGGTCTTAATTTCAACTACTACAAATAATTCCACTGTTCGTTATCTAACATAATGCCTACTGCTACTATGTTAGCATTTACATGCATTTCCCTTACCTTGTTAACTGCTTCATGCGGGGTGATAGCATTATCAATAACATCAACATTCTCTCTGCCTTCTCTTAACCACACAACTAAGTATCTATTCATAATTTGCTCCTTTCCTTTGAAATGCGAATTTATTTACCATCCTGGTGTTTGTAATTTCAATACATCTTTCATGGCAAGTTCCATTCGTTCGATCTTACTCTGCATTTCCACTAACTTTACCTGCATATATGCTTCTTTTTGTGTTTCAAAAAAGCCTTCATAAGCAAAGTCTTTGAGATTAGATAACAGGTCATCTGCACCAAATTCTTTTATTGCATAGTCAGAAAACACTCCCTGAGACAATGCATAATTATTTCCGTATTTCTTTTTTTCATCAGGGTTTAATTCGTAAATTCCCCAACTATTTCCTAATAATTCATTCTTTTTAATTTCTTGTATCAATTTCATTTCTTACCTTCCTTTCTAATCCAAAGAAACATGTATTAGTCCTCTTTTATGCTCTGTGCCTCTGTAATAATTTCATCTAACTTTTTATAAACATCTTTGCCATAACCTGGATGTTCATGTTCAAAATCTAAATGTTTTAACCAGTCCTTAATTGTTTTTGCGTTCTCTTCAATAATACTCATTCCGTTTCTCCTTTCTAATTTATAGGAAACACGCATTTACTCATTCATTTTCCATTTCAATCTACTTGCGTTTATACATCTATCCTGAATGTCATAATTAAATTCTTTCTTCGCTCCCTCAATTAAATTTTCAGGTGTATCTCCGTCTTCTTCATTTATTTCATATTCAATGATTCCAATTATTTTTGCCATATTCTTCTAACTCCATTTGAAATATCCATTTATTCTCTTTTATTTTCTTTTCCGTTTTCTGTTGCAATGTTTCCCTGCGTGGCGACACTGAAAATCATATACTGCTTTTCTGTTCTTTTTCTGCACTACATTCTCTAATGCCATACGTTTAGCCTGTTCATAATCTGGATTCATAAAATAACCATCCTTTCTTTCTGCTTCATAGTGTTCTATTAATATATCTATTTATATCTCCATTCCGCATGTTTTCTGCTAACTACCTCTCAATGATAATTTTTGAATTATCTATATTTTCTTCTTTGACGGCAACAGGTAAAATAATAGCCTCTCCGATATCTGTTTTAATATGAAGAGGTGCTTTCTTCCCTAAATATATGACCTCTGCAATATTTCCATCATCAATGATAGAAAATGCTTTATCTATCAATCCAATCTTAAAAAATGTTTCTTTGTATTTTAGTAAATACTGAAAATTTTCATTATTACCTGTTTCTTTTTTCAAGTATTTATATCCTTTGCTTTTTGCTTCTGCCAATAGATCATTGATGCTTAAATTTTCGCTCTCTGCTTTATATTTTCCAATATCAAATATACTTACAATATTTAAATAATCGTTACATGTTTCCATTGCTCCAATGCCTTCTGTGGTTAATACCGCACAATATGTATCACAAAAAGCATTATATTTTTTTCCATTGTATGAAATATTTGTTCCTGGTTTATTCATAAATTCTCTAGTATCTTTCGATTTTCCGGCAAAGTATCTTTTCATCGCTGCATAGCGTTTTTTAGCCGTTCCATTTTCTGTTAATGTGTTTGCGTATATCTCGCTAGATAAAAGCTGTTTCAATTCTTCTATCTCTCCATTGTTTAACATTTCCAATATTTTTGTATTTTTCATAAGATCAACTTCCTTTCTATTCAAATCTTTTATATTGCTTCGATTTCTACGTTGTTATCATTTACATAAATGTTGTACCATTTGTTTTTATATTCAAGTGTCATGCCATCCAACGCACTAACACATTTTGTTCCAATTTTTCGCATAGCATATTTTACTATTGTATTTTCAAGTTCTTCTGTCATGTTCTTACCTCCTCTATAAACTTCTTAATAATAAGTAATGTATTCTCTCCGCTTCCTCTGTTGTATTTGAAAAGATCACTTTTTCAGGCTGCCCATATTTTCCAAAAATCTCTGATATATAACCGCCGTTGCAATAGTATGTTGATACCATATGATTATTTTTAATATTACGATAAAATTTTCCCATATTATGACCTCCTCTATTCTTCTATTAATGATAATTTCCAGCATTTCCACAGACACGCCAGAGCACATAAGCAGCAATTTATCGGGATATAGTACCAATTCCCTTCTAGTAAAAATTTCATGCCTATACATAAAAATGGTAACATAATAAACATATAATTACTTTTTACCATGTTGATGATCTGCTTTTTTATTCTCTCTTTCCGCTTCATTTTCCGGCGTGCTTCTCTCTTTTTGTAAATATGTACCGCTTCATTATATGTGTATAATCTGATCGTATTTGTATTTTCCATCTTTCCATTTCTCCTGTTTGCTTTAAGCTATCTTCTCAATTCTTCCAGTTCTGCAATTCTCAAAAATTCCATCCGATAATTGACTATCTAATATAGATATACAGTCACTTTCTGTTTCTGCCGTAATAGATAAAATAGTATATTGGTTTGATCCTGTATGATCTGCATTTAAAACATGCACTAAACTATTTTCTAATGTTATCGTATAAGATTTATTAAAACTTTCTTTCTGTCTATGTCCATCTATTCCATATATTTTGTATATTTTTGTTACCATTTTTTGTACATCCTTAAATTTCAATAAAAAAGCAACCCATATATTCGTATGAGTTGCTTTCTAAATTGTTATTTTTTAATAGTCAAGTAATATTCCTCCCATCCTTTACCATATCCGGCATGGCTCTGTTGAGTGATAATAATTAAGTCATCTATATGATATTCTAAAATATAAGCATTTTCCACATTTGATTCTTTATATAAATATCTATCATACAGATATTTTATAAATAGATTATATTGTTTTTCCGATATTCTTTTACCTTTGCAAGTATCAAACGATGGTAAAAATACAGTTTTAAACCATTTCATATTTTTATTGCCTCCTATATTTATATTATAATTTGTACTTATTCAATGACAAGCTGCCTTTATTAATAAATTCGTCTAATAATTCTACCGCCTGGATTTCTAATAATTGTGTAGTGTATACACAAGTGATTAAAAAAGATCTAATTGTTTGGGCGGTTAGATCACTTTCTTTATTTGCTTCTATTAACATTTTTCTTGTAATGTTTTCACATTGTATAGCGTTCATATGTCATACCTCTTGTAATTCTTCTATTTTATATTCCAGGTTTTCCTCTTCTGTTATTTCACTAATTGCCTGATTTAAAAGGTAGCATCGAATAGAACAATCTATTGCTTCATAATTATTAGAATACCACCAGTTCATTACCTGATCTTTGCAACCAAATTCTTCAGCCATTTCTATGACTAATTCTTTGTTATCATCAACGTATTTTTTTGCCTTTGCTCTATTACAAGTGTATGATCCGCTTGCATTTCCTGTCACATCGTCATTGATCCATAAATCATCATGGAGCTTTTCTTTTAATTCTTCGATATCGCCAAATTCCGAAAGATCAATATTTTCTTCTATATACTCTTTTACGTCCTCTTTTACTGCTTCTAAATAGTTATACATAATAGTCAACCTCCTGTTTTTTTGTTTTATTCTCTCTTTATTTTTTTATATTACTTCGATGCAGCTCACACGCCATTCTGGATGATTTGCAAGAATTTCATTAATTTCTCGATCTGTCATACATTCACACCAGTATTTTACTTCATTACATTCATTTACTATTGCACTTTTATACATATATAAATCCCTCCTTATAGATCGTATTTTCTACTATCAACCAAAACGATCAAACCGCATATGATACAGTTCAACCGCTTTATTATCGAATCGTTAGAAAAAATTTATTAAGTATTCACACAAACAAAAAAAGAAAGATCAATATTTTTTCAACTTGTGATACTTCTATTGATCTCTCTTTATATGCGGTGTTACGGACAGGGAAAAGAATCATTTATAAACGCTTCTACTACTTGCCGCCGATCCAGGTCTTACGTTTTTGCCCGATTAATTTATAAATCAAAATCTTATATACCGTATAGGTTGCATTTTTGTTTGCGTTGTATAATTAATAAAAAATTGTTTTGCTCAAAATTTGTTTAGCGTGATCAATTCACCTGTTCGTTTTTTTCTAATAGGTTTATTAATCTGCAATGCTGCAATCCCTATCGTTTCACGATGCCAACTGTTAGTTTACCGTGGTTACTTCCAAGTAGTAACAACTCATTTAGTTGTTATCTACCTTGTAATTTTAGAAGGTTAGCGGTTAGCCCCTGTTTTGCTAATCGGTTTATATACGGAAACTTATGTTTCATTTTCTAAATTTATTATACCTTATTTTTGTTTACTTGTCAATACATTTGTTTCGTTTTCTAAACTTTTATTTGAATTTTATCGGTTCATGTGATATACTATCAAAAAAAATATAGAGGTGGTAAAAATGGCAATTAGATTTTATAAATTCTATGATTATATGTCACGCAATGATATAAGTAAAACCGATGTAAAAAATACTTTGGGTATATCGTCGGCAACGTCTGCAAGGCTTTTTAATAATGAAAACGTGTCATTACAAGTTGTTAATGATATTTGTAAATATTATAAATTACAGCCAGCGGATATCATGGAATTTATACCAGATCCAGAAAATTAAAAGTATTGATTTTCAAAGTGCTAGAAATGGCAAGTTGTAATTGAATACCACGGCTTTACCGCTTGCCAGTATGTCTTATTTTAAAATGTTGCTAATGATTCATCAGGAAACCTTTAAAATATGTATAGTGCGGATGATCTGGCGGTTATGGCGTAAAGTGTGCCTGTGTTATCGCCTTTAAGTAATTTACCATTCAAACCATATATACCAGATGCATAACCGACTTGTGACAGGTAGCTTTCTTTTTCTATGATCTTTTTGTATGTGTCATTATTGCCTTTTGTAAGATCAACGGCTAAACCGTTACTTACAAGGCTTTTTAGTTGCTTAAGTGTATATTTTCTCATATGTCATACCTCCTATTTATTGATGATCTGGAAGCCTTCGTGCTCAGCCTTGCGGATCTGGTTTATTGTCATTCGAGTTGTGGCGATGTATTCACCGTTTAATTTTATTGTTACTAACATATAGAACAACCTCCTTTTATGTGGTAGTTAGTCTAGCCTTGCTAGGCATTGCTTACCTTTATCTTATGTATTAATTATAAGGTAAAACGCCTTATTTGTCAAGTGTTTTATAAATTATTTTAACTTATTTTTAAATGTATTTACATTATTTGCACGGTATTTTATTATAATTGTTTGACTTTTTACCTTGCTTGTGATAAATTACATTATAAAAAAGAAAGGAAATATAAAAGAATATGTTTATATACGATAACCCCGGACAAATGAAAAAAGAAATAAAAAAAAGTATAACCGATAACGATATGACGGCAAGGGAAATATGCGATAAATTAGATATGTTGCCACAGACATACCAGACGCTAATTAATAAAAAAAATTTTAGTTTTGTTGATATGAAAAAAATTTGTAATGCTATGGGCTGTGATCTGGTCATAGATATAGTGAAAAGATCATAGATGGATCATGCATAGATCAAACAATAGTATTTTTATATTGTGTGACAGTTTATTGAATTGTGTATAATTTTGACACAATTTATATTATTGTATATACTATTTATTATATTGTGTGTTTATTGTGTACAATATAATATATTGTGTATACAATTATTTATTTTATTTTGAATTGTGTATATTATTTATAGAATTGTGTGTGTGGTATGAGTAATTTTGTGCAATGTTTTAATCGTGTGTTGTTTTGATATAATTGTTTGAATTGTATAGACAATTTAAAATTACCATATAATTATAGCCAATTTTTGCCGAACTGGTAAAAGATCATATAAATAGATCATACCAGATATACCAGGGTGCAGTTATTAAAATGCTGCGGAAAAATGAGAAAATACCGTCATTTTTCAGTATTAAAATATAGGTGGTATGTTTACATTTTTAAGGTCAGAGCAGAGCGAGGAAAAGCGTGTATCTGTTCCATTCACACGAAACTCTTAAAATCCCAAGTATATCCATCATTTTTACCACTCTCCCATTCCTACTACTAAAAATCACCCACTTCGATATTGAGTTCGACAAACCTCTTGTAAATCAATCAATTTTAACCATTTCTATAATATGTAAAATAACCATCTTGTTATCAAACACTCAATTCAGCCAAAAAAATTAAGCAATTTACGAACATAATCTAAATTAAGTCGAATATCACTCAATTTACCAAACTAAAAATACAAATTATACCTAGCTCAAGCTTACATTCCAATAGAAAATTAACTATAATTTCAAAATCAGCACCAACGCATTTCTCATCAATCGCCGAACTTAATTTTTAATATATATATTCTAACTTGCTATTCTATGTCCAATTCACTCTCAAACAGATAATAACCTAATAGAAACACAAAAAAATAATTATTGAACCAGGAAGATTTACAATGAACAAACCAACCAAATATTATCTTGTACCAATGTGGAACTATAAGAATTATAAAATGAAAAGTCATCTTACCCTCATAAAAGCAACAGATAAATACCAAGCAATGCTTATAGCAATATGATCTCATAATTAATCTGCCAGTGATAAACAAGGATATAAAACACCAGTTATGAAAAAAGATCAATGACATGTGGATTATAATTACAATGCATATCAAGAAAATAGAAAATCCAGAACAGATATTTACCTATATGAGTAGGTAATGCACATATTAAAACATATTAAAATTAAAGGCAGATGATTAACTTCATCTGTCTTATTTTTATTTAAAACATAATTACTTGACTAATTCGTATCAAATCGACACAAAAATCAATTTTATCTTCTACCCTACCAATCTATCAACAAAGATATAAAAATAGAAATTTACCCTCAAAACGATCGATTTAGTTCCCATAACTTCATATAAAGAATGTAATGACATACGCCAGTATAAAAATAGTCCCTTTGATAAGGGATGGTATTTTCGCAGCGTAGCAAGAAAATAATTTTGGGATAGACCATATCAATTACTAAATATATGTCAACACAAACAGAGAATAAAAATAAGAAAGATTAATCAACAGAAAGGAACATAATACTATGTCAACATTTAAAACACAGCTACCTACATATTTTGAAACACAAACATTAAATTTAACACCATTAACAGTATTAACTGGTTGTAACAATACTGGTAAAACAACAATTCTACAACAATGTCGATCACAATACTCTTCAGCACAATATTTTAAATGGAAAGAATGCTCTATTGCTTTGGCAGATATAGAACATAATATTATGATCAATAGTGTAATTATATTAGAGCAGCCAGAATGTGCATTACATCCTATTCTACAATTAGAGATAGCCGACAAAATAATTGAATTAATAAACCGATCACAGATAACAATAGTTGAAACTCACAGTGATCATATTATAAACAGGCTTACTAGAAGATATATTGAAGGTGTAGTTACTGATGAAGATATGACAATTTATCATTTAATAAAAGAAAACTCAAAGACTAAAATAGATCATGTTCCTATAGATAAAGAAAAAGGAATTTATTACGAGAAGCCAAGTTTCTTTTATCAAATCATAGAAGAAACCGAAGCAATTCTTCAGGCAGGTTACAATAATTATATTAATAGATGTGTAGAAATAGAGAATAAATAACTATCAATTATCAAGGAGGACATAAAAATGGATAATAAAACAATGACAGATATAATTCTGATTTGCAAAGGACACTATGATAAATCTAAACATGAAACAAAATTAGACGCACTTAGTTCATATTACAATTCATGTTACAGAAGAGGAAATATTCAAGTTTCGTTACTTCCAATAGAATTTATATTTAAGGTATACATAAAACCAACAGTATTAGAAGCAATCAAAAGAGATTCATCATTAGCAATGTATCTCTTTCAACCAACAGTGTTAGAATCTTACAAATGGAATAGCCGTAAATTAAAATCAGCAACAGAAGTAATGTACTACAGATGTATCACTCTAATACAAATGATAAAACCTAGTACATTTAATTTATCATTACCAGATGAAGATAATCCAATTATTATAATCTAATCACTATCCTATCCATAGGAAATTACTGAATTCACAACAAGATTTTAATACCAAATAAAAAATCTATTATACAACCAATTTATCATCGAAAGGAATAATTATGAACAATTTTGATCAAGAAATATCAAAGTACAGGAAGAATACAGGAAGTAATATTTCTAAGATTGAGAAGAAATCAAAACACAAGCATCAATATGAGGAATGTATTATAAGATATAAGTTTTCTTTTATGGGAAAGAATAATCTTCATACAGAATTAAGTAGCTATTGTACTATCTGTGGAAAAATAGGTGATAGATTTAGCAAAGAGAAAAGTATTGTAGAAGAAAAAACTATTCATAAGCAGTTACCTAATGGAATGAAATACCTAACTCATATGTCTGGTAAAGAAATATATGAACAATATCATGACATATTACCTGTATTCAATGCTGAGTTTAGTGATAAATATATAGATCTTAATCAGAGAGAAAATTAATGAAAAATAATCATATAGGTACATCTCATATGCACCCAAATGAAAATTATCAACCAATAACAAGCAATCAAATTTTTACGGAGTAAATGGGCGTTAGACCATTTACGAAGTTATTATACTTTTTTATATATTTATGCTTTTTTTATATAACTCTTTATGCTTTTATACTATATACCTACTTTTTGGGAAAATTTTCACACAGAATTAAGTACCCCTTTGGGAAAATTTTCACACAAACTTAATAGGTAGTGTTAAATCTTTGGGAAAATTTTCACACAGAATTTTTTAACGAAAGGAGCGATTAAAATCGACAACTATATTTATCTATCCGAAAAAGATAAAAAAATAACATCAGTTGGATTTTCAAAAAAAGAAATCAAAAATCACAAAGGTATTTCAGGTTTAAAATACTATCTCATCATATTATATCTAAGGAAACATGTACAAACATTTGGACAAGTTACTCTCACACTTAATGATTTGCTACAAGAAATTGGATATTCTACAAAAACAAATAATAAATCCATATACTCTGATTTTCGAGAAATTATTAAAACAGAACTAATAAACAAAGGTTATGCAAGCTGTAATACAGACATTTTTGTTGTTAAACCAAATGATTTATTTTATCTTCAATTATCTTATGAACGTAATGTTTTTTTTACAGAGGACAGTTTTGTACAGATTACTATTTCTGAATATGAAAAAATCTGTTCTCTCTCATCTAAAATTAATAAATCTATTCTATTGGGCATTTATCTCTATATAAAGCAATTTATCATGAATTATCCAGGAGATATTGCACCTGCTAAGATTTCTTTTCCATCTAAATCTCAAATTGCCAAAGGATTAGATACCTCTATCTCAACAGTTGAAAACGGATTATCTGTTTTAGAATCCTATAAACTAATTTATATAAGAAGAGATATGTTTGTGGAGAATAAAAAAGAAGAAGGTGTGTTTGTTCCTACAAGAAATGTATATGCTCTTGATCCAATGGAATTAGAAGGTGATTCTGTTTTAATCGAATTAGAAAGAATTTATGGAAAGAGAATATATAACAAGGATGACGTGCCTGGTGAAATAAGATATTTAACAAAAATGAAAGGAGAATAAAAGTATGGGAAGAATGGTAAAAATTACAGGAACAAATGAAATAGGTGATTCAAATCAATTATATAAAATTGGCACAAAATGGTTCAAGAACAAAGAACATTATATTAACACATTAAAATCATCCAATATTTCATATCAAACAGTATTAGATTTATTAGAGTCTGATAAAAATTGTTTATTTTCTGATAACGTAAAAACTAAGATTATTAAGTTATTAGAAAACGAATTGTAAATAAGAGAATAAACATATGACACAAATTAACGCAACACTATAAAAGGAGCGACATACATGGAAAAATATTTAACAGAGAAAGGAAACAAAAAATTATATGAATTATACTACACCAAAAATTTATGTAGATCCATCAGAATATAGAGGGCTGATCTACGAATCAGATTTTGACACTACTAACGCTACTTCCCACAATATTGCGGCGAGAATTGAATCAGATATGCGGTTCAATCGAGCATGTCGGTTAGGGAAAGTCTATGATCAATATACATATAAGAGAGGTATTAAAAATGCTTAGATACGAAAATATTGGAACAGTTTGTATAAAAATTGACTTACATAATAGGAATTATTCAGTAATTGCTATTGCTAAATGGAATAAAGAGACAGAAAAATATATGACTACATTATATTTAAAAGAAAATAGTGTAGAGCTGCTTGATCTCATGGAAAAATATAAAGATGTCGAATTTGCTTCAGACTCCTCTTCTATCCGTAATGATATATTACAGGAAGTATCGAAATTAAATGATCACGATTCATTCAAATATTACATGGATCGCTACGATCTTGAACAAAAATGTTTCGATAGAGGCTTGGAAATTGTTACTAGAGAGGAATTAAATAAATGAATATTATGAACTGTACATGTGAGTATTGCGGACAACTTCATCATATTCCAGGATGCCCTAATTATAAAGAATATAAAAGCAATGTTATATGTGCCGAATGTGGCGAAGAAATTTGCATTGGAGACAAATATGTGCGAAATGATGTTGGACAATATGCTCATGTAGATTGTTTTGATAGAACTAAAGATATGGCTATTTTTCTAGGCTATAGGATTTATGAAATGACGGAGGACGATTATGGAGAATAAATATAATAGCGAAGATTTGTATAATATGGCAGCGACTCTTCCTCTATCAGAGTGTCCGATGAGTAATATGGTTGATTGTACTGGTTGTGAATCTTTGCATGTGTGTTATGAAGAGAATAATCCGATAAATGATGAATGCAAGGAGGAATTTTAAATGAATAAACAATCTGATGATAAAGAATATACGAAAGAATTAACAATGAAATTAATAACAGAACATTTATCTGCGTGTGAAATGGGTATTGATTTTTATTGTATTAGATGCTTTAACATAAATCATTGTAAGCGATTAGCTTTAAAAAAATTGGCTACTGAGCTTGTTTATGATATAGATCAGTGGATATTGGAACAATTAAATACGGAGGTATAACTATTTGAATAATACGGGAGTTTACATACCATCATCTATTGATTCAAAACATATTTATTCTGATTCAATATATAATCACTTCTTTCCTATGATTAATAAATATAAAATGCGTCAGAAATATAACTATTGCGATGGATATAATAAATATTACAAAACGTCTTAAGCATATTCTAACGATACTTTCCCAGAACTTTATAAATAAGAGGTGATTTATATAAAAAAAGTACAATATACATTGGTTAAAATACCAATAAGAGAACTTATCGATGGAGATTTTAATATTCAGATTAATAGAGATACAGAAATCAAAAAAGAATATCTTATCAAACAAGGTGACTCTCCTTTATTTGATCAGATTCAGAGACTTCGTGGTGAATTATCATCTCATATAAATGAACTTATGTTAGTTGTAGCAAAGAAAAATCCAAAACAGGAAGAATCTCTTAGAAAAATTCTAAATGATGGATTCACATATAATGGAATCCACTATTCTCGTTTTGGTAAATCAGCTTCACAAGGTAAAGATGGAATAACTGCATTTGTATGTGATGAAATTTTTGATGAGTTATATTTGATTACTCAGATGGATATTAAAATTGATGAGTGTGTTATTTCTAAATATGAAGCTCAGAGATGTTTACCATTTAGTTCATGTACTCTTATCAAAGATTACATGCCTAATATTGTGATTATCGGTGAGTATGAAAAAACATTGAAAAATCAGCTTATCAAATATGTAGTTGAAAGAGAAAAAGAATTTGTTGATGAAAGCACTGGAAAGAAAAAGAAATATAAGACTAGAGAAATTGAAGAAGGATTAAAAGATATTGGATTATCACCTTTTGACGGATGTGGTTGTCATGAAGAAAACTTTATGAATACTGTGAGTGAACAGCTTGGATTAGACTATAAAATTATTGGAACACAGGTGCGTTTGCCATTTATTAAAGGATATTCTGTGTATGTACCATTTAAACAAATTCTCAAAGAATGGGGTTACACCACTATTACTGACATTTATGGGCATGTTCATAACATTAATGATATAGATTGCATCTGGAATATTTCGATGTTTAAAGGACACAAGATTTTTAAGTCAACTTATGGTGAAAATGCATGGATTGAATATATGAATACTGTCAGAAAGTATGAATTCAAACTTGGAATCAGTAAATACAGTCATCATATTAAGCATTTAAATAAATATACACGAATGAATTTTCAGTATTTACAATGTCTGGATCTTTGGAATGATAAATATGTCAAATGTTATACAGATAAAACAAAAAAGGACTACAACATATTAGATTCTAAGAATGATGGAAAAATCATTAAGCTTGCAAAATATACCACTAATATGTATGAAAAAATTATTAAAGGTGATAAATTTTATACATATAAATTCATGGGAATTACCGACACAGAAGATTATGAGCCAGAAAGTAAATATCTTGAAGCTGCATTGGTAAATGATGTTATGCTTAAAGATCCTGCTGTTAAGCAATTTATTTATAGAAAACTTAAAAAGTCTATTGATGAAGCAAAGGTTGGTAAAATTTATTGTTCAGGTTTTTATCATACAGGTGTTGGTGATATGATTGGTTATCTTCAGTATGCTATTGGTGAAGAACCAGTTGGCTGTCTTGGAGAAAGAGAATTATATACAGCAAATTTTGAACCAGGCTATTGTTGTTCATTTCGTTCTCCACTTGTTGATCCGTCAGAGGTAAATAAGATTAAGATTGTACGAAATGACATTCTTGCAAAATGGTTTGATTATTTTAAAGACCAAGATGTAGTAATGTTTAATATGTATGATGTATCAGCTCCGCAGCAAGGCGGCGCAGATTTTGATGGAGATATTTTCTATTTAAGCAACGATCCTATCATTATTGATTCAAAGATAGATAAGCATATCATTCTTGATATTGAAGACAAAGTAACTGCTCAGTCAAAACCATATACAAAAGAGAATCTTATTGAGTATGAAGTAATGACAAGAGATAATCGTATTGGCGAAATTACTAATGTTGCAACAAGTATAGAGAATAAATATACAACTAATCCAGATATTCAAAAATTATATTCTGATTACTCTTCTCTTCTAAGAATTTTTCAGGGCAAAGAAATCGATTTCCTTAAAACGGGATTTAGATGGCATATGAATTCAGGTCTTAGAAAGCATCTCAAACAACTTCCATATTTCTTACTCCACAATTATCCTAAAAAAATGAAATCCTATATGAATATAATCAAGAAGAATAAAGACGCTTCTGATGAGGAGAAAGAATATCTTAATGCATATCACTCTCCTTCTCCTATGAATGAATTGTGTGACTATATTGAGACTTGGGAGAAGAAAAATATCTTATGGGATAATAAGGTAGACTTGGTTGATACAAGATGCTTGATTATTGATAATGATTTGGATTTGTCTGATAGAAAAGTCTTAAAGAAATGTAGGAAGTTTATAAATATGTATGCGGTTGATATTAAGCAGCATCTGAATCTACATAGAGATAAGTCGGATGATGAAGACCATAAATTCAATATGGATGAAGTTGTAAATGAATATAAGACAAGACTTCTAAATGAGATCGGATTGCCTGAAAATATTATAGCAAATTATATTATTAAAGCTTCTTACTCTTCTGTTTCTATTAGCAAATCTCTTGCATGGTCAGCTTATGGCGATTATATCATTGAAAATCTCAAGAATAATACAAATCCAAAGAGAAATATATCAATAAGAGAAGTTCCTTATAAGACGGACAACTCATATGAATATCTTGGAAAATACTATGAATTTGAGGTAGGTGATACATATTTACGACTGTAATGAAACATTTCTATATGAAATTATAGAAGATTACAAAGAAACAGAGAATAATGAGGTAAAGGACGAGATATTCAACTCGTTCTGCTCCTCAATATGGGGTTCTGATAATAAAAGACGCACATATATAAAAACAATTCATTTTAAGGTCAGAAAGGATTTACTTAATACAGAACTTGGACAAGTATTTGATACATGGTCTGGAATTGAATACAGATATTATAAGTCAATGACCAAAGAGGAAAATTGGTGTTCCATTATCAGGCAGAAAATCAATAATATTTATACAAGATATTTTGATAAAGAAGTAATTCTTAATAAGGAATACATGGATTTATTAAAGAAGCCAAAGCTAATGTACTTTGATTGGTTATCTGGAATTGAAATGGATACAGACATAGTTACTGGTATTATTGACAATACAATTGATGAAGCCGAAAAACTCAAACAACGTTTTCAAAAGGAGAAAATGACATTATCTTGGAATGAATATAAAAAGATTGTTGAAGGATTTTTGAGAAAATGTTTTGATAATTGTAAACTAATTGAGGAATACGAAGATAAGACTCAAATTGTAAATAATTATGATTTTATCACTGAGGATAATTTCTATGTTAAGTACATCAATAGATCGTTAAATGCGTATTTTCAAAATTATCAAAAAAACTATTATTCTGTTAAGCGTGGACACAATAATAAGTATTCTCGTTGCAAACGATGTGGTGGAATTATTGAAAAAACAGGAAACAAACGATTATACTGCGATAATTGTAGAAAACAAAATGACTTGGAAAGATATAAAAAATATAATAAAAAGCGTATAACCACAAATAGAAAATCCGAGTTTTCTTTGTAAAATAAGGGTTTATAGCTGTTTTTATGGTGTTATATATCACATATGGAAAACAATGAAATCAGCTTTTCTTAGCTGATAAACAGAGAATATATAATTGTCGAGAGACATTATAATATTTCGTCTAACATATAGCTATAAATCATTGCTGTGACGCTATGTGAAAAACTTGTATGTGGTGCGCCAAACCAGTTAAGTACAGCAAGCGAAACTGTACCATATACATTCTGTGGAAGATATATAGGAATCAAACCTACGGGCGATGAATCAAGACGTTTTTAAGCAGAGTTAAACATATCATGATTTCTTTGGCGGTAGCCGTACTTTCTTTCTGAAGGCATGACTACTGCTATCTCTTCCCCAATAGTTCAATGGTAGAGCACATGACTGTTAATCATGAAGTTCCAAGTTCGAGTCTTGGTTGGGGAGCTATCCTACTATGTAGGACTGGTTGGTTTCGGATCAGTGAGATAAGCGTGGTGACACGTATAAAGTGGTTCTTAGAAATGTACTAAGACTGCGACTGTAGAAATACAGTACAACGGAAAACACATAGGATTTATGCCTAACCTTACGTTCAAGGGCGACTGCTGGCGAATCTGGTTAGGTAGGTGTCTTGGGATAGGCACTGTATTAACACAGAAATGTGGGGATAATCCGTGTATGATTAGTGGGAATACCGCAAGTATAACTGCTGATTAGATTGTAGGTAGTTTTCTTAAATCGAAAGATAGGAAGCTTAATACAAAGCAAGACGATCGCAAGTCAAGCAGGATGGCGATGATTGGGCGGTATTTAAAAGGTACTGATGGTCAAATGTACACCTCGTCACCCAAATAATACATGCATACTGAGTTTGGATTAACGAAATAGTAAATTAAAACTTCCTCAAATAATAGAAGAAAAATTACTTAACAAGCAAAAGTGTGTATGACTATGGAGAGAAAAACAACTTATTGTCCTGTAATATGGACACATATGACACTCGCAAGGTGTTATGTGAGAAAGTACAAGTAGTTGCAACCGTATCAGACTGCAATCTGAGAACTCCGCAAGAGACGATGTGATAAAAGAAAATCTATAATACTTCATAGTAAGAGTTTGCTGGTTATGTCAAAACCAGTGTTGTTGTTACCTACAGTCTAATCGGCTGTGTGATAAATTGCGTCCAACCGCAATAGATGGTAGCGAAATGAGTCAATATCTCAGCTCATATATGTAAATCTCGTGTTTCGTATACGGGATTTTATTTGGGGAATTAGTTCAGTTTGGTAGAACGCATGATTTGGGATCATGAGGTCACGAGTTCGAATCTCGTATTTCCATTTGCGGTAAGGTGTAAAGGTGCATGTTGGGTTCATACCCCAAAGGGTCTGTTCGAGTCAGAGTCACGCTACTCTTCCACTTTTCTTCACTTGTGGATGAAACTAAAACAGGAAGGTGGTTTTTACAATCAACAAAATATATTTTTATGATACTAACGCACTTCTTGAATTACAAAATAAGATATTTGACCATGAATTTATTATTAGTTCTATCTCGCTTCAAGAATTGGAAAATATAAAAGTATCAAGATCAAAAGATGATCAAGTAAAGTATAATGCAAGGAAGATACTACATTTACTTGATGAAAAATCTGATAAATATAAGGTTATTATATATGACCTCTTAATTGAGACATACATATCAGACAAAAATATGGAAATCACTCCTGACACAAAAATAGTAGGAACTTGTTCATATATACAAGATAAAATATCAGAGGAAGTAATTTTCGTAACAAATGATATAGCATGTAAAATGATTGCAAGTAAGATATTTAATCTCAATGTAGAAAGCGTTGGTGAAAATCCAGACGACAAGTATTCAGGATGTTTAGAAGTCACTCTTTCTGATGAAGACATGGCATATTTTTATGAACATTTGCAAGATAATATCTATAATTTATTTGAAAATGAATATCTTATTTTAAAAAATTCTGAAAATCGAATTGTTGATACTCTTGTTTGGAGAGATGGAACATATCAAAACATTAAATTTCCCAATATAAAATCGGACTACTTTGGCATTGTAAAACCTTTAAATGGTGATGTATATCAGCAGATGGCATTGAACAGCTTTTCAAATAATCAAGTTACTATGATTAAGGGAGCTGCTGGCACAGGAAAATCATATCTCGCCATTGGTTATATGATGTGGCTTCTTGAAAAGCATAAAATTGATAGAATTATAATTTTCTGTAATACTATTGCGACCGCTAACTCTGCAAAACTTGGATATTATCCTGGAACAAAAGATGAAAAATTATTAGACAGTTCTATTGGTAATATGTTATCCGCAAAACTAGGTGGTCTATTTGGTTTAGAGAGAATGATTAATCAAGAATTAATTCAGTTGCTACCCCTCTCTGATATTAGAGGGTTTGATACCAATGGAATGCGTGCAGGAGTTTATATAACAGAGGCACAAAACATGGATATATCTCTTATGAAACTTGCATTACAGAGAATTGGAGAAGACTCTATTTGCATTGTTGATGGTGATTATAACACTCAGGTAGATCTCAGCCAGTATGCAGGAAATAACAACGGCATGAGAAGAATGTCTGAAGTATTCAGAGGACAAGATTTTTATGGAGAAATAGAACTTAAAAATATATATAGAAGTAGAATTGCTGCTGTCGCAGAAGAAATGTAGAAAGAGGTGTTATTTATTAATTTAAAACCTATATTCAATAGTTTTTTAGCAAAGCAACTACTCCATTGTGGAAATCCAATAGTTGATTTACAGAAAAATCATAAATTAAAAAATGCTACTGTTTTCTTTTTTGAAGAAACTGATAAATTTATAAAAGACTTAAAAAAACTGACTGCTGAGTAATCGGCAGTCTTTTTATATTCATTAAAAATACAACGAAAGGACAAGGTGAATAATAATGGTACTAGCAAAGAAAATTGAAAATAAATGGTGTCCGTCAAATAAAAAACATTTTGAATTGTTGGGCTATGAGTTTACTCATATGAGAGATGCTTTTTTAGTAAATTTTGAAGATATGCCGCATAATAGTGATAAATTTATTGATATTAAATGCGACTATTGTGGTGATATTTTTCAAAAGCAAATCAAAAAATATTACGATAGTAGAAAAATAATTCAAAAAGATTGTTGTTATAATTGTCGAAAACAAAAATCGTATGATGCAAAAATGAAGAAATATGGTACTGTATCTGCCTATGTAAATGGATATACCATTGAAAAACATAAAGAGAAATATAAAAATGATATTGGATTCAAAATCTTTAAACAAATAAAAGAAATATTTGAACAACGGGATTATACGTTAATATCAACAGAATATGTAAACAATCATACACCCATTGAATACATATGTAATAAACATTCTCAATACGGAATTCAAAAAATCACTTGGATGCATTTAAGAAACGGAGAAGGATGCTACTATTGCGGAAAAGAATCTTGTAAAGAAAAGTTAAGATATTCAATTGATTATGTCAAAAATTTAATAGAGTTAAATGGAAAGAATAAACTATTATCTTCGAATTATACATCATATAATGATTATAACTTATTGATAAGTTGCGAAGAATGCGGAAATCCATTTGTTACAAGTCTTTCATGGTTTAGAAGAGGAAAAACAAAATGTAATGACTGTAATTGCTCAATTGGTGAGAAAAATATAATGGAATATCTTAAGTCAAACAATTATATTTATGAACACGATTGTCATGAAATTTATACAGAATATTGGATCAATCCGCTAAGATTTGATTTTTATATACCAATAAAGAATTTAGCAATTGAGTTTGATGGTGAACAGCATTTTAAGCCTGTAGATTTTAATAATGAAGGCACTACTATCGCATATGAGAATTTTTTAGAATACCAAAAGAGAGATATGGCTAAAAATAAGTATTGCATAGATACTAATATAATTCTTATACGCATTCCATATTGGGAGCGAGACAATATAGAAAATATTTTGGATAATTATTTTAATAATAATGATTTAACATATGTTATAAATTATAAAGAGAGTTTAGCAAATGACTCTCTTTTATTATGTTCAAACGAATGAAATATTATAAATATGGAGGCAAATCGCCTATGGAGTTACTGGAAATACCTTTAATTGGAAATGCAAAAGAAAGTGAATTACCAACACCAGAGGAATTTACTTATTGGAAAGATAGAAAGAATAGGACTTTCTATATAGATTATGAGATTAATGAAGATTATTCATTAGTAGAACTGGCAAAGATTATTATCCAAATGAATATAGAAGAAAAAGATAAAGAGAATCCTGACCCAATTCGCCTCTTTATTCATAGCTATGGCGGTGATATTGAACAGGCTTTGTTTTTCTGTGATTTAGTAAAAAGCAAGTAGAATACCCATTATGACAATTGGTATGGATGTTGCAATGTCTGCTGGATTCTTAATCTTTCTGGCAGGAAGTAAACGCTATGCATTTGAACATACTTCAATGCTGGTTCATTCTGGATCGGCTGCCTTTCAGGGTACGGCAGAACAAATAGAAGAAGCACAAAAGAATTATAAGAAACAAATAGAACAAATGAAGTCTTATATTCTTGCTAATACAAAAATTGATGAGAAGACATTCAATAAAAATCGGAATAAAGATTGGTATTTATCAAGCGATGAACTTTTGAGATATGGAGTTATTGACGAAGTAATTACTGATATTACAAAAATATTTTAAGGAGAGCACACTGCTCTCCTATTTTAGTTGATAAGGAGAAAAAGGAGAAAACATGGTAGATAGTAAAATTAAGAAAGCAACTGTTAGTGCTGCTAAAAAGAATATTACAGCAAGTGGAGTAAGAATTGAAAATGGAATTTTTGTTGATGATGAAGGTTCTATTGTAGATCGTATTGCTGAGAAGTTACCAAAAGGTACAACTATCTTTGATATTAAAATCAGTATTGAGATTTCAGATGAAGAGTCTGAATCTGCTGAATAGAGAGTAGGTGGATACAATTAGCACCTATAAAAGATTCGAGAACGAAACAGATGAGGAACTTATCTATAGGATATGCGAAGATAAAGACCAGATAGGTTCTTGGAATGATGTGGCGAATATAATTAATGAACTTACTGGAAATGATTTTGGGGAAAGTACATACAGAAAGAAGTTCCAGGCATTTAAGAAGATGTTAAATGCAAATCAGTCTAAGTTTGTTGATTCCGATGCACAGTTAAAAGAAATTGAAGTTCAGAAACGTGAATTAGAACGAAAGAAAATTCAGTTCAGAGATGAGCGCAATGCTTGGCAGAAACAAAATTTTGCAGATGCTAGGGTTGAAGAAAAGCTTGACAAATTAGAATTAGAACTCACATCTCTTGGCAGAACGAATTTTGATAAACATAATAATTTTTTAATTGACTCAGATAATGATATGTTAATTATTCTAAGCGATTTACATATCGGACAAAGTTTTGATTCTATTTTTGGAAAATATAATACAGATATTGCAAAAGACAGGCTTAACCAATTATTAAACGAAGTCGTATCTATTCGTGATTTAAATAATTCTAAAAATTGCTATGTAAGTCTTCAAGGAGATTTAATTTCTGGTAATATTCATAAATCAATTCAGGTTTCAAATAGAGAGAATGTAATTGAACAGATTAAAATTGCCACAGAGTTGATATCTTCATTCTGTTATGAATTGTCATTACATTTTGAGACAGTATTTATGTCCAATGTTAGTGGAAATCATACTCGTATGGATCGCAAGGATGATGCAATTCACGATGAGCGGTTGGACGATATTATCAGTTGGGCAGTTGAATTATCTCTGAAACATATTGATAATTTCCATGTTTTACATAGAAATATTGATACAGGTATTTCTGATATTTCAATTAGAGGAAAATCATATATTGCTGTACACGGTGATTATGATGGATTTAATAAATCTGGGGTGCAAAACTTATGTTTGGCGTTAGGGTTTGTTCCATATGCAATTACATACGGTCATTTGCATGTTTGTTCTGTAGATGAAACAAATGGTGTAAAGATGATCCGTGGTGGATCTCTTGCTGGTTGCGGAGATTCATATACAATTGAGAAAAGATTAACAGGCAGACCATCACAAATGGTTTGTATTTGTACAGATAAAGGTGTAAAAGCTTACTATCCTATTGAACTCAAATAAAGACTTATTATAACAAAGTAGACTGAGTACGGAGTGACTTGGTTTGTATATTATTATGCATATACATAATATTTCATTAAATGTTTTATTTCACCATTTCGATGAAATTACATGTATGAATGATATATGACCTGAACCCAACAGGCGATTAATAAATGGGAATAACTTCGGTTTTGGGCTGACGAAGCCACGCATGAGGGAGTGGACTCATTGAGCCGCTACCCTCTTTTATTATTTGGCAAATATCAGAGTGCCGAAAAATACAAAATAAAATAGTCGAAAAAGACAAAATTAGTTGAGAAAAAGGAGAAATAAAAATGAATAAGGATAATATGATTAAAGAAGTTGCAGAAAGAGCTACAGATATTTTAAATGCTGATTGTGAGGAAACAAAGTACAAGATCACCAAGAAGGAAGTTGAAGCTATCCTGTCTGGCTATGTAGCTTGTGTATTCGAGAATCTAGCAGCCGACAAGACAGAAAAGATCGTTCTTCCTGGTATTGGTAGTTTTACAGCAAAACATGTAGATGAAAGAACTGGTACTTCAAAATTAAGAGGCGTAGAGACAAAATGGACTTCTCCGGCACATGACGAACTTGTTTTCACAATCAAGAAGTCAGTTCGTACACTGGATTAATTTGAGGGGACGTGATTAACATAAAAGCAGATATTGTTGAAAGAAACTTTACAGACTATACGGAATTAGTTGTAGATATTGAAAATACATATTTTGACTCTAATATGGACAAAACATTGGATTGTGTAGAAATTATTGCAAAGTATGAAGATGCGAAGAATATCATTGCTGAGTTAGTAGAGAATGGTCACGATCTGGCTCATATTTCAGATTTCGCTCGACCAGATCATGATAATTACAATGATGAGTATCTTATTGCTTTAGATCATGAAGGTATTTGGTGTGAACCTGCTAAACGTGAAAATGGATACTTATATGCTACAGGGGTAGTTTGTTATGTAATGGATAATTGTAATTCAAAAATTATTTCAAGTATCCAGTCTAAGGTAGTATATGAAGTCAGTATTGGTGATGATAATTGTGATGGGGACTGTGACCACTGTGATTGCAAGGAAATTGATAAAGATTACTATTCTATCAATGGCAAGCAGGTGTCTCAGGCAGAGTTCGAGAAGAAGACAAAAGAAATTCAGAAGACTTATGATTCATTAAATGATTGGCTTGATATAGTAGACGCATTTTCAGAGATTTACAAGCGGTTAATGAACTATGCATGTTATCTGGATAAATTAGATGAATCATTTTGGTATTAACTAATAAGAAATATGGGAGTGTGTGGTGTACGCTACACACTCGTTTTGTATGGGGCGTGTTTGGTTCTCGCTGAGTTCGATTCTCAGGTGTCCCATTAATTCGATGTTTTATATACGGATTGGGAGATGTTAAATCGGCAACGAACTTTATAGAAAACGGAGAATAAATATTTGTACTCATGATTGGTGTCATAGCTGATTGTGGGATTTATGGAACAGTAGGTACTTGGAGTAGCTACCAAGTATATGAGAACCTATGCCTCTCTTCTACTGTTCTATTTTTAGTTGTTGGCATAGGGGAAGGCATAGGTGGAAAATATGAAAAAAGCCAAACAAAGAGAATTTAATATCCAGGATTACGACTATTATGTAAGGGAATATATTCAAAAAAGTGAAGAATTAGGCAACCCAATAAAATATGATTTATTGCGGAAAGAGCCATTTAACTTACCTGATGGTAGATGGTATATAAATAATTGCCCAGATAAATCAGTTAAAACTTGGGCTGATTTTGTTGATTGGTGTGGTTTTGTAGCAAAAGGTAAAACACCATCAAAGGATAAAATGATAAAACTGATTTACAAATTACAGTCAGAAAAAGATAGAGCTTTAATGTATGATGATTTTAGAGGAAGAGGTTGCTATCATCCACCATTAGAAGTGATTAAAACTTATTGGGGAACTATTAATAATATGAAAAAGGAACTTGGATTAGAAATAATTCAAGAGTCCATGTTGGATAGGACTTTAACAAAAGATGAATTAGACCAAATGATAAAAGATATATGTAAATATGTAAAAGATGATAATAGAAATTTTATTACTACATCTGAAATAGACAGTGTTCATGAATGGTTGAATGCAGATTCTTTACAAAGAACAATTAAAAAATTTTATAATTGTAATTTGCAAACATTATTGGCAAATGAAGGAATTTCTTTAGGCAAGAGAGGTCGAGGTATCACATTTGATTTTAGTGATGGTGAACATGTTACAAGCCAATTTGAATATATATTTTCAAAATATCTTAGAGAATTTGGATTAAGATATGGAATAGATTATTTTCGAGATGTAAAATATTCATCTTTTGTTCCATCTTATCATAGAAATATGAATTGTGATTATTTAATTCATACTAAAGATAATGATATTTATATTGAAATTGCAGGTGTAATTGAGGTATATAAAAATTATTTCTTTTCAAATAAGCAGATCACGAGCAGTAAATCTAAAGAAACATATCGTAAAGACCTATCTAAGAAACAAAAAATGTTTAAAGAAAATAATATTCATTATTATATTTTATTCCCTTGTGATTTGACAAAAGATAATACATATAACATTTTAAATAATGATTCTATAGAACTCAGAAAAAGCATTGAATCTTTTATCAAGAATAATATAGATTGGGATAAGGTGTCTAAAATAGGCGAATTAAAATATAGTGAAGAAATAAAATGGGGAAGAAACGTTATAGATTATAGTGAAGCAGTTTAGTTATTACTACTACTGCTTCTTTTTATATGTGAAAGGAAGTGAGATTATTGAATGGTAAAATAGCAGATAAATTAGATCCAGTTACAGATGAGGAATGGGCAGAGGTTAATGAGTTTAATAGGAATATGGTCGAAGATTACCTCAGTAATCAGACTCATCTTTCACCACATAGTTTACATGCTTATAGGTCTGCATTAAAGATATTCTTCGTATGGGTTAAAAATAATCTGAATAACAAAAACTGCATAGAAATTAGAAAGAAAGAATTTCTTCGCTATATGAATTTTCTTGCTAATCGTGGACTATCTGAAGCTGCGATTAAATTTAAAAAGTCTTCTGTCAGTGCATTGAATAAATTTATCGAGAATTTCTATGATGAGGACTATCCTATGTTCCGTAATTATGTAACTGCGGAGATGCAAGTACCAAAAACAGGCAAGGTTTTTGCAAAAGAACCATTAACTCCTGATGAAATGGATCATTTATGTTCAGTATTAGCTGAACGTGAAGAATGGCAGAAATTAGCATATGTAAAGTTTACATATTCTACTGGATGCAGACATGCAGAGAGCTTACAGTTACTTAAAGAGGTTATTAATTATGAGCCTAAGAGGAAAATTGTAACAATTGTCGATGAGGATGGTAAAGAACAAGAAGTAGAATCTGTATCTTATAAAACACATGAAATTCGCTGTAAAGGACGTAGTGCCGTTGGTAAGGTTAGAAAATTGCAGTTTGGACAAGATGTAATGGACGCATTAAAGAAATGGCTTGAAGTGCGTGGTGATGATGATTGCCCTTATATGTTTGTTGTAAAAACTAAAGATGGTTCAAAGGTGCGACAGATTGGATATAGTGCATTCAATGATTGGTGTATAAATGAATTTTCTGAAATTGTTGGTAGGAGAACAACTCCACATAATTTTCGAAGAAGTCGTGCGACCAATCTGGTATGTTATGATCATCGTGCATTGGAAACTGCACAGAAACTTTTGGGACACGAATCTTCCGAAACCACTCAGATGTATGTAATTCGTGAAGACACCGAGGATGCCGATGAGGCTTTTGTCTAACACTTAGTCTAATTCTCTCTTGCACCACACAATTTTATGTGTTACAATACAAATCAAAAGAAACAAGCAAACATCCGTTAGACGGTTGAGCCATAAGAATTGAATTATTGGCTAATATATTTATTAAACACGAATAACCGCATCTTTTGGTCGAGGGCGGTTATTTTTGTGCTTTCTTATCAATGAAACGTACTATGTAAGTAGCGAGAACACTACTAACAGTTCCGTAAACAATAGTAATAATAATCACACTTAAAGTCACTACATTATCCTCCTTTGTAAGTATTTCCTACATAATGTCATGAGGATATCTATATAAACAGAACATCACTGTTCTGATGTGACTCAAACCGCCTAACCATCTCAATCTAGCCAAATTAAAATGTTGGATTATTTGCTTGTCTTTTCTATTATATCTCATATGGCATTTTCTGTCAAAACAATCCAAAATAAAAGAACCCTTAAGTGGCAACCAAACAGAGAATACATAAGTATCACATCTTGGCATTTGCTATTCATATAGCATTGTAAGACCTATTACTGCATTTTGGTAGAGCTGACTATATAACGACTCTAGTGTACACGAAACCTTAATGCAGTATATCTATCGTACTTCTCTACATTAATGAGAATCTTAATTATGATTAAAACTATCCACGGAGTTTTGTAAGAAATGGCAAATTGTCTTTTCTGATTTTTACAATGGGAATATTGACGGATAAGAGTCGTTAAATCTTATCAAGTGGTCTTTACTCCCAAGACCTAAAATATGTGGAGAATAATATGGTAAACGGTTGCTCATATACATATCATGCATTTGACGTATAAGACATACGAGTTAGGAATGAGAACACTCAATAAGCATGAATGGGATGCACAATGCATTCTATTCTAAAAAACTGGATGTGTACAGTCCAAGATCAGCTAGTTAGTGCTTTATGCTGATTCAGTGGGTGAGATGCCCACATTAGGTCTGTTCGTCTAGCGGTCTAGGACATCGCCCTTTCACGGCGGCAACAGGAGTCCAAATCTCCTACAGATCATTATAATTGCCTTAAGATAAGCAGGTATGGTGAAATAGGCAGGCACAGAGGGTTTTAAGTCCTCTGGTAATAATACCGTGTGAGTTCAAGTCTCACTACCTGTACTAAAATAATAAAATCCAATTTGTAGAAAGGAAATAGTATATGACATATAGAATTTTAATTAAAAATCCACAGGCAAAGCTAAAGAATCTTTGGGAGATATACGGAACTACTTCTACTACAGGTTCTACAGTTACATTTACTGAATATTCTACTGAAGATGTAAATGAATTACAGAATACAATTGCTGAACTTGATAAGACAATTGGGTTTGAGAATATTCGTGTTATTGCAGATGTGACATACAATGTTGGAATAACCGTGTATGAGATTAAAGTGGATACTACAGAACCCAATCCATCTGAACCATAATATAATTTTCGTGCGGTAAACCTGATGTGAAAGCCTATTTTTTGGATGCATACGGAACTTAGGTGTGTAAGCTCAACACTTACTACGCCCTATGCCCTTTGCGGTCTTCGGACTGGTACTGTTGTAACAATAGGATACGTCCTATGCAGTTTAGATGAAAGCTCGCCATTCGAGGATGGGATGAGAAAGGCAATATCATTTTGGAATTTTATCACATATCAATTTTCTTAACTTGAGTTGATATTTATCATAATGAGATTCCCAATCAAATTCTTTTGTATTATCTAAGATATCTTGTTTGAGATTTTCGAGTTGCTGTTTATCTGTTTTATGCTTCATTATTGGTGGCAGTTCGTTTATCTCATTTTCATAAAACAATATTGTTGCAATAATACAATGTTTGTCAGGAAATAAAGCTACTAATTCTTGTTTAGTGCCTAACACTATTTCGGTAACGGCTACTACCCTATTTGTAATCATAGCTTTACGAAGAAGTTCATATGATATTTCTGATTCCATTTCAGGAATTAAATAATATGATTTATCTATGAGTAGATCTGATATTTCCTTTGATTTACAGAAATATTTTATTGAAAGTGTTCTATCTTTGTTTGATGTAATTGATTCTATATCATATTGTTCCAAAATAACATACTTATCTTCTGCATATTGATATCCTTTTACAATATCTTCATTGTGGATTTCTTTATTACAAGATGGACAAAATTTGATATAACGTACTCTTTCTTTAGAGTCTTTGCAGAGTTGATTAAGCTCTATGGAATTGTTGTGTGATATTTTGAACATTTTTACTGGGATATATAAATCTTGAAATTGGATTGCTGTTTTGTATGATGTGTTCATGGGCGTTCTCCTTAGATACTTTTGGTTTAGTATATGGAGAAATTTGAAAAATATTATCTGGATATAGGACAATTTGGTAGTCCGCTAGTTTTGGGAACTAGACGTTGTAGGTTCGAGTCCTACTATCCAAACTACTGCTCTATACAGTTATAACCGGTTTGGCGACTGATTGGTAAATATTTTTGAGAGAATAATATATTAGAAAACATTTTAGGAAGTCGGCTGTTAAAACAGTCGGCTTAATTTAGTTGTAAATAAAGGAGGTGTGGCTTCGTGCCAAAAGAAACAAAAAATGAAAAGATAATTGAAAACATGAATGCTACTCCAATTATTGATACGAATGTAAATATAAAAATACCAAGATCTCCTATTGCATTTGATGAAAAGAAACATAAATTCAAATGCTCTTGTTGTGGTCGTGGATATTCAAAACAAGAATCTTATTTTCAAAAAAGTAATGATGTATTGTTTCAAGCCAATGGTGGTTATTTGCCTTGGTGTAAGGAGTGTACTGATCGTTATGTTGAACAAATGACTGCTTTATACTCTAATAATGAAGAACATGCAATGAAAGATTTTTGTCAAAGAGCAGGTTGGAATTATGATGTATCTGCACTTACTGCTTCTATGGAAACTTATAGTGGTCATCGTTCTCGTTCTCGTATTTCTCATTATGCAGCAAAGAAAAATCTGAACTGTGATGGGAGAAAAACTTATATTGATTCATTAAAAAATTATTATACACAAAAACAGAACGAGATTATCACTTCGAGAGAGCAGGCAAAATCAGAAGAATCTACGATTTCTGCTTCCGCTGTTGATAGATGGGGAGTTGGATTTACTGAAATGGATTATAAAAATCTTGATGAACATTGGAGAATGCTTAAGAAAAATAATCCCAATGCCGACTCGAATCAGGAAATATTTATTCGAGATTTATGCAATATTAATATGTTAAAAATACATGCGTTACAGAATGGCGATTCTAAAGAATATGCAACACTTGTTGAACAATATAGTAAGACATTTAAACAAGCTGGATTAAAAACTATTGAGGAAAAAGATAATAGTAATAATGAAACTGTTGGGGTTACTCTTGCTACTATCTCGCAGTTTACCCCAGAAGAATTTTACAAGGATAAAACACTATACGAGGACTATGATGAGATTGGTAATTATTTTGAACGTCATGTATGCAGACCTATGGAAAATATAATGACTGGAAGTGAAACAAGAGATAAGGAATTCTTTGTTCCTGAAAACGGCGGTGATGATGATGACTAACCAATATCCTGCCGATAAAAACCAAATGGAATTATATAAAAAATTCCCTTCTACTCATTATCTTAGTAACCCTAATAATGTTCTACATATGATAGCATGGTGTACTTTTTGGCGTAGGAATATGCATCGATTTGTTCAAGATTATTTAAAAATTTCTTTATACTTATATCAACAACTAGCTATATATCTTATGGGTATATCAAATTTTATTTGTATAATAGCAAGTCGAAACGATGCGAAATCTTTCATTATTGCATTATATGCCTGTTGTCGTTGCATTCTATATCCTGGTACAAAATTTCGTATAGGATCTTCAACAAAAAAACAGGCTAAACTTATTGTATCTGATAAAATAATTGATGAATTATGTGAATGGAGTAAACCGCTACGTGCTGAAATTGCAGATTGGAGTACGAGTGATAATAATATTTTTGTAAAATTTAAAAATGGTTCTAAAATTACAGTGTTTGTAGCAAATGAAAATGCCCGTGGACTTAGAAGTACAGGGATTGTCAGAGAGGAGTTTCGACAAATCAATAAGAAAATTGAGGACTCTGTTATTTCTCCATTTCAGACTGTGCGTAATCAGCCATATATGCTTAATCCTTATTATGGAGAAAATGAAGTTTTACAAGAAGACCCTGTTGATATTTATATTAGTTCATCATGGGTAGACGATGGGCATTGGATGTGGGATATTGTTGACCAAGCGTATAACGGAATGCAAAAGCATAATGGTTCTGTATTGCTTACATTTGACGAAAGCATTACACTTAAGCATCACTTGAAAACTATGAAACAGATGCTAAAAGAAAAGCAGAAACAAGATCCTATCACATGGAAAATAGAATTTTTAAATCTTCGAGTTAAAGGTTCTTTATCATCATATTTTACCTATTCTATGTTAATGAATCGTCAGATTCTAAAACATGTCTTTTATCCACGTAATACATTTGATATAAAAATAAATAAACGAAACAAATATGCTATTCCAAAACAAGATAATGAAATAAGAGTAATTTCTTGCGATATAGCATTTGTTGCAGGTGATCAAAATGATAACTCCGTTTATAGTTGTATTCGTGGTATTCCAGAATCTATGACTTATGAATCGGAAAATAATACAGTTGAAGTAAAACAAGGATATAGAAGACAATATCCTTATATTGAATCAAATCAGATTGGAGATACAACATTACAAGCCATAAGAATTCGTCAATTATTTGATGATTTCAACGCAAATTACATAGTATTGGATGTAAGAAATGGTGGTCTTCAGATTCTTTATTCATTACAAAAAGTTTTATACGACGAAGAGAGAGGATTAGAATATTCTCCACTACGCTGTATGAATAACGATGAATATGCAAAAGTATGTCAAGATCCAAATGCAAAAACTTGTATATTTGCTGTCAATGCAACTCAGCAACTTAATAGTGATATTGCTATCGGATTCAGAAAAAATCTTAATGAAAATAAGATTGATTTTCTTGTTAATTACAATACTGCAAAAGAAGAAATACTTGCTGAAAATATAGATTATATTAATGAAGTTGATTTGGATAGACAAATGGAATATGAAAACCCATTTCTTGAAACACAAGCTATGATAAGCGAATGTGCAGAATTAAATTACGAAAAAATGCCGCAAACAGGTATTATTAAAATTCATGAACAAGGTAAAAATCGAAAAGATAGATATACTTCTTGTTCATATGGTTCATATTTCTTTGATTTACTTGAAAATGATTTGATTGGTGCAAGTTCAAGTGATTACGATTATTGCACTCTTATCAATTAATAAAAATTAAAATACTTTAGAAAGGAGGCACTCACTTGCCAGAAGAACAAATAAAGCGTAAACGAGGTCGTCCTCCAAAGACGCAAACATTAGAAACAAATTCAACACAGATATCTCAGTCTACTAATGCTACTACCCCATCAAAAACTTATGAATACAATAGTTATGTTGGTAGAGTTTTGTCAACGGATATATTTGGATGTCATCTATATGATGAATTCACACCAGAAGAAATCCGAGCTATTGTCAAAGACCCAATTGCAAATCATGACCTTACTAGACGACTGGCAATGTTTGTTTACAACAGTGAAGGTGTTGTAACTAACTCAATTGACTATATGGTATCACTCCCATGCCTAGATAGAGTTATTTATGGTAAAAAGCGTTTATTTGGTAAAACTAAGCTAAATAAAAATAAAGATTTAATGCTGTCTACCCTTGAAAATATCAATGATAAACAATTTATTAGAGATGCACTTTTTACGGATATGAACGAGGGCAATTGTTTTTATTATTTTGAAGTAACCAAAAAGCCAAATGATAATACAAAAGCATTGTCTGATTATGATGTCGAAAACATTGTAGAGCTGTGTGATATGGGCATGAATGCTTCTATTATTCCGCTACCATATGAACATACCAAAATCGTAGGTAGAAAGAATAATAGAAATGTAATCGCATTCAATTTACGATACTTTGATGAGAGATGTGTAACTCAAGAAGAGAGAAATCGTAAGCTGAAAAAATATCCTTCTGAAATTCGTAATGGATATTTACAGTGGGAAAAAGGAAATTTTGCAGGTAACAATTGGCTTATATTAGATAATAAACATACCATTGCCCATAAAATCAAGTGCAAAATTAGTGAGCCTTGGGGAAGACCTCTTGCGATTGCTGCTATTGCTGACATTCTTTATCAGAATGAATTCGTTGATACTAAACGAAATGTCTTGAAAGAATTAAATAATAAGATAATATTCCAAACTTTACCAGAAGGAAAAGACAAAGGTAGCTGTGCATTAACTAAAACTCAGCAACAAGACCAACACAATAAAGTTAAGCAAGCTGTTATGACCAAAAACAATCGTGGGGGTACATCATTTTTTACAGTGTCAGCAGGTACAAAAATAGATACATTAGATGTTGACGCTACCGATATTTTTGATAATAAGAATGAATCTGATTTAACAGATAAAATTGCTTTGGATTTAGGTGTAGCGGCATCATTATTAAATGGATCAGGAAGTGGAAATTACTCTTCTCAACAAAATAATCTTGAGTTGATTAATGCCCAGATATATACGTGGATTCAAGAACTGCAAACTGAACTTAATTATGTAATAAATGAAAATATAATTAAAGATAGACGTAATCGGGTTGAAGTATATTATCTCCCAACATCTTTGGTTAATAGACAACAATTCTTCGATATGATGAAGAATTTATATTTACAGGCAAGTGGTTCTATGACTATGTTAATAGCAAGTACAGGTATAAATCCAGATATTTATTTTAATATTCTTGATGAAGAATACGACAATAAGATTTTTGACAAATATATGCCCCATCTTACTAGCAATACTATTTCTAAAGATGATAAAGCAGGGGGAAGACCTTCTGAAAATAATCCTACGAATGAAAACACCATAAAGTCTCAAAGTAATAATGGAAATCATCAACCCAAGCCATCAACCAAATAGCAATTAAATATTAATAATAATGAGAAGTCTGCTTAATTGTAGGCTTCTTTTATTATATACAACTTAACAAGGAGGATAAATATATGTTAGGAAATATCCTCGAAATTTCAAAGCGATCAAACAAGAATGGTCGTGTCCCTATTAAAGTCGCTCTTTTAAAAATCCATGATAACACTGAAGATACAAATAAAAATGGACTTCATTGGAAGAAAGAATATGTCGAAGCTGCCATGGAAAGTGCAATTGGAATGCCGTTCTGTGCTGAATTTGTAGATGAAACAAAAGAAGTCCCGTTAGGTCATGGTTTGACTGGACAGATTATTAATTCTGATGGTCTTCCTGAACCTATATTTGAAAATTCAGAAGTAGTTGGTACTTGCAATGAAGTATCAATCGAAACAGTAAAAGATGCTGATGGAAACGATATAGAGGTATTAGTCGGAAGTGGTTTTTTATATGCACAACGCTATCCAAATTTTGTGAAGTGGGTAAGAAAAAATTATGCACTTGGCAAGGTTTGTACTTCTATTGAAATAATGGGTATACCGGAAAATGATAATAAGATAGTTTTTGAGGAAGAAGAACCTACGGAAGCTTTTAGATCACCTATGAGGTATGTATTTTCTGGATCTGCTATCTTATCCGTTTCACCAGCGGATGACGATGCTATTGTTCTTGAAGTCGCAGAAAAGAAACAAAATAAGGAGGACAAAAAAATAATGGAATTTACAATTGAAGACATGAAGACTGCTATTCATTCTACAATTTCTGAATTAAATGATAAGTCACAGGCTTATGAATCACAGATTGCAGAATTAAATAGCACTATTGAAGCAAAGAATTCTGAACTTGCTGAAAAAGATGTTAAGATTTCAGAACTTAATGCTTCTGTTGAACAGATTCAGGCTACTCTCGATCAGTTAAAGAAAGACTATGAAACATATTGGGCTGAAAGAGAAATTCTTGAACAGGAGCTTGCAAAAGCAAAGGTAGCTGAGAAACTTAGAGAGTTAGACACTACTCTAGGTGAATTTAACGAAGACGAGAAGAATATAGTAAAGGAAGATATTGATAAGCTCACTTCCGAAATCAACGCAGCTACAAAGAAGGAAGATTTAGAAAATGTCACATCTGAAATTAATTCTATTAAGTCAAAGATTTGCATGAATATTGTTGAATCTCAGAAGAAGGCTGAGTCTGATGCAAAGATTGCTGAACAGAATTCAATTCAGGATGGTTCTGTTGAAGATATTTTTTCAGAGGTTTGTTCTGAGTCTCATATAGATGATGAAGATACAAATATTTTTTAAAGAATTTTTTATATTATGAATAATCAACCATTAATCTCAGGCAATTTATGTGTCTGAGCTATTTTTATTTTAAGGAGGAATTAAAAACTATGATTAAATTTAGAAATTTTGATCAGATTGAGCACAAGTACGCATTTGAGAATGCTGTAGCTGGTGCAGATACATTTAACGGTTCTTTTGGAACAGTTAGTTCTGGTTCTTTTTCAAGTGCTGAAGATGGTACTAAAGTTATTATGCAGGCAGAGGAAGGAGACAATTTAGGTCTTCCTAAGTATCCTATCGCAAAGGGTGAGCATGTTAGAGTTCTTGATCTCACAAAACTTGCAGGTAAGGAATTAGAAATTTATGACTATCCTCTCCCAGAGACTGTAGCTGTTGGAGACAAACTTACAGCAACAAAAGACGGTGCACTTGAGGTTAATAGTGCAGTATCCACAGAACTTAACCTGGAAGTTAAGAGCGTGATTGGTAATAAGCAGGGTGTTGTTGTTTTAGTTAATGGTGCAACAGCCTAATTAAAAATTTTAAGGAGGATTTATATATGTCTTATACATTTGAATTAAATAATGAAAGAAAAGACGCTAATTTTGTTAGTGGTAAGGTAAAAGCTAACTCTCCTGTTGTAGAGATCTTCTCTGCTATGGCACAGGGTAAGGATTTAGCTCCTTATGGAAAGAAAGCAGATGTCGCTGCTAAATATATTATGGAACTTAATGGCAAGGCTTCAAATGGAGATTTGGGTGCTATGTCTGAACTTAATGAGATTAGACGTTTCGCAATGGAGCCAGTTCTGATGAAAGAAATCAAGTTACTTTCTATTTATGGTAATTACAAAGCTATTGGATTTAACGACTCTTGCGAGGTTGAAATTCCAGAATTCGCTAATATCGATCCAAAGATTCAGGCTGCTGGACAGGATGTAACATTCCCAGTTATCAGAAAGAAGAGAGTTCCTATCGCTACAGTTAATATTTCTGGTGGTTACGCAGTTGACTATAGAAAGGCTGCCGTTGGAGATATGACTGATGAAAATGAACTTCAGGATCAGGTAAGAGTTCAGATTAGAAACAAGGCTACTAAGTATGTTGTTGAAACAATCTATAATGCCATTAAGAATGCAAAGGGCGTTAAATATTTTGCAGAGGATGCAGGTCTTACAAAGACAAATGTAGATAAGGTCATTACAAATGTTAGACGATTTGGAAAGCCAACCATTACAGGTGATTATGCGTTTATTTCACAGTTTAATGCATTTGCAGGATATACTGGAACAACCCCAACAGTTAATGGTATTTCACAGAAGGTAATGGATGAAATTCATGATACAGGACTTATGGGAATGTATAATGGATCAGTTCTTTCAGAGCTTCCAAATCCGTATGACCTTACTACTATTAACAAAGACGGAGATAATTTCGAAACAATATTACCTGCTGGTCTTGGATATGTTATTCCTGCTGGTGGTCAGTCTCCTATTTACACAGTTACTCGTGGTGGTCTTACATCCTTTACAGGTACAGATGTAACTACAGGTCAGATTATGTCTCGTTTTGATCTCTCCGTTGGTGCTATCGTAGCTCCAAATAGAGAATACGAAATTGGACTTATTCATGATAAGAATCTTGATTCATTAACAGTCTAATGGATACATAGGGGTGGTTTAATACCACCTCTATATTTTTAGTTATATGGAGAGAACTATGAACAATAATTTTTATTGTTATTCAAAAAAACTATCTCATTTTATTAGAGCATTTGATGTGCCTTATATAGATATCGGAATTCATCCAACAACAAAAGTTAAATATTATATATTTACAAAATCTGAACGGTTGGATAAGATTATAGCTTTATATAATGAGATTAAATACAGATATTAGTTGAAAAAAATTTTTATAGTTGATAAGGAGAAAATTATGACATATAAAAAGAAGGATACAGATAATAGCACAAAATCTATAGATAATGTTTCAGTTGAGAATGATACTTTAATAGACGAAACGCCTGTTAAAACTGTGGAAAGGGTTGTGGAAAAAATCATAGAGAAACCAATTACAGATGAAGATACTCGTCTTGATAAAAAAGTCACTGTACGAAGTATTGCTCCGTGGACTACTGGTGCTCCAAGGCACACGACAAATGGAGATATTAGTATTCCTCCAAAGGGCACTGTGTTACTCTCTCGTGAAGAAATTATTGCACAGGCACAGAACGGTAATACATTATTAAATGGTATTGATTCTCTTGGCTCTCATGCTACATGGTATATTGAAGATGATTTTACAAGATCTGAATTAAGTTTTGATATTCCGAATGAGAATAAAAAGCAGGCATTCTTAACCAAGAATTCAGTTAAAAAGATGTTCGATAAAAAACAGGACGACTTTGAACAGGCAATTATGAATAATGTTGTGATTAGAGCTGAAAAAGCATATTTAATTGAATGTATCAAGGAATTAGGTATCAATGATTACAAAAAGGTAGATTTTTGCGTTAAATATACTGGTATTAATCCATAAATCAATGAGGTGATAGTATGGAAAAGATGACAACGGCACAAGATGTAATTGATTTTTTTGAATCTTCTTTTGCCGATAAACAGGTAATTCCGTTTGATCTTGAGCTTATTTGGTTAAGAAAAGCTATTAGTCGATATTCATTAGAACTAGATCCGTTACTCTTTGATAACACATTAGAACAATTTGATTGCGTTTTAGATGATGTAGTAATATCTACTTTAGCTGCATTTATGAAAGAGCTGTATCAAGAAAGGCAAGTATCGAAGGTTAATAAAAGAGTTAGTATTGTTGGGAAGGATTTATCGGTTGGTGCTTCCGATAATTCTAAGAAGTATACAGAAGATGAATATAATGCAATTCAACAAAATTCACGGGTATTGGTAAATAATCAAAAAACTACAGCTTTTATATAGGAAGGTGATATATATGAGCCAAAAGGGTATACCAAAAAACAAGCCTAAAATCATTATAACCCATCCTGATTATATAAAATATATGAAAAATCCAGAAGATGCTTACAAATATTCGTATGGAAGCACAATAAAAATTGACTGGGTATGTCCCAATTGTGGTAATATTGTAAATCAATCAATTTCTCATGTTATTTCACGAAATCATATTGCATGTAAACGGTGTTCTGATGGAGTAAGTTATCCAAATAAATATATGTATTCTATGTTAAAACAGTTATCTGTAGATTTCATTGCAGAATACATGCCAGAATGGGCAAAACCTAAACGATATGATTTTTTTATTCCATCCAAAAATTTGATTATTGAAATGGATGGAAATCTAGGACATGGAAGAAAATCATTTGATGGCAGAACTAAAAATGAAACATTACAAGTAGATTTTTATAAAGATAATCTTGCAAATCTACATAATATCAAGATCATTAGAATTAATGCTATTGAAAGTGATTCTGATTATATCAAAAATAATATAATACATTCAGAATTGTCAACATTATTTTCTTTAGATAATGTTGATTTTTCATTGTGCAATAAAGAAGCTCTTTCATCTTTAAAAATAAAGGTGTGTAATGCATGGAATAAATATCATGAGATGTATCATATTTTACAAAAAACAAAATTATCAAGGGAAACGGTAATTAGATATTTAAAAAATTGTGCAAAGTATGGATTATGTGATTACGATCCCAAAAAACAAATGATTCGGTCGGGGAAACGTAACATCAAGTATGCTAACCTATCCAACCAAATTAAAGTTATTTGTTTGAATACAAATCAAGTGTTTGATTCAATTGCAGATGCATACAAGTGGCTTGGATATAATAAAGATGGTCATTCTATTCAAGATCAGTGTAATGGTAAGACTTTAACCGCAGGTAAACATCCCATTACAAAAGAAAAATTAAAATGGATGTATTATGATGAATATCTAAAATATTCGGAGGTGTCTGCATGAAAGAATGGTATTTACTCTCCTCTCCTACCAAACCAAATAGTATTGGTGGGTATGAAAATGAAGGTTTTACGGATTATAAGGATGATGCTTTTTCTGAAGTATTAGAAACAAATATAGCTACGACCGTTATTGTATATAACCATGACTTGTCTGAATCAAAAGAAGTTCGTTGCATTGTACAGGGTAATACAGGGGATACACAGTTAAAATCTATGGAACGTATAGGATTATTTACTCCAAAAACTGTCAAGGCAGGAATGTATGTTCTGTTCGAAGGTAGATATTGGCTAATAGATGGATATCCAGGTACTCAAGGTATATATGAAAAAGCGACTATGTGCCTTTGCCATTATAAGCTCCGTTGGCAAAATAATAATGGGAATATTATTGAGCGTTGGTGTAATATTCAATCTGCATCCAAGTATGATGTCGGTGAAACAGGTAACAATGTTCTTATCCTGACCTCGAATAATTATACAGTCAAAATTACATACGATGAGGAAGTGCTTGAATTAGAGGGAAAACGTGTATTTATTGACAAACATAATACAAATCCGAGAAAAGTTTTTAAACTGACTCGAAGTGATGACGTTCTATATGATTATGGTGATGATATTCATGGAAGTATATTGAGCTTTATAGCGGATAAAGATGAATTAAATAATGAAAAAGACAATCAAGAATTGCGTATCTGTGATTATATTTCAACGACTTCTGCTACCGATTCAGTAGATGAAACAATCATTTTAATTACTGGAACTGATTCAATTAGGATTGGAAGATCTAAAGTATGGAGTGTTGAGTTTAAAGATGCACATGGAAATCAAATCAATAATCCCGATTGGGAATGGAACGTCAAAATGCAAATGGATATCTCTCAAGATTGTATACAAAAATCTGAAACAAAAATAAAAATCACAGTACCAAATGATGACTCATTTATTAATGAGTCTTTTATTTTACAGGTTGTTAATTCGGATGGTAGTGTTTTGGCTGAAAAAACAATTCAGATAATCGAAAAGTATTAGGATGGTGATGTTATTGGGCAAATCAAGAAGTTATGAAATTATTGAATATCGGAGAAAAATTTGTGATGCTATCATCGATTCCTCCAAGTTGATTCAATTATTAGGTAAGGAAGATTCAGATGACCCAGAAAGTGATATGCTTTTTCATTGTGTATACCCACATGAATTCGTCCCGGAGACAATAGATGAAACAAAAAGGTATATTAATTTTGAAATCAGCGCAACAATTGATCCACGAAACAATGTATATAAGGACTTAGCTGTATATTTTTTTATACTATCTCACAAAGATGTAATTAGATACTCAGAACATGGAACTGATTATTTATGGTATGACAAGGTTGTTTGCGAATTAGATAATATTTTTAGTGAACATGATGTTTTAGGAATTGGTGGTACTTTACAATTAGTAAGTAACACTCCATATTCTCCACAGCATAAATTTAAAGGAAGATTATTAAAATTTATCGTTAAAGATTTTAATAACGGGTTGAGATATGGTAAATAATTCAATTCAACAAATACACGAAAAAAAGATTTTTTATGATAGTGGGCAAAGTTGGCTTAATGCAAACAGAATTTATCTGAATGAAAATCTTTATATCAACATACCTACAGTTCGTGAAATATTAGATCATGAACAATTCTATTTGGGCTTAGTCACTTCGTTAACATCTACACCATATCAGTACATGGCACAATTAGATGATATGGGTATTGACTATGAGACATTATCTGATTATCAATTCTTTTCTTTAATGTTTATCTTAAATTCGACCAATGATTTATCTTTAGTGTTTGGAGATTTAAAAACACAGGGATATTCGATCATACCTAATGATTTTAATAATACAACAGTGTTGTTTAACCCAGAGTTAGGTAATGACTATATCATTGATGAATTACTATATACCAATATAGTAAAAACAATTCGTAAAATAAACAATATCGAAGAAGTACATTATAAAGCCGGAAATGCAGAGGCAAAAGCATATTTATTAAAAAAAGAAAAAAGAAAATTGCGGCGAAATGCCAATAAACCATATAATAAATACTTCGAAAAAATGGTAATTGCATTGGTAAATCGACCAGAATTTAAATACAACTATGAAGATGTAATGGATTTGTCTATTTATAAATTCAATCAAAGTGTACAACAAATTAGGACAAGCATCACATTTGATAACACTATGATTGGTGTATATGCAGGAACAGTCGATCCTACAAAAATGGTAGATAAATCAAGTCTATCATGGATTCAAAATTAGTAAACAAGATCTCTATATTAGAGGTCTTATTTTTATATTTATTTTAAGGAGGAAATATTTATGGCAGAGATTGATATCAATAAGCTTAGTATTACTGAGATTGATCAGATTACATGTTTTAATAATGCTGATCAGCTTGAATTTATCATGGATGAAATTCAGGAAGGATCTATCAACAATACACAGGAAAAATCTGATATTACAGGTAGAGGTGGACGTAAAATTGGTTCATTGAAAAAGAATAAGGGAGTTACAGTATCTGCAACAAATGGTGTACTGGTTGGAGGTGCTTTGGCAGCACAGACAGGTGCTACGGTTGAACAGGGTAAGTTCAAGGTTAGAAAGCCAGAAATTGTTGTTGTTAAGAGCAATAAAGCAACACTTACAGGCACACCTGTTGGAACAGCAGGAGCAGAGATTGGATATGCATACATAAAAAATCCATCAGGCTCACTTGGAAAGTCTTATGAGCAGAATGCTACAGCAGATGCTACTGGTCAGTTTACATATTCCGATAAGGAATTGACATTTTTCGCTGGCGATATTCCTGACGGGACTGAGATCGCAGTATTCTATGATGAGGAAGCTACAGCCGCTAAGATTTCAAATGATTCAGAACATTATAGCAAGGTTCTGAAGATGTATATTGATGTAACATGTCAGGACGTGTGCGACAATGTATATCACGGTCAGTTCATTATTAATCGAGCAGATTTTAATGGTGAGTTTGAGTTATCAATGGGTGGAGATCCAACTGTTCATGCTATCGAGGCTGAATCTTTGGCTGGTGGATGTTCTGGTTCAACAGCTCTTTGGGATTTCATCGTATACTAAATCGTTTTGAGGGGAGTATTATACTCCTCTCTTCTCGATATAAAAAAGGATGGTGAAATATGAGTTATAAAGTACAAAAACCGTGTAAAATTTGCGGAAAAATGTATACCCCGTGTTCTGATTGTGAAACAGATGACAAGGTGTTCCATTGGCGTAAGGTAGCTTGTTCATATGAGTGTGGACAAAAGTATTTAGCAAAAGTCCTTGCTGAAAGAACACCATCAAATCATTCTGAACCTATTACTGACAAAGCAGGTGCAAATCACAATTCTGATACAGCACAGGTAAAAGATTATAAAAGAGATGTTAAACAGATAAATTATAAAACATCACGAAAAATAGTTAAAAGAGAGAATAAACAAGAAAGTGAGCAGATTGGATAGAGAATGGGATACGTTACCACTATACAATTTGTGGATTTAATGTATCCCATTTTTTTACGATTAGTTGAAAATTATGGAAAAGAAAAATAAATGGGACAAAGAATATGCTACATCATTTTTAGATGAAGTTTTGTTTTTAAAATCTAAAGGGATTAGATATACATGGGTTTATACAAATGATGATGATATTTCAGTATGGAAATATAAAAAAGAAAAGCGACTTTGGGATGCTTTATCAGAAATGTATGCTTCAGAAAAATATAAAGGGTAGGTGGTAGTATGTATCTTGATTACGCAGCTACTACCCCATTAACCACACAAGTTAAGGATTATATAGTATCTCTTTTGGATACATATCAGAATCCATCGTCAATGTATCAATCGGGTGTTGAAGCAAAGAAAATTATTACTACTGCAAGAAATAATGTAGCAAAATTCATTGATGCAGATTCTAAAGATATTATATTTACATCGGGCGGTTCAGCCAATAACACGTTATTTATTAAAGGTTATACAAGTAAACATCATTGTATGGTTTTATACTCTCCTACTTCTCACAAATCAGTATTAAAATGTGTAGATTCTCTCAAATATAAATGCCCTCTTAGAGTTGATCATACAGGAAAAATTGATTTTCAAGATCTCAAAGAGTGTTTGTCTATGAACCCTATGAAAAAACTTGTTATTATAGAATACGCCAATTCTGAGATAGGAACAATTCAGGATGTACAACAGGTTATTAATATATGTCACTTGTACAATGCTATTGTTTATGTTGATTGCACAGGATCTATCAGTCAAATTCCCGTTGACGTAAAGAAACTGAATGTTGATGGTTTAGGATTCTCTGCACATAAACTTGGTGCATTAAAAGGTACTGGTGTTCTATACAAGAAATCATCAATTGAATTAGAACCACTTATATATGGTTCGCAAGAACAAGGATTATTTAGTGGCACTGAAAATGTAATAGGTATTGCTGCACTGGGAAAAGCAGTTGAGAATTATAACTACTCTTCTGTTACATCTGATAGTAGAGATTATGTTTATGATTTCATTATTAATAATATAGAAGATTCACATATTATTGGTACAAATATTAAAGACCGTTTACCACACAATCTATATGTCTGTTTCGAAGGCATTGAGGGTGAGTCATTAATGATATTACTAGATATGGCAGATATACAGGTATCAACTGGCTCTGCATGTACATCAGGTGACTTAACTCCATCTTCTACACTCATAGTTATTGGATTAGATGAAAAACTAATACATAGTGGTATTCGTATGACATTTAGTGGATATGAGACAAAGGACGAATTGGATTATTTATGTAGTAATCTGAAACGATGTGTTGAGATATTAAGACAATTAAATAAGTAACTATGACGAGAACGGTAAACCCGTTCTTTTTTTTGTTTGGAAAGGAGAAAGAATTATGAAAGAATTATTAAATTCATTAAATTGGGACGAGGTAATTGTGACAATTTGGACAGTTATATTACTTCCTGTACTGACTTATATTGGAAACGAAATTAAGAAGTATACAGAGGCAAAAAAGATTGATAAATATACCGAAATTCTACAGAAAAATGTTTTATCTGTAGTTAAAGATGTATATGAAACAGAAGTTAAGGGAGTTAAGGGTACTGATGCATGGACGGAGGATAAAAAAGAAGAAGTTCGTCAGATTGCAAAGAGTAAGATTATTTTTGCGTTATCGACTTCTGCTTTTGAATGCCTTAAAGCGGCAAATGCAGATTTTGACGAATATTTAGATTCTTTAATTGAATCCAGTTTATTTGACTTAAAGAACAAGTAGGAGGTGATTTAATGTCCTACAAAATGAAAAAGAATTTAGCTAATAAAAGAAATTACGGAGCAAAAAGAAGTACATCTGCAATTAAATATATTTTCATACATTACACAGGTAACGATGGAGATTCTGATGAATCGAATTCCAGATATTTTTCTAATAATTATGTGGAGGCATCTGCACATTATTTTGTTGATGATGATTCTGTAACACAATCAGTCCCAGATAATTATGTTGCATGGTCTGTTGGTGGTACAAGATATAGCAACTGTAATATAACTGGGGGAGGAAAATATTATACTCTTTGTACTAACAGTAATAGTATTAGTATTGAATTGTGTGATACAAAAAGAGATGGAACAATTTATCCATCAAAAGCTACTATCAAAAATGCTATTGAACTTACGAAGAAATTAATGAAAAAGTATCATATCCCACAAGACCATGTTCTTAGGCATTTCGACCGTACAGGCAAAGCGTGTCCGGCATATTGGTGTGGAAATGAAACCAAAAATAATTTATGGAAAACAGAGTTTTATAATAAATTATCTTCTAATACTACTTCAAAAACACCATCGGCATCTACGACAACCCCATCTTCTACTTCTACATCTAATCATGCAAAAAAGAAGATCGTGGCAAATGGGCAAAAAGCAGCTAATAAGTTTGTAGGTTGTAATATTGTTGCTGATGGTATCTGGGGAAATAAAACAAAGAAAGCTGCCATTAAGGTTGTTCAGACCGCTTTAAATAAGGATTATGGAGCAAAACTGTCAGTTGACGGAATTTGGGGTTCTGCTACAGACAAAGCTTTTGGATCACACTATGTTAAAGTAGGTGAAAGGCAGTGGTTAGTAACCGCACTTGAGATATTATGTGCACTCAAAGGAAAAGACCCAAAAGGTATTGAATATCCTGGTACATTTGGTAGCGGATTGAAAGCAGCCTGTGGAGTTTTTAAAGCAGTGAAATCAACATTCAAGAATCTATGTTCTTAGAAAGGTGGCTTGAATGGAATATTTAGAAGCTGCTTTGAAGATAAATTATGTCAATGTTATATTGGCTATATTTTTATTTCTGTTTGCTATTAAAGAATGTTTAGATGTATATACATACTTCAAAAAGAGATACAAAATCAAAACAGGCTCCGAACAAGATAGGGAGTCAATTGAGAACCGATTGACAATATTAGAAAAACATGATAAATGGCAATATAACGAGATTTCTAAAATATCTAAAGGTATTGAAGAAATTGCTAGTCGATTAGATTCGGCAGAGGAAGACACACGAAAAAGAATAATTATCGAGTATGGGGCAGACCTTTATGAACTTCATATTAAATTTATGAAACAAGGATATGTTACAAAAGCAGGATTAGAAACATTTCAATCATTAGCAGATACCTATATTGCTTCTGGTGGCAACCATTCTATTAAGGGTAAAATTATACCAGAGGTTATGTCGTTACCGATCAAAGATGAATAAATATTTCTACCACAGTAAAAATTATTTATGATAAGCTTTGTATAAACAAAATATACTTGTGCATATTACTACTATGAAGAACAAAGTGTGGTATTACAGGAATCAAAGAGGATTCACATTACAAGAGCTATCAAGACTTACCGGTTTATCGGTTGCGGCTATTAACAAAATAGAAAATGATAATACAAGTGATATACTTCTTACTAATGCTATTATATTATCTCGTGTCCTTAAAGTTGATATATACGAGTTATTTTGTATATCTAAATGAGGAGGAATAAGTATGGAAAGATATTACTTTAATGTAATCTGTGAGGAAATTTCAATTTTGGGTGGTAAAGTGATTCATGTTGATGAAAATGTGGGAAGTTTAGAAGAAGTACATAAGGTTGTCATGGATAATGTAACTAAATATCCTAATGGCAAGTGGGAATTATATCCTATGCAATTAGCAATGTAAAAAATTAAATAAATATGTTTTAGAAAGAGCAGTTTCTTCGGAAGCTGCTCTTTTGTTATGTAAAGGAGTGATAAATATATCAAAAACACGTACAAAATTTAAAGTGGCTACCACCGCCAAAGGTATAAAAGATAGACAAGCTATCGATTATAAAACTGGCGAAACTCTAACATTTATGAGTAAATTAGAGAAACGTTTTTACGAGGACGTGGTAGTGACAGGTATGAAAAATGGCACTTTGAGAGATTATAAATTGCAAGTCAAATATAATTTACAAGAACCTTTTAAATATATGAATAAAACTATAAGAGCAATAGATTACATATCGGATTTTGATTTATATTATACTAATGGATATTTTGAAGTAATAGACACAAAGGGACTTGCTACTGCTGATTCAAAAATTAAAGCGAAATTGTTTAAGCACAAATATCCAAATATTGTATTAAGATGGTTATCTTGGACAAAAGCAACTGGTTGGATCGAATATGATGAATTACAACGACTTCGGAGAGAAGCTAAGAAATGTAAGAAGTAAAGGAGAATATAATTATGAATTATCCATTCATATGTCCTAAATGCAATACAAAAGAAACAATAATTATGCCAATGGTTGAGTATACAGCAAGTGGTCATTATTGTAAGAAATGTGGGACAGAAATGATTAGAGAAATTAGTTCTATGGTAGCCCACTCTATAGATAAAACAGGAACATTTTTTAGAAAAAATAATTAATGGAGGAAAATTTTTATGATTACATATATTAAAATGAAGCTTAAGGAACACAGAATTAAATTAGCACTGTACTCTTCTATTGAAAAGGTAATGGATGAAAAGTCAGATATTATTGATACAATTCAAGCCCTATATTTGTCAATTAAAGATACCCCAATCGATGAGTTACAAGAGAAATTTATTACCACCCTTGCGGAAGTAATTCACAATGACACTAATAATAACTAAATACAACAGAGAATAATTTATAATTTAAGGTCTACATCTAATGGTAAATAACATAAACAAGTTGAATAAAGTTTTATCGCCTTATATTGAAAATGCTATGAAAATGACTAGAGATATTGTATTTGAAATTGTCTCACAAAAGGTAGTTGACTATTATAATGAGCCTGTCTTTTCAGAACCTGATGAAAGCGAACCCGATTATTATCGTAGAACAGGTAAATTAATGGAATCCCTTAGTGCGTCAGCCATAACTAACAATGGAGGCGAATTTACATTTACGGTTGGATTTGATGATGAATATTTACAATATCGATATCCCTCTGGATTTGTCACAAAATATTACGGGAAATCGTATAATAACGTTACAGGGCACGATGTTTTAAATTATTTTAATACTGGTTCTCATGGTGGAACTGTTAGCGGATCACACAATTATTGGGATGAAGCTTTAGAGGAAATAAATGCTAGATATGGAAGTATAACAAATTTATTTAAACAAAATTGTAAAAAAGTAGGGCTTCCTATTAAATAATCGAATATATTAAAATTGCAAACACAAACAACTCTATCTTCTATTTTACAACGCTCCTTTCGTGAGCGTTATTTTTATACAAAAAATAAAATTCGGAAAGGAGAATATTAAAATGGCTTTAAATGATTTTCAAATAGGATTAATTGCTGGTTTGGATGGAACGAAATCTAAACAGCAACTCAATCAAGACATTGAAGCTTTAAAAAAGCAAATTAACACAGTAGAAATTCAAGCTAAACTAGGAAAAGATGTAGCTACTAATTTAACCAAACAGTTAAATTCTACACAGATTAATTTACAGAATGTCAATATTGATCAAAATGCAATTAATCAAATGGTTTCCAATATTAACTCTGCTTTAAATGGAATCAACATTAATATTGGAAACAATATAAACAGTAATGGACTTACTCAGAATGCACAAAGAACTGGTCAGCAGATTGGGCAACAGATTCAAAATGGATTAAATCAAGGTTTAAATAATAATCGTGTATTAGACAACTTTAGGCGTTCATTACAAAATATTAGAATCAATCGTAATCAGTTTATGGGTTCTAATGAGATTAACGCGATAGCAAACAGTATACAAAATTTAGGTGTGCAAATTGAGACTTTAGATCAGTCTGTTTCGCACTCTACTGGAAGGCGTGGAGATCGAGACATCTTGTCTGTAAATATTTCTGGTACAGATAAGTTTGGTCAAGCTATTAAATTAACAGAGCAATATGATATTGCAACTGGACATTTAATAAAAAGCTTAGATTCTGTTACTACTGCCCAACAAAAAGCAGGTGTTGCAACTGACACATTTATTGATAAACAAAAAACTGCTGTGGCAAAAGCGCAAAACATACTTAATTCCATACAGAGCAGTTTGAATGACACAGGAGCAAATAGAACTTTAGCAAACACAAATTTTGATACTAATGGTCTTACGACAGCGATTACACGGGTTCAGAATGCAATCACAGCACTGGAGAATTCAACGAAAACAACTTTTGCAGATGCTAATAACAATGTAGGAAAAGAAATTTCTGCTTTAAATGATTTAATTGCAAAACTAAAAAATGCTGAATATGCTGCTACATCACTTAGAACAAAAGACATTAGCACTGTAAAAACTAACGAAGGTAATAAACTTGATACTTTCGCAGAGAAAATGAAACAGTCTGGACATTATAGTGATGATTTGCAAAATAAGGTCGCCAGATTAAAAGACGAGCTTAATTCTGTATTTGATGCTAGTTCATTGACTAACTATCTCAATAATATGAGCAATTTAGAATCAGAATTTAAGTTAGTAGATACGCAAGCAAAGACACTTGAAAAAGATACTAAATTACAAACAAATATTGAATCCGAAAAGAAACAACTTCAGGTATATACGAATGAACTGAAACAAGCTGGTGTGATGTCTGGTGAAGTAAAAGATAAAATTCAACAGATGTTCTCTTCTCTTTCAAAAGTAAATACCCAGACAGGATTAACTACTTGGAAAGCAGAATTACGAGGTGTTAGAGCCGAAACTGACGAAGTGTTAAAATCTGTTCAGAAATTGTCTGTTACATCTATCCCAAAAGCGAAATATGACAAAATTATAAATGGTGGATATGAGTTAGATTTAGATAAGCTGACATCTGGATTTCAGAAAATCAATGCTTACTCGAATGAAACTCAAGACAAAATTAATTCTTTAAGGCAGACTCTTGCAAATATGCAAACCATGTCTGGAAGTGAATTAGTATCGACTTTTAATAATTTTGAAACAGAAGTCGGAAAGGTAAAAGTACAACTTGATCAAGCAAAATTATCATATGATAAATTTGCACAGCCTGTATCTGATGAGAAAATCACTGCCCTTCTTATTAAAATTCAGGATTTTCTAAGCAAAAATACAGCTATAACCAAGGAAGCGAGAACTCAGTTAGAATTATATATAAAAGACCTAAGTAGTGGTAATGTTCCGTTGGATAGATGGAATCAGATTAACCAGTCGCTCGCAAAAACTGAATCCCAAATGAGAGTGCTTGGTAAGCTTGGTATGACATTTAAAGATCAATGGCGACAAGCTGTTAGTTCATTTGGTACGTGGTTATCTGCAAGCACTGTAGTTATGAAAGTTGTTTCTGCAACTAGAGAGGCTGTTACTGAATTAAAGGATATAGATACCTATTTAACAGAGATAAGTAAATCTAATGATAAACTTTCTAAGAATCAATTAAGAACAATTGGGATTGATTCTTTTGAAACCGCTTCTAAATATGGTAAAAAAGCAACCGATTATTTATCAGGTGTCCAGGAAGCTTCCAGAGCTGGTTACGAAAATGCAGAGTCGATAGCAGAATTATCTGTTGCTGCGCAAGGTGCAGGTGACATGACAGCAGATTTAGCTAATTCATATATTATAGCAACGGATAAAGCCTATGATATGAAGGGTAGCGTTACGGAATTAACAAAAACATTAGACGGTGCAAATAATATTACAAACCATAATGCGGTTAATATGACAGAGTTAGCCGAAGGTATGAAAGTTGTTGGTTCACAGGCAGCTTCGTCTCAAATGAGTGTTGAAGAAACTACCGCTGCGATTGGCACTCTTGTTGCAGTTACTCAGCAAGGCGGTTCTGAAATGGGTAATGCATTTAAAGGAATTTTAATGAATCTTCGACAAATTAAGGGTAACAGATTAATATTATCGCAATGTTAATCTTTATAGCCCCGTATGTACAGAAATGTGCATAGGACACAACTGGTATATGCAGGTAATTCCTAAAGCTATGCACCACAATAATAAATTGAGAGAATATTTATTATGAAGGTACGAAAGTAGAAACAACGCATAGATGAATACATGGTTAAATCCTAAATATTCACAACAATGGATGTTCATGCAGGGAAAAGATGATGAGTCTTGCCCTCAACGACTATCTCGATAGAGAGTACATTATAAGTTATTGATAATGGAAGTCAGTTGCTCTTAACACATAATGGTGAAGATGAAGAAATAGTCTATTCTCATGCGAAAGCATGAGGTATTTATAATAAGAAAAACAATATGAATATAGAAATTATAAAATCAATGTTAAATCAAAAAAGGATATTATCTTATTATAAATACGGATGATATGTAGCGATATCATCTAAATATTAAAGCGATGTCGGAGACGGCGAAGAAGTTGTTGATGAAAAATCTTTGAATAAATATGAAAAAGCTTGTCATTCGTTAGGTGTTTCGTTAACAACTGTAAAAGATGGTGTACAATCATTAAAAGCACCTATGCAAATTCTGAAAGAATTATCTGAAGAATATAATAAACTTGACGAATCTGATGTGAGACGTGCCAATCTGTTAAACTCTGTTGGTGGTAAAATTTACCACGTTGTACAGAAATGTATAACTAGAATGAATTTAATTGCAGGTAATGCCTCGATAGGACAATCCTATCTCCTATGTATATAGGAAGAGCCTTGCACCACAATATAGAGGATAACTACTATATGATGGTTTTAAAACGCAAGGATTGGCTGTTCATGCAGCGAAGTACCCTAACGTATTCCGTAGATCATACGGTACTTGAGCCGAGGGTAAACGTTCAACGACTAGATTCATGTCGAGTCATAGACTAGAGAATAAAGGTGGAAATCCTGAATATCTATGACAAAAATCGTAGGGCGCAATCGCAAATGGCGTGGGTGAAAATCCCTTAAATCGAAAAGGTCACTCTTAACACGTAATGGTGAAGATGAAGAAATAGTCTAAACATCTATTGAAAAATAGAGATGTTGTTGATTTTTATGAGAGCTGATTACTCTTACATTCTATAAAAAGAATAGGTGAAAAATATTGAATAATAAATATAAATGCGAATCTGTACGGTTGTGTAGGTTCTTATATTCTCTTGGTTTTGACAAAGAATCAAGATTTGACGAAAATAACAACGAATATTGGTTATTTGAAAGAAGTCAAGATTTACAAAAATCCTTAGACTTCTTTTTTAGTATGAGAAAGAAATACAAAAAAAAGAAATAATTAGACTATTATAGGAGCAAATGACGTTATGAGAAAAATATTAACGAGTGAAATATTTGAAAACATGTTGAAAGATTATCATAATGGTATGTGTCTTGTGGATTTATCCAATAAATATGGTTTTCAAGAACAAACAATTCAAAAACATTTTAAATCAATTGGTATAACAATATTTAAAAGGAATGTGAAGAATTTTACAGAACAAGAAGTAAATCATATTATTGAAGATTATAAAAATGGAATGAAGCCATACGAACTCTCCATTAAATATCAAAGAAATTCTGCTACTATTATCGGGAAATTAAAGTCTTTAGGTGTTTATGTAAATTCTACATATCGATTCTCATTTGAAGACATAGAATTTTTAAAAGTACATTATCCAAAAGGTGACTGGACAGCAATAGAGAAAAGATTTCCTGATTTAACAAAGACATCTATTCATACTAAGATGTCTAAGCTTGGGATATCTCTTGATAATTATTTTTGGGACAAAAAAGACGAGGAATTATTAATAAAATGTTATTCTGAGTTATATGGCAACATTACAGACTTAATAAAGTTATTCGAATATAAATATACATATGCAGCAATTATATCTAAAGCAAGAAAACTCGGATTAAAAACACGAAATTTTTGGAGTAGTAACGAAATAGAAATTTTGAAAGAAAACTATTCGACTCATACTGTAGATGATATGAAAATATTATTGCCAAATCGTAGTCGAGATTCTATAATTGGACAAGCGAAAAAGTTAGGATTAACTAATAAGTCAAAGCTAGATGTCTGTTTTTCAGCTAAAGAAAAAATGTATATTGCTAATAATTTTAATAATATGTCAGACAAGGAAATTGGAAAGAAACTGCATCGTTCTTCTTCCGCTATTAATTGTTACCGCTTTAGAAACAGGTTGATGAAGACTTATGAAAAATCTAGTTATTTAGACTTATCTGAATATATCAGAAGAAATAATATCGAATGGAAAAAGAATTCTATGAAAAAATGTTCGTATAGGTGTGTTTTATCTGGAAAAAGATTTGATGATATACATCATATCTATGGGTTTAATTTGATTTTAAATGAAGCATTAGAGGTTTTAAATCTTGATGTAAAAGATAATATAAATAAATATTCTAAATTAGAATTGAAAAAGATTCTGTTAACGTTTAGAGAAATTCAATCTCATCATCCATTAGGTGTGTGTCTAACTAAAGAAATTCATATGAAGTTTCATGAAATCTATGGCTACGGTAACAACACGGAAGAACAATGGAATCATTTTGTAGAAAATTATAATAAAAAAGTAGCTTAATCAACTACTTATATAAATAATCAACAACTAGATAGATATTGCGAATCTATCTGAATATAATTGAAATATCGTTCTAACGCATTGAACGCTATTCTTTCCAACTACTCAACCTATGAAAAGATGCTTCAAGATTATACCGATGGAGAAGGATCTATGCAAGAAGAAGCAGAAAAAACGGCTAATTCTTGGGAAGGTTCTTTGAATCGATTGTCCAACACTTTTGATAATGTGGTTGCGAATATTATTAATTCTGATGATGTTATTTCTGGTATTAACCTGTTTAACTCATTAATATCAGAAGTTGAGAAATTAACTGGTTCACTCAATCTACTGACCACTGCTGGATTAGCTGTTGGTGCTGTATTGGGTAAAAAAAAGCTGAATTATGCAAGTATATAATGTGCAAGATTATATACACATACAAATGTAGTAAGCAATATGTGCAAGGTTCAGAATATATCTCGTGCCAAGGTGAGAATCCCTGGGTAAAACACAAAGAACTTGTAATTAAACAAGGAAGATATATAAGTAAAATCAACTACAGATACTACACTGTAGACCTCTGATATGACTGTGTGTGAACTACGCAGCCTCTAAGATTCGTAAGGCTTAGACAAGGACTGGAATGGCTCGTGTGACTCGTAATGTAGCACGATGATCTAATCAGCAGAGAGGCGTACTGCCAACTAGGTAAGTGCCGCTCCCATCGACTACCAAGAGGGCGTAGGTTATAATAACCCACGAAGGTATAGTCAAACACCTATCATTGAGTGTGATAGTGAAAAAGTTCAACTGTAGCTATACAGTGCGAAAAAATAGTGAGTTATATTACTCTTCTACTGCTGACTTTGTAAAACAGAGTAGAAAAACAATAAAAAAGTGATACATGTCAATGTTATCATATCGATGTACCACTTTCATCCTCCCCTTATGAGAATATTATATTCTTATGATATTCTGTAGTAAATAATAATTGATCGACAAAGTTCGACTCATTTTGATAAAGAGTGTAAGTGTATTATACATCATATTGGAATATTCTGGTAGAGAGAACATATATTCCAAGCAAATCTCGATTTCTTGTCGATTTATGGAATACGAAAACCATTGACAATCAAGGCTTTTTTGCACTATACTTTTTCAAAAAGTTAGTCAGGAGGTCAATTATGGCAAGAGGACGCAAAAATCTCACATTAGATGAGCAATTAACAAAAATAACAACAGAAATTGAGAATATGGAAAACTCATTAAAAGAAATGAAGAAAGCAAAGAAAGAACTTGAAGAACAGATTCATCAGCAAAGACTTTCTGAGTTGGACGAGCTGATTCAGGAAAAAGGTTTGAGTTTTGATGAAATAAAGGAAATGTTGAGCAAATAGTAATTTTACACAAAAATTTTCTCTTGTTTTGGTGACATTTTTTATGTGTTACAATATATAATATAAGTAAGAAATCAGAAATGGTTTCTAGTAAGTCGTGAGTAACGGCA